TAAAATAATATGATTATCAATGGTAAAAGAGCTTTAGCGTATATTACTAAGATTGACGACATCTCTCCTTTGGATGGGTATGATAGGGTAGAATACGCTAGAGTAGGGGGATGGGGAGTATATCGCTAAACCCCAAATAAACACTAAAATAAAAGACTCTGTTGTAAAAATACAGAGTCTAATTTTTATATTATTAAGTACGATTTATTTTAAATCCCACTTTGTTTTAAAGTCATCCTTAGTAAATTTACCATATAACTCACTGTAAGTGTGAATTATTTTACCACTATCATAAGGAGCATCTTCACATGTAAATACAGGCGAATCTTTAGATTTTGCAATATCTTCCTCTGATACACCAACATCAGTCTGACCGCACTCTTTTACACGGAAACATTTAGTGCGATATTTCTTACATGTAAGAACAGATGTATCACAATCTCTGCACGACAGGCACATTCCATTCATAAAAGGATAAATAATAACACTATCCATTTAAAACTCCTTTACCAAAACATCGTCAGCAATGCTTAACAAATACTGTTTATCAACAACAACATTTATTGGTTTTTCCGGTATTACATTTAAACTGTAAACTATTTTCATATACTTATTTAATCTAAGATATTTCTTACCATTAGATGCAATCGGTATTTTATCCATCACATCAAGTATATTATTAAAGTGTATATTTCTCTTATTTAGTTCAGATGTAACTGCTTTAAATATTCTATCTTTATTTAACAAAATACATTCAATCTTATCAATTTTTTGTATATTATTTGCAAAAGATGTTAAATATATTAAAGAATAATAATTATTTTTACACTTTTTGTTTACAAACCACCCAATATTATCAACATTATTAGATGTATACAGTTCAAAAGCAAATGTTGATAAATTACCATCTAACCTAGTTATAGCTGCTTTTTCATCAACAAGATACCAAATACCATTTTTTACTAACGACACATCTAAACCAGCCATCTATGATTCGCGGCTTACTATCCAGCATGGCATATACCCATTCTCGCGGTATACCGTATCCGTCAATTTGCTAACTGTAATTTCTGCCTACATATCACGCAATCTATCAGAGCGTTTCATCATAGTCTGCGGCCCTCCAATCAACAGCTTTAACAGGAATAACCTTTGTCGCTGTAGCCATATACGCACGATACGATTCCGTTACTCCAACAGCATTTTTCAAGTTGCCAAGATATTCGTTACCGAACGGAACAGTTTTGCAATAAACACGTTTCGAGTATTTCTTTCCATCACAGCTACCATCAATAGTAACGAACAACTGACCTACCGCTAAAGCGTCGAATCGTACCGCTTTGCTAATGTCAAATTCAACGGGTTTCTCAAAATTCATGCCACAATCTCCTTTAGATTTCTTAGCTATAGTATACCATAGAATCCACAAAAAGTCAAGTGGTTTTACAGAAAAAGTGCTACCAGATTTTTCCAGTAGCACATATCCATTTACTCTTTACTCATAGTAAAACCATCATAGGAATATACATAAGGCGCAAGCATATATGCAAGTACGCGCTCTGCCTCATCAACAACAAGCTTGCGTTCAGGAGGTCTTGACTGTTTAAGACTGTCTGGTGTCATAATATTTATAATACAGCCACGATAAGCCCTGTCACTATATATAAATTTTGCACTATTGTGATACTTATAAATACCAATAACACCATTAGCATTCTTCTTGGCGATTTCCTCTAATAAATTGAGGACGTATGTAATACTGTATGATGTAGGAACGAGTATGTCACAATTATTCTCTATCGCATACTGACACAATCTATAAGTCTTACCAGTACCACGGTTATCAATTACCTTAATCATCCTATCTCCTTTGTAACATCAACAAAATCATAATTTACCTTTTTATAAATTCGCTGATTGGACGAACCACGCCATTTAAGAGTAATATCTTTTAATTCCTCTACAAATTCGCCATCAACCAAATAATCAATATATGTCAATACCGACATAGCCTCTGGCATACTTTTTAGCTCATCAAGCGTATATCCAGTCCAACACCAAATATCCTTATTCGGAAATCTCTGTTTTACGGATTGTGCTACTATCAAGCACGTCGCCGCATTTCCGGGTCTTAATGGGTCGCCGCCACTAAACGTAAGACCTGATATGTAGTCTGGCTCTAATGCTTCCATCAATTCATCATAAGCTTCAAAGTTAAATGGTTTCCCATAATTAGAATCCCAAGTCTCTGGATTATGGCAATTCTTACAATGATGGTCACAACCAGATACCCACAATACAACACGTACACCTTGTCCATTTGCTATATCATATTTCGTTATCTTAGCATAATTCATAATAAATCCCGACCCACCCACCGCTTACTTTTAGATTATTTAATTTTGTCCGAGATGAATAACACGCTCTTTAATTTCTTGTGTACGTCCCTGATTCCAGTCATTAGTACCAAGGTATCCACAAGTACGCCGAACGATATTCATTTTCTTTTTGTCACGATTTCCGCACTTCGGACACTCCCAAACTAGCTTACCATTGCCATCTTCTACAATCTTAATTTCGCCTTCAAATCCACAGCACTGGCAATAATCAGATTTTGTGTTTAATTCAGCATACATAATATTATCATAGATAAATCTAATGACAGATAACACAGCCTCGATATTGTCAGTTAGATTAGGAATCTCTACGTAAGATATTGCACCACCCGGAGACAACTTTTGGAACTCACTCTCAAACTTTAGCTTATTAAAAGCGTCAATCTTCTCAGTAACAACAACATGATAGCTATTAGTAATATAATTTCTATCAGTGATTCCCGGAATAACACCAAACCGCTTCTTTAAGCATTTTGCAAATTTATATGTAGTAGATTCAATCGGGCTTCCGTATAAAGAGTAATCAATATTTTCAGCAGCTTTCCACTCATTACACTTATCATTCATGTGTTGCATAATCTGAAGAGCAAATGGTTTAGCTTCCTCGTCTGTGTGACTCTTACCAGTCATAGCAAGAACGCATTCATATAATCCAGCATAGCCAAGACTGATTGTAGAGTAGCCATCGTATAACAGCTTGTCAATAGTTTCACCCTTCTTCAATCTAGCAAGGCCACCAAACTGCCAGTGCATAGGCGAAGAATCAGAAAGCGTACCAAGCAAGCGCTCATGACGGATTCTTAATGCTCTATGGCAAAGTTCAAGACGTTCATCAAAGATTCGCCAGAACTCATCAAAGTCCTTATGTGCGCTAAGACCAACATCAACAAGATTGATAGTAACAACACCCTGATTGAAGCGACCATAGTATTTCTTGCCCTTTGTCCAATTCTCAACATTTGCTAAATTCTCTGTCGTTCTATCGGGAGTCAAGAAAGAACGACAACCCATACATGGGAAACAATCGCCCTTATATTCCAACATTTTCTTTTCAGAAATGTAGTCAGGAACCATTCTCTTTGCGGTACACTTAGCGGCCATTTCTGTTAAATAGTAATATTTAGACCCCGGAACAATATTATCCTCTTCTAGCACGTAAAGAATCTTCGGGAACGCAGGAGTTACCCAAATGCCCTGTTCGTTCTTTGTTCCCTCTGTACGCTGACGGAGGATTTCCTCAATCAACATCGCAAAATCTTTCTTCTGCTGTTCACCTTCGACTTCATTCATATATAAGAAAATTGATACAAACGGAGCCTGTCCATTGGTTGTCATCAAAGTGTTAATCTGATACTGAATTGTCTGAACTCCGCGCTTAACTTCATCACGCAAACGCTTTTCGGTAACTTCTACCTTACGTTCCTCTGAAACATCTAAGCCAGCAAACTCAATCTCAACATCTGCTCTAATCTTGCGTCTACTAATATCAATAAACGGAACAAGTGCCGCCATGCTTTCGCTCTGACCACCATATTGATTTGATGCAATCTGAGCCATTATCTGAGTAGCAATATTACAAGCAGTTGCAAAACTATGCGGCTTTTCAACAAGAGTGCCATTGATAACAGTACCATGTTGCAACATATCATCCAAATTAACAAGACAGCAATTTATCATGTGCTGAACAAAATAATCAGAGTCATGGAAATGTAGGATTCCAGCTTCATGCGCCTCCATAATTTCTTTTGGAAGTAGCAGTCTGTTAGATATGTCACGACTAACTTCACCAGCCATATAATCACGCTGAGTGGAGTTTATTGTAGGGTTCTTGTTGCTGTTTTCCTGAATCACGCTCTCGTTGACGCCATCAACAAGCGACAGAATCTTGCCATCAGTTGTATTGCCATTTCTATTTAGCTGGCGTTCATATCTGTATCTAATATATTCCTTCGCTGTATCAAAATATCCTCTCTGCATGAGGGTATCTTCAATACAGTCCTGAATACTCTCCACATCTATTGCGTGGTTCTCAAGTTTGAATTTATTATAAAGCTCTGAAGCTATTGCCTGAATTGCAATACTCGGCACTGTTAATTTGCCGTGTGTCTTAGCTTCATCGCTTGCCTTCTAAATGGCTATCGTTATCTTATTTTTCTGAAATTCTACTTCGCGTCCATCACGCTTAATTACATTCATATAAATACCTCTTAATAAAAATTTCCCCTTTGAATCTAAATCAAGATTCTATCAGCTTTTTGTAATTCTCAACCACCTCTTGTCTCTGGATTCCATACTCACCACCGTAGTATATATTTGGACTAACGAACAGCTTCCATGTATCTTCGTTTAGATTATTACCAGCGAAATATACTACCGGTACACCATCAATCTTTATCTTTAGCAATTCACGAAGTACTCTACGTGCGTGGCTCCTATCCTGTCCAAGCACCTCGCATACATCCCCAACGTCCATTGGAATTATTTTACTCTTATCTATCTCCCAAGGATTCTTGCACATTATATTATATCGTCTACTTACAAATGGAATTATTTTAAATATGTATGACATCCGTTTATGGTCTGTCATTCTTGTACATGACTCATAAAAATTACGGACGCAAGTGCAATACATTCTAGTGTAGTTTTTATTGACATTCGGCGCTAATGTCCATTTCGTAAAATAGGATGTATTGATATATACATCTCCATCTTTTATGTAGAAAATGTTCCTTTCTTCCATTTCAGACCAAAACGAGCACCACGCATCCTTGCTTAAACTCATCTGTTTCTTTAAACCTGATTTAGACATCAAATGCCCAGAACTGTCACAAAATGTTGCGGCATAAATAAGTCTGGTTAAGTTTGCCGACTGCATTCCGGGAAATATCTGGTCGCCATAACGAAACATTACCCATATAAACGTCGGGCCATCATTATATTGTATTTGTTTTGTCCTCTTTGCATGAATAATTTTCCGCTGTTCTTCTGTAATTACAGTGCCAACAAACGGCTCTATCTCGCCTGTCTCTGTATCTATATAATATAAATCCCTGCTCAAACAACTGCCTCCGTCCGCATTTCGCCAAAAAGTCGAAAAATTTGCCAAAATCTCGCCAAAAAGTCGAAAAATATTTTTGCGAGTTTGCCAATAAATATCGGGTCACTTCTGCTTTTTTGGCTTCTTTGCGCTATCTATATCTAGCACCACATTTCAAAACCACTCCTTTGGATACTCTTACTACTATTATATCAAAAATCTAAAGAAAAGTCAAGGGCTTTTGGAATTTTTCTTTAGATTGTAACTATATTGTAATATATACTTCTTCTACATCTATTATATACTATTTTTGCGATTTTGTCAAGGACTACTTAGGTTACTCTGAAACTGTAATAATTTTGTAACTTTTGCAGTCTGCTTAGGTAAATTTTACCTAAGATATATAATATATAGATTTTCTCTAAAAATTTTATAACTTTTACAAAAACCACTTGACTTTTCAGAACATGTGTGCTATAATATACATAGACGGTAGTATATCGTTAAATATCTTACGAAAGGGTGTTTACATCTTGGCTAAAAATAAAGTAGACCTTTTTTATATCTACAAAGTGAACAGCTCTACAATTATCAAGAATAATTTCACAATTTAGACAGATTTTAGAACGGCCAAAAACTCTGGACAGATTATTGCGCTAGGTGATAATCAAGTGTTAAAATTCATCCGTAAACTCAAAGACGAGGAGTTTGACCGTGAGCATCTAAAAGAACTATACGAGAGAAAGAATCATATAGTTCAAACAACTGGTAATGTAAAAGAGATTCAGAGCATATAGAACGAGATAAACGATATTTTATATGTTCCAGATTTAATAACCGTAAAGACCGACACAACAAAGAAAGACTATAAAGCTATTTGCAAAAATCACTTCTCCGTTCAAATGGCAATCAATGATAAGGTTTATTCTATTAAATACAAGAGATTGTGTGCTGGTGCTGGTCAGTTGCGTAGAAATTCTGCATTTTTCGTTAATGAAGAATTATATGATAGTCTTGAACATATTATGCTTTGCGGATTGACAAAGACAAGAATCGGTAAAATAAATCTTGCGAAATTCAGCGCGTACTATTCTCTATATACATCGGCTACGAATACCGTAACTACACCAAATATTTGTGTTATTCCAGATTTTGAATACAATCTAAAAGACCAAACAGTTGATTGGATTTTTACGAATGACTCCGGCGACATAGATATAGAGAAGCGCAAGATAGATTTCAATATGAATGCTTTCGATGGTTCTGGAATGATAAGTCCAGCTATGGCAAATATTTGGAAAGAAGATTTGTCTTTAGATTATTTGCCATCGGCATTTATAATGAGAGGGCCTTGGTTAAAGGGACTTGTATCAGTATTTGATTTCCACAAATTTGCGAAAGAAGTTGCGCATACTAACAAAATAATAGATATTTATGGGACTGAATATGATATTGATAGTATTGATGTTATACTTACAAAGTCCCAGTTCAAACTCTGGAAGAAGTATACTAATTGGTATGAATATATTTATTATTTTAAAAGATATGGTCATAGAATTGGCGTAACTAGAGTGAATAAGAAAGAGTCTGATTTTGTTACTCCTTTAAACTATCAGTATGTACAGAGCAATAATTTTACCGAAGATTCCATTAAGGCTTTAGCAAAGCCGACAACGGAGTGGATTGACGGAATCTTAAAGGGCGACCCGTTATATGTATCACTTTTAATGGTAGGACACCACGAAAATGATACAATAGACAGTATAGAGTCGTCTTTAGATTCTCCCATTGCGAAATGTTTGCTTTATAATCTTGACGTATTAAAAGATAAATATATCAAGGATAAGATTCGTCAAATTGCACAGAAGAAGATAGACCAAGCTAAAATTGGCAAGATTTTTGTTGAAGGTTCTTATGATTTTCTTATTCCAGACCTTTATGCAATGGCTGAACATGCTTTCGGAATGGAAGTAAAAGGATTATTGCCAGAAAAATGCGTATATTCAAAAAGATGGGTAGAGAAAGGCTCAAAGGTAATATCCACTCAACGTAGCCCATTGGTCGCTCCTGCTGAAAATCAGATAATGAATGTTTATTCTGACGATAAGTGTAAGGAGTGGTTCAAATATATAGAGTGGGGTAACATTTACAACATTTGGGACTTAACAATCATAAGTCAGTCTGACGCCGATTTTGATGGTGATATAGCTCTAACATCAGATAATCCATACTTAGTTGGTGCAATAGACCCTGCATTACCTGTTATAACCTACGAAAAGCATAAGGCTAAAGAGCAAAGATTAAACTTTAATACGTTTGCAAATTGGGATATTAAATCATTTGATAGCCCTATCGGTGGCATTACAAACCTTGCAAGCAATATGTATGCAATGTTACCATTGTTTGATAAGGGGTCTAAGGAAAGGCTTGAACTTGAAAAACGCATAAAAATTATGCGTATGTATCAAGGAAACGCTATTGATAAAACTAAAGGTATTTCTTATGAGCCTCCAAAAAAGGAGTGGTCAAAGCGTCAGAAATATGTTCAAATACCAGATGGTGCAACGGAAGAGGAGATTTTCAACATCAATAAAGTGAACGAACGAATAAAGTTCGAGAACACAATTTGTTGTGATAAGAAAGCATATTTCTTTGGTTATGTATATCCTGCGAAGATGCAGGAGTACAAAAACCACAAGCGTGTTTGCGATACTGAGTGTATGGTAAAATTTGGTATGGGAATCAATGACTTGGTTCGTATTGTTGATAAGTCACCAGAACAAAAGGCATTTATTAGAAACTATTATAAGTATTCCCCGTTGTTTAATTCCAAATGTACTATGAATATCTTGGCTAAGTACATTGAAGATTTGGATTTAACGCAAAGACGGAACCAAAATCGCGGTGAGTTTGACTTTAGGTGCTTAATGTCTGTGACGCCTGATTCTTTAGACGGAAGAACTTTGGGTAAGTTTCAAAAATTACTTCGTCAATATACTAGATTAAACAGAGATATAATGCAGAATATATCTATTGCGGCTCCATATCTTTCTGAGGACGAACTAAAGGAAATGAAATCTGCTTTATTCGATGGATTGTATGAAGATTTTGAAAACGACTGTTTGTTAATAGAATCTAATATAGATTTGTGTGTAAACTATGTTATATATGTATGTTATGCTATTGATAATAGTTGCCAGAAATCTTTGTTGTGGTATTGTTTCGGTGATTCTGTTGCAAATAACGTAAAGAATAATTCAAGACATCGTTACAAAGTTGTTGAGAATCCGAATGGCCGCAACTATTTTGGAAAGAAAATGACTATAATTGATGAATATAAGGAAGAGATTGCATGATATTTGACGAGAGAATAGAAAATGCAAAAAAGATATTGACGTAGAACTCATTATCTGAGCAGCATCCAGTGGCCGACGCCGCTTATGTAATAAGGTATCTTAGATACGCTGGTGAAAGCGAAGATAGGATATTGAAGCTAATTGATAGGCTTTTTGCACAGAAATATTATGTTCCTAGTAGACCTGATATGTCAAAATATTATAAGCCAGCCTATGCAATGGCTAAGAGATTGCCGCCGGTTAGGACTGATGGAATAGTGCTATCCATGATGCAGATTAACAAGATACACACTATTTGTGATTTAGATGCAGAGCATTTTGTGTTTGCATCGCTCTGCATCTATCTATATTATCATAATCCTGATGACCTGTACACTGTAAAACTTAACGATGCGCTCAAAGTCGCTGGCATATCTAGCGTCAAGAAGATAGCGGAGTTTGTTAGAACCACCAATCTTGTGTCACTAAAACGGTTTCATAACGTACATTATGTCGAAATTAGCCCAGAATTGTTACAAATTGATGACAAATGCCAAATACCACTTGACAATTTCATCAATCTGTGCTATTATTATGACAAGCTAATCGGCAATGGTAAATTCACAAGATGCGCTAGATGCTGGTGTATTGTAAAACAACCTATACATGGTAGGCCAAAGCTGTATTGTAAAACTTGCGCCAGACGTGTTGATTTTGAACAGCGCAATATACGCAAGAAAAGTTCCGAAAAACGGAACAGCTTTAAAACGCAGTGAAACATTGATATAAAACGATATTAAGAAATGTCGTTATTATATGAAATAAAGTGATTCATTTCACTAATTGAAGTAAAAGGGGATAGTTTATTGATTCTAGTAAACAGAAGCGAGTTCGATGAACTTCGTAATGCTGGCCTGATTCGTGCATCAAAGTACGATAAGAATTATCGCATTGTGAACAAGAAGAAATGTAGCAAGCGAAAGAAGTATTACGTTGTTGAGGAACGGGCGATTCTCAACTTCTTGAATAGGGAGGCGGAGGATTGATGAGAGGAAGATATTTCGGTTCTGCAAGCAATGTCAGAAATGACGCGGATTCGGATTTCCCGATGAAGCTGCTTGATAAGGACAAAATGATTTCTCAGTTAGCTTTTTAGAACAGAAAGCTGATGGTGTATGACGATGTAGATGATGCTAGTATGTTTAGATGTATCTACACCCTTATGCGCATCAGAGAAGCTGATAAGAAACTCGGAACAAAAGAACCTATTGAAATTCTAATCAATTCTTGCGGTGGTACAGTATATGATGGTCTTTCACTTATTTCTCTTATTGAGAATATGAAAGATGACGGTTATACTATTATTACTACCAATATGGGATATGCTTTCAGCATGGGATTCTTGATTAGTATTGTTGGTAGTGTTAGGAAGAGCTTCAGGTATGCAACATATTTACACCATGATATGTCATCCATGAATTATGGGAAGCTGGCGTCCATGGAAGAAGAGATAAACGATATGCGTATCCTTCGCAAGCGTGTTGATGATATTGTTCTGAAATATACCAAATTGACACAGGCTGACCTAGACGAAATCAATAACAAGAAGCTAGATAAGCGATTTACCGCAGAAGAAGCGCTTGCTTTGAAAATTTGTGACGAGGTATTATAAATGGAAGAAAAGGATAAGACTTGCAAGCATTGCAAATGTGATAAATCTAATGCAGAAGATTTGAAGCATGTTTGTGATTGTTGCGAATCGGATGAGGAATACGAGTGTGGCGTAGCGGAAGCTATGGTAGATTCTGCTATTGAAGCACTTGATATTGAAAGTTTTGACGTTGGAGTTGCAGAGTTCTCTAAGCTATGCGGAAAGATTGCGGCTCTTGGTATGGTTGGTGTAGAGCCAGCACAGGCTTTGGCGTATATTTCCGAGTGCGAAGACCGTGGTGTTACATTTGATAACAACATGAGGGTTGCTAAGATGCAGACGGATGCACAGGTTGCAGTGGCAAAATGTGGTATGACAGCCACACTTTCCTGATAAATTTTAAAAATATTTTTCAAAAGCCCTTGACAAAGGGCCGCTAATATGATATAATATAGGCGTAAGGACGAGAATCCTTACGAAACAAACAAAATACATAGAACAAAAGGGGTAAAAATTATGACTTCTACTAAGATTATGAAGAGTTTCGCAACTAACGCTGGTATCACTCAGAAGGATGCCAAGGCTTATCTTGAGGCGCTGGAAAAGACTATCGTTGACGCACTGAGCGCTGGCGAGTCCTTTAAGGTTACTGACCTGAATCTGGCTCTGAAGAATGTTCCTGCACATGATGGCCGCAATCCCTCCACTGGCGAGGTAATGACCATTCCTGCTAAGAACAAGGTCACTGTTAAGGTTTCCAGCGCATTGAAGAGTGCTGTAAACTGATTAGACCAAATTTCCTCTAAGGGTGGGAAACCACCCTATATAATGCGGGCAATAAGAGCTGGCGCACTAACGAGCCTCATAAGCTCGTACTAGATGGGTTCGATTCCCATGCCCGCAACCAATGGTTTCATAGTTCAGTCGGTAGAACGAAGGACTGTTAATCCTTATGTCGCCCGTTCGAGTCGGGCTGGAACCTCCACTACTGGTTTCTTTATTAGCCTTAATTTTCGCACCAGTATAAATAAAACGAAACAAGGGATAGCCTGCAAGGGCTATAATGAGGGTTCGTTCAATGGCAGGACATGGGACTTTGACTCCCTTGATGTAAGTTCGATTCTTGCACCCTCAGCCATTCAGATACGTACAGCAACACATATACTTTGGGAATCAGAAAAATTCAAGGTCGTTGGTTCGAGTCCAACCGTAAGATAAATCTTACGTAGCTCAGCTGGATAGAGCATTAAAGGAAAAACGTATCTAATTTATCGAGAATGTGGTGTAGTGGTAACACACTCGCTTTGGGAGCGAGGGAGGCAGTCCGATTCTGACATTTTCGACCATTTGACTATGTAGCTCAATAGGCTAGAGCGATGCCCTGTCACGGCATAGGCAGTGGGTTCGAGTCCCACCATAGCCGCCAACAAAGACGATTACTGCAAACCTTTACAAAATCAAATTTATAAAGAATGGAAAAGTTACTTTGCAAGTTTAATTTTAGTCCACTCTGTCTTAGATATTGTGGTATCCGAATCTAGCATCGGGTAATTACAAATAGTGTTAGAAAACAATCGTCTTATTTTTATGGGGAATGGAGTTGCAAGAGGTGACTACCTGTTTTGCACACAGGAAATCAGATGGGTTTGATTCCCATATTCTCCACCAGTCTATTGTCGTAGACTCCTTTCGTGCAAAGACACAAACAGCAACATTATATTCAACATCACATAATATTTTGGGGTTTATGTAATTGTGTCTTTTATATGGGCGTATGGTGAAATTGTCAAACACGCTTGTCTTAGGAACAAGTGCTTAAATGCTTCTGGGTTAGAGTCCCAGTATGCCCACCATTATGGCTGCTTGGCAGAGTCTGGTTTATTGCAACAGTCCTGAAAACTGTAGACGGTGAAACGTCCAGAGGTTCAAATCCTCTAGCAGTCGCCATTTATTTAATCTTTTTAAAAGATAGGAAGGCAAGTATGGAATACGTAGTTGGATTCATTTTCGCAGTTGTATTTCTCTTTATCCTGTGTACACCATCTAAAGCGCAATCTAAAACAAATATGGTTGTGAGCGTAAGCGATATGGGTGAGGTATACGGAACAAAAAGCTCCTTTACTCATGTAGCAAGTAGTTATAATGGAAAATCCGTTAGGAACTACTACGCGATTACAAAGAAGCCGGTAAAAACAAATGCCTTTCTTGTTAGATATAAAGATGGACGAACTGAATATGAAGAGGTTACAACAGCAAGTCCACTTTATGATTTCTATATTAAAAAGATGGTAGATTAAGTTTGCACACATACTCAAGTTGGTGAAGAGGGAAGTTTGCTAAACTTCTAGGCGGGAAACCGCACACAGGTTCGAGTCCTGTTGTGTGCGCCAAAGTGCCAAAGATTAGAACGGCACAAAATTTATTGTCAATAGGAGGACAATTATTTATGAAGTATTACTCTGAAAGACTAAAGAAACTGTTCGACAGCCCGGCTGAGCTTGAGAAGGCCGAAAGTGCGGCAACCGCAGAAGCTACTAAGCAGGAGAAACTGCGCAAGGAGCGCGAAGAGGCGGCAAAGGCTATTGATGAAAAGCTGAAGGAAAAGATTCGCGTTACTAAGGAATATAACAATATGTTGGCTGACTTCTGTAAGAAGTATGGTAAGTATCACAAGACAATTACTGACAGCGACATTCCTGTATATACTGGCGGCGACCCCTTCCTTGATACAATTCTGTCGTTTATTAAGTAAATAAGTTTAGTCTTAGACCATGCGAAAGCATGGTCTTTTTGTTATATATGGAAAAGAAAGGGAATAGAGTAATAAATGGGGTGTTATTATAGATACTGCTGTTATAGTGGCTCTTATTACTGGCTCCTTTTCTTTTGCTACATTCATTTTTACAAGATACTTCTCCAATAAGGATAAGCAAACCGAACAGGTTTATAAAGATGATGCAAAATACGAGCAGCTTGAACAAGAGCAGAAGAAGCAAGAAGAGGACATGAAATCAATGCAGGATACAGTAAATAAACTGCTGGATTTGCAAGAGGTTCAAAATAACTCTTTGTCGCAACTTACTGATGCTACTCGTAGCACACTTAGAAATGATATTATACAAATGTATAATAAATATACGAGTGAAGAGTATGGGTATATACCTATACATGAGCGTGAAAACCTAGAGCATTTGACTACAGACTACTACGCATTAGGTGGTAATGGTGTAGTTCCCGGTTTGGTGGAAGAAATGCAAAAACTGCCAACGGAGAGAGAAAAGGTTTGACCGTAACGGATTAAAGGGGTTTATATGTTAGATTTTGATTACAAAAGACGCAAAGACGAAGGCATCCTAGAATACGAGTATAGAATCTGTGGATATAAAGACCAGATAGGTACTTGGCAGGATGTTGCAGACCTTTTGAACGAACAACTAGGTCAAGAATATACTGAATCTAAGTATAGGAAGCAATATCAAGAAATGAGTAAAATAGTTGCAATTAAAGACTCTACTACTTGCAGTGAATCTGAATTGCTTGAAGAAATAAAGGAGCAGCGCAGACTTCTTGAAAAGGCTAAGATACAGATGCGTGACGAACGCAATGAAGTATCTCGCTTATATAGAGAAAATGCAAGACGTGAATCATTTTCTGATATGATTAAGCGTTGTATCGAAGGTTATGAGCCAACAGGCTTTACTTGTTTTAGATTTGATTCATTAAATACAAGCACAACTGATATGATAGTTCCTATTTCAGACTTGCATTTTGGTGTTAATATAAATAATATGTACAATACATATAATAAAGATGTTGCTAGTGATAGGCTCAGTCGCTATCTTGGCAAGGTTCTTGAAATTGCAAAGCGGCACAATACCGAAGACGTTAATATAGTCTTGCTTGGCGACCAAATCTCTGGATTGATTCATACGTCTCTTAGATTGGAGAATAATGAAAATGTGATTAAACAAACTATGGATGCCGCAGAACTTATTAGCAATTACATCTATACATTATCATCACATTTCAAAACTGTTTCTGTGTATAGCGTATCTGGAAATCATTCAAGATTGCAGCCGGAAAAGGCGCTAAATCAGAAGGGTGAAGATTTAGATAAGTTTATTCCGTTCTATGTAAAGGCTAAACTACAGAATTGCGGTAATGTTATTGTGCAAGATAATACCATTGATGAGAGCGTTGCATCCTTCGTGTGCAAGAATATGTTAGTGTACGCAGTTCATGGTGATAGAGATAATATTGGCAATGTTGTTCAAAAGCTAACTATGATGACGGGTGCTAAACCCGATATTGTTTACATGGGTCATCTACATACAAATCAGTATATGACTGTTTATGATACTAAGGTAATTCAAAGTGGATGTATCAGTGGTTCTGATAGTTATTGTATGGACAATAGATTACGCAGTAAGCCCGAACAGGCTGTTTCCGTAATTGGTGATAATGGTCTTGAGTGCGTGTATGATGTTACCCTAGAATAAAAGGAGGTATCATTATGGCGCGTGGAAGACCACGGAAAAATGTCACAGTGACTATCGAAGATACAAAGCCAAAAATTACTTGTATCGGTTGTGGATGTGACAATCAAAAGAACTTTTATCAGGCACGTGATGATAACAGAAAGTTTTTCGGTAAAGTGCCTTATTGCAAGGATTGTATTCAAAAGATATTCCAGAATTATCTAAGAAAGTACGCAGAAAATTACAATCTTGCACTATATTATACATTAAGAAAAATAGATTTGCCATATATTCATTCTGCATATACTGGCGCATTACAGAATGTTACAAATCCAGATGCCAAGATTTAGGGTTTAGATAATATCCTTAGCGCATATATGAAGAGCATGGCATTTGCAGAACAAAATGGCTGGGGTAGCACTTTTGACGATAGCGTTGGCGAAGACTAGATTGATGGTCTTTCTTCTTATGACGATATTATTAAAGTAAAACGTAAAATAAACAGAGGTTCTACCAATACGCAAGATTTCGATATAATTGAAATGGATGCGGATGAGCTTGTTCAAAAGTGGGGTCGTTTTGATGACGACGATTTGGCATATCTCGAATCTGAATATATGGACTGGGAAGAGCAATTAAATGGTATTGTCGATAAGTTTGTTGATATAATGGTAAAACAAGTATGCTTACAGATGAATGAGATTCGACATGACCGTGAGAATGGTGTTCCAGTAGAAAAGAAATTGGCCGCTTTAAGAAATCTAATTAAGGATAGTGGACTTGCCGATTTACAGAATAACGAAGCGGCATCACAAGGAGTTGGAATGACCGCCCGCGATATAGAGTTTCACAGACCTGTTAGAGAACCAGATAAGGAATTGAACGATGTAGATAATATTGGTGAAATTTTGATTGGATTCTTGGGTGGTACATCAAGAGCAATCGGTAAAGAAAACGAATTTACCGAAGTATTCGATAAAGTATATGATAAATATACGATAGATATTATAGATAATCTAAGACACCAGTATGGTTTAGACTTTGGTAGACAAGGCGGTGATTCTGATGCGCAATCGCACAATAACGATAAAACGCAGGAAGAAAGCATCGAAGTCAAAGACTAAACGATACATGGAGAACTTTGAGGAGTGGCTGGGTTACTGGCGAGATAATCCTCACAGATTTATTACTGACTATTTAGGGCTAAGATTGTATGACTTCCAGAAGATACTTATATATATGATGTTTAAATATCCATCATTTGTATACGTTGCAAGTCGTGGATTGGCTAAATCTACATTGGCTCTAATTTTTGCTACGAGTTACTGTATTCTATATCCGGGAACGACTGTAGTTGTTGTCGCACCTACTCGTGGACAATCTACACGTTTTGTGAAAAAGGTGCAAGACCTGTCACGCGGCAGAATCAATCTCATTCAAGAGATTAAGGATGTTAAGACTGGATTGAATGAAAGTCGTATTGACTTTAATAACGGCTCTGCAATTATTACACTGCCCTACAGCGAAAATTCGTTAGGCGCACGTTGCCAAATCCTTATCGTTGACGAGTTTGTTCGTACCGAGAAGGAGGTCATCAGCCGTGTCTTTGTTCCTATGCTTTCTTCACCTCGCGCACCTGATTATGTTGACCTAACATCAAAAGAAAGGCAAGCGTTGCCGGAAGAGCCGAATAGACAGCTATATCTATCTTCTATTCGTGGTGCAGATGAATGGTCTTACGCATACTTCTTGCAGTATATAGATAGTATGACTAACGGTGATAAACAATATATAACAGTAGCGTTACCTTATAATTTGGGTGTAAAAAATAGATATATTTCGAGAGCAATCGTTGAGCAATCGTTTAAGGAAAATCAAGACTCTGTTGAGATGTTGTTGGCCGAATATTGTTGTCAGCCTGAACGTGGTGGCGGTGATAGTTTCTATAAATATAATGTTCTCGCGGAAAAGAGAACTGAGTGCAGAGCATTTGTTCCTATGAACGATTTTGAATATCTTGAATACAAAAATGATAAATCAAAATGGAAATATTACGTTGAAAAACTACCCGGAGAAATTCGTATTCTTTCTATGGACTTTGCAGCTGTATCTTCAAACAAGAACGACAATACTGCAATATGGATTCTTAGATTAGTGCGTGATGGCGATGGGTACAAGCGTATATTCTCTTATGCTGAATCAATGAATGGTATCAACACAATGCAACAAGTTTTAAGAGCTAAACAGCTTTTCTATGAATTTGATTGTGACTATTATGTACTTGACTCTTGTGGCTCTGGTATTGGATGTTTCGATGTTGCAACTAAAGAAACAGAAGATTACAACCGTGGCGAAATATATCCAGCGTGGACAGTGTTGAATCCAGAAGATTTGGATAAGCGTCAGCGTACCATTGATGACAATGCAGTTCCAGTTATTTATGCAGCACCTAGTAGTGGTATAAATAACAAGAGTAGAATGTTGATACATTCACGTGATATTTTTAGCACAAATAAGATAGCGATTCTTGTTGATACACAGGATGGATTAGATTATTTGAATCAAACATTCCAATTCTATAAAGAAGATAATCAAGACTTACGTGGAAGATGTTTGCAGTCTTATGCTCAAACATCTGCGTTTATTAACGAAGCAATCAACTTGAAACAAATATCAGTACAGGGTAGAACAAGTGTTGAAGAGAAGTCTGGCCGTAGAAAAGACCGTGTTATGAGCATGGTATACGCCTTAGATTATGCAAAGAAATTGGAAGATGAATTAAACACTAATAATGAGGCTAACATATTTGATTATATGTTCTTCACATAATAGGAGGTGAACTAATTGGCAGAAAATGAAATTTTGACACCTGAGCAAGTTAATCAGACACTGAATGCTTTTAACTTTTTGGAGTTTTCTAATTCTTACAGAGAGAGTTATTATAATAATGGTTCTTATTTTTCACCAGACGTAATAAATCAACAAATGCAAAATGTCAATATGAATCCTGTAGAGGCCACTATAAGCGGCCTTGAGAAGGCGTTGGCAAATCCAAAAGATAGCGAAGAAATTCTGAGAAATTATGCTACATTTGTTGAAAACAACAATATGTACTACAAGCGTCTTGCTAGATACTTCCCAGATATGGCTGCATTCCATCCTAGCTTTGATTGCATGAACATAGAAAAGGATTCCGACTTTAACTCAAAACAGTTTAAGGCCGATTTAAATGTTGTTGACGAGTTCTTCTCTAAGTTTAACTGTAAAGAAGAGTTTCAAAAGGTGTTTAGACAGCTTATACGCCAAGGAGTCTTCTATGGTGTTTTGAGAAAAGGTGATACAAAATATACTATCTAGGAGTTGCCTCCACAATTCTGTAAAATCACTGGACGACATTCGCATGGATTGCTATTTGATTTTAATATGCAGTGGTTTATTGGAAACTATGGCGTTGATATTGCAATGTACCCGAAGATATTTAGAAAGATGTACAGAGATGTATTTGATGCTAATACCGCAGAGTATAATCCGGCAAAGAAAATTCCAAATAGAAACTCAAGCTATATGTATTGGCATCAAACTTCACCTATGGATGGTTTCTGGGCTTGGAAAATTTCACCGGAACTTGCAACGATAGTTCCATATTTCTCACCAATGTTCCCTAATTTTTCTTATGGCCCTGTGATTAGAGGTCTGCAAAATGATAAATACTTTATTGCTGCTTCAAAGCTATTGGTCGGTATTATTGGTTTCAATAAAGACACGAAGAGTGGGCAAGTTGCTAACCAAGTAAATATTACACCAGATATGCTTGGTAAGTTCATGGGTGTTGCAAGGAAGGGTTTGAATAAACAAATTGGCCTTGTCGCATTGCCTATGGATAGTATTGAAACAGTAGATTTTGATGAAAGTTCTGATAATATAGAAGTAGACTACACTAAGAATATGTCACAGCAATCGGTTGCTTCTTCACAGATGCTTTATACTACAGAGAAGCTAAATTCTCATCAGTCAAAACTGGCGTCTGCTGTTGATATGGCATTTATAAATTCTTGCTATTGCATGTTTGCTGATTTTGTTGAATACTATATTAACTTACAGACTAAGAAATTTAAATTTAAGATTAGATTTGATGATGTATATACACCTGATGACCAAGCACGTGTATCGCAGCTATTTAAAGATTATGCTCAGATTGGTGTTGTTGATGTACAACTTGCCGCTAGAGCATTAGATATGAACCCATTTGAATTAACGCGCCACATGCAATTAAGTAAGACACTAGGTATTGATAAGAAACTTATGTCGCTTGTCAATCTTAATACACAAGCATCTGGTGGTAACGCTTCTGGAACTGGAAAAGTTGGCAGACCGAGCAAGTCTAGCGACCCAACGGCAGATAATGATAATACAGAAGCGTCTTGGTCACGTGAATCTAATGATTTAAAGGATTAAAGGAGTGAATTATATGGTCGATTTTTCAATTTTTGATGCTGACAAGTTGCGCAGGATGAATGAAATTACAATGACAACTCGTGATGCACAGTTGGGCGAATTTCTTGCTCGTGTGCTTGCTGTAATGGACGGAGAACATGATGGTGCTAAACCGGAAGTTGAGTCTACTGATGTTATCGAAGCTCCTGTTGAAGCAAAAGCACTTCCCGTCGTTGAGAAGAGCAACGCAACTACTATTAAGCAGCTTGTTGCAGATTATAATGAGCTAATTGATGCTCTCAAGACCGTTGGAGTGATTGCGTAATGCTAATAAGCAATATAAAGGACTTTAGCGGTATTGATTTATATAAATGTAAATCTAAAGAAAATCAAGAGTTGTTAAAGGCTGGGTTTAATCCAATAGGCATTGATAGCGATTGGTATTATTATCTTTTAGATGAAAAACTACAGGAGTATCTTAATAAGTAAAGGAGGTGTTTTAGTTAATGGACAAAAAGGTTTCACTAGAGTTTGCAGTTGATGGTTTTGAGTTTGAAGATGTGAAAGATGCTAGATTTGCAAAAGGCATTATTCATGCTTTTGCTGATGGAGAAAATGCGCATACACATCCTATTGAAACTAAAGTGCTAATTGATTGTGCAAATTCAGTTTATGATATTCCGCTTGTGTGTAGATACAATGGATTTACTGACGATTTTATGTCGCACGAAGCCGATGAAACACCAATAGGATTCATTAAAGAAACATCCCCTACATATAGTAATCCGATAGTTTTTGAGAAACATACTGATGGTAGAACTTTCCTTGTTATTAAAGCATTGATTTGGAAAAAATATGCAAAAGATGCTGTTAGAGTATTTAAGAATAGCGAAGGAAAGAAAGCTGTTAGTGTTGAGATAACTATTACTAAAGGCGAAGAAATAGACGGAAAAATTCGAGTTGATGAATTTGTCCTTGACGGAATAACTGTGCTTGGTGATTTTGTTAAACCAGCAGTTAAAGATGCTAGGATTCAAGTCGAATTTGCCCAAGATAAGAACGATTATTTGAACGGTCTAAGATTTGCTGATACTACAAAAGAAACAGGTGAACAAGATATGGCTGATGAAAATAAAATGGCACAGGATGGTCAGGTAAATTGTGCTGACGATACAACTAAGCCCGAAGATGGCGAGAATATGTCTGCCGTTGGTACTGATGGTTGTGCTTGCAATGGCAACATGGCCGATGATGGAAACGCTGGTTCTGATAAGACAGACGGCAATGAAAATATGTCTGAAGATGGAAAGAACGGCGAGAATATGTCAGAAATTCCACCACAGAATTGTGCATGTGATGATAACGCAAATATGGCAGATGATGGCGATAACGATGAGAATAAGCCAGCAGAGGACGGCAAGAAGAATGACGAGTCAAAGACAGATGCCGATGATAAGTCCGAAAAGATGTCTATTGAAACTGCTATGAGCCAAATTGCTACTATGTCTGATAAGATTAACGAACTTGAGGCATAGAATAAGGCTTATATGTCGCAGATTGAATCAATGTCTGACTATGAGGCTTTGAAACAGTTTAAGTTTGCTACAGAGGAGCGTATTAAGCAAGAAGCTGACATGGCTACTATGAATAAAGTTATGTCAGAGATTACAGCGCGTGGTTGTAATATGTCTGACGAAGAGAAGGATGCTCTAAAGGCTAAGTTCTCTGAATTTAGTTCTGCCGATGCTTGGTCTAATTATGTCAAGGCACAAGCATTTGAGAAATTTGAAAACAATAGCAGTGTTCAGCAAATTGGTCTGCCATTTGCTGAACCAAAGAAAACCAATAGTATTTGGGATTCTATTTAATTATTTGAAAGGTGGATTTAATAATGAACGTAGTTATTAAGAGACGTGTTGCTGCACATAATATTGATGCACTGAACCGCACTTTTGTGGCAACTGAAGATTTGGAAAATGGTTCTATTTTTACTCTGACTGAGCGTTCCACTACTGATGGTGAGGATGAGGTTTGGAAGGTTGCAAAGCCTACCGCTACTTCACTTGGCGTGTGGATGGCTAAGAGTTCCGAGGTTACTATCACCACTGTTGGCGAAGGTGATTATGCTCTACAGATGAAGGGCATCGTTGAAGACCCACGTATGTTTACTAATGTTAAGGGTCTTGTTGGCGATTGCTTTAAGCCACAGGTCGGAGATATGATTGAAATGACTCTTGGTGATGATACAGACAAGTATCTAGTTGCTGACGCTGCTTACAAGCTAAAGGTTGCTGATACTGCTGGCGATGGTTTTGCTATGCACCAAGTTGGAACCTCTATTCTGCATATTGGTTCTGCAAAGCTAGTTAAGACTCCTGTTAAGACTTACATCTACGAAGTCGTAGCTAACTAATTTAAGAAAGGTGGAATATAATAATGAATAAGAGCATTTGCTTTTCTTCTAATGAAGATACCGTAAAGACCGCGTTCCGCGATTACATGGGTCACTATATGACCGAAGTCGCAAAGCGCAAGGGTTACATTTACGATAATACTGTTTCCTTTGCCGAGAAGGAAGTTAAGATTAACAAGCTGATGATGGACGAGATTACTCGTATGTCTGGCCTAAGTTTTTCTAATGGCATGGCATCCCCTGAAATGATTTCTAACAATCCTAATCTTCGCTGGGCTGCTTTTGCTGTTGTCAACTCTCTAATTGATATGATTGTCCCTGAAGTTCTTGACAAGTCTATTGGTATTTATACCGAGCAGCGTGTTGGTGCTTATGGCGACAGCTTTAGCTTCACCGTTGAGCCTAACGACCTGTTCTATGTTTCTAAGGTCGGTCACGACCAGAGAACTACTGAGTTCCAGAAGCAATTCGTTGGTCAGACCACTATTATCCCTGAGAACCGTGCTCTGACTGTTTCTGTTAACTTCTATAAGGTTCTTTGCGGAAAAGAGTCTTTGGCTAAGTTTGTTATGAAGGCAATTCTGTCTCTTGAAGCACAGATTACCAAGGAAGTCTATGTTGCATTTGATACTGCAATGAATGAGATTCCTACTTCACCTACCGCTGATGCTCTGCATCTGACTGGTTGGAATGCCGATTCTGCTGTTCGTGTTGCACAGACTGTCTCTGCCTTCAACAACGGTGCAGACCCAATCTTTATTGGTACTAAGCTGGCACTAAATAAGGCTCTTCCTTCTAATGCCAACTACCGTTATGACATCGAGTCTGACTTCGTGCGTGTCGGTTTCTTGCGTAACTTCATGGGCTATGATGCTCTTGAGATGAAGCAGGTCGCTGATTGGAAGAAGAAGAAGCTCGTACTGAATGACAAGCGTATTTACGTTGTGTCTCCTGCTTATGGCAAGATTGTCAAGCTGTGCTACGAGGGCGGCTCTCGTACCATCAACCGTGACTTCGAGGATGCTGCTGATATGGAAGCAAGCACCACTATCTTCAAGTCCTACGGTATTGGTATTGCTACCAACGCTATCGCTGGCGTTATTGACCTACAGTAATCTTTTAGATTTATGCGTCCGGGAGAAATCCCGGACTTTTTATATGTCACGTATGTGGCTCGGAACAAAGGAGTTGTTTTTATGTCTGAGATTGATGAACTTAGAAAAGAATTAAGAGATTCGCAGAAACAGCAAAATGAAATTAACGCTAAATTATTGGAAATGCTTACTAATTTGACAGCACCAAAAGCGGAGCAACCTGTCAATACTGTGCAAAAGCAGGAGGTTGTAGTTGCGAGGAAAAACTACGATAATCTTCGTCAGCCAAGACCTGATGCAATGATTAGATTGCAGTCACTTACAAAAGGTGAACTCTGCTTAAACGTAAACGGTTCTGTTGCAATTAACTTTGATAAATACGGTGATATTAAACCAGTTCTATATTCTGAGTTAATGAATATCGTTAATAATAATAGACTATTTGCCGAAGAAGGTGCATTCTATATTATGGATGATGCCTCTGTAAAATACCTTGGCCTTTCAAGGTATTACGATAATATTCTATCTTACGATGAGATAGAATCTCTTGAGTCATATCCTGATGATGAACTTAGAACTATCATCCCAAAGATTTCTGATTTTCAGAAAGATGTAGTTAGTCTTGTATTCGCCAATAGAATTTATAATGATGAATAGGTTGATAGAAACAAGGTCGAAGTTATTAGTAAGGCTTGTGAAATTGATATAGCAAAAAGAGCAAGAGAAATGAAAGAGATTGCAGATAATATGAAGTAATGGGGTGGTGTTATTGAATACAAGTTTTGATGAGATATACCATCTATTCTTGAGCCAGATACAAGACTATAATCTAAGGAATCTATTTAATAACAATATTGATATTGCGCAGGATATGCTTAAAACATTTTTGTTAAGAAGTATACCTAAATTTGCTAATTGTACCAAGAAGATTATGGACATTGATGATACTACAAATGAATTTCCATGTAAGTTAGATTTGGCAGAGAAAAATATTCTCTCTGAATTGATGGTGTGTACTTGGTTAGATTGGGTTATCAATGATATAAGACAAATTAGCTTGCACCTTCAGGATAATGACTTTAAAACATTCTCCGAGGAGTCAAATCTAAAACAAAAGAGTGAATATTGCGATAGGGTCAGAGAGAAAGCCAGTCAAGATATGGTTGAATATGGCCTTCGTAATACACCCTTTGATAAATGGGCGGTAGGTGATTATGGTGTATGAGATAAAACTTAGTAAAGATGATATTGCCTACTATAACAAACGAAGTATTAACAAGCTATTTGCAATTCTTGGAATTTTTGAGGAGTGTGAAGAATCTGGTGATATGTCACCATTCCACTCTTATTTAGATAGACTGATTATAGAATTTCGTGGAGTTAAGGATATTTTTGATATTTGTACTTTTGTATCTATTGTTGCTATACTAGATGGTCTTCGTAAGGAAGAACAACTAAATCATAAAGAAGTTAAATCTATCGTATTTCATTGTATATCACTTGTTAAGAAAGGCACTGATGAAAAATGAACTATTATGATTCATTTCTAAAAGTGAATGGTAAACCTAAAGATGAGTGGTATCAAGCATCAGCGGAATTGCAAGATATGCAGTTTGATGATACATCTACTGTATGGGATGATATTGAGGAAGAGATAACATTTGGCTCTCTTGAATTTCAACCAATCCGTGCGAGAGTAACTACTATTATTGATGTTAAGACAGGTCAAAGAAATGGTGATAATTTTAGGAAGATTATCTTCTACGATTATACGCATAGACCTGTTGCTGGCACTCGATATAGATTTGACGATAATATTTGGATAGTATTTGCAACAAAAAATTTGAAAGTTACGTCATCAAGCGTATATGTATATAGATGTAATAATACCCTTAATACTCAAGACAAGTATGGTAATATTCACAGAGAACCATGTTATATGGATTATAAACTCAATGAGACACAAACCAGTCAAGAAGATATGATGGAAGTTCCTAATGGTAGATTAAATTTAATCTGTCAGGTTAATCAGTGGACTAAAGATTGGGATGTTGGGAAGCGTTTTATTCTTGGAAAAGATGTATACAAAATAAGATATAGAGCTAAATATGAGCGTAATAAAACATTCGACGAAAACTCTGTTACCGTTGCGCAGTTCTATGTGAATTATGATAATAAACAAGTGAATGATAATTTTGATTTGCAGATAGCGGATTATTTGGATAATAAATATGATATTAGTTGCGATGATGAAATTATAAATATAGTTGGATATTTTAATAAATTAGTTGTGCAAATTACAGAGAACGATGCTGTCATTGACGAACCGCTGTTATTTACTACTACAGATAGCTCTATAGTAAGTATTGATGACAATGGCAATTATGTATTAAATGCCATTGGAAGCGCACAAATTATAGTTCAGATGAAGAATAATCCATCTTGCATAAAGTATGTAAATGTCACGGTTGGTGAAGATGCTATTGATGATATTACGCTTGTGCCAGATATAAGAACTATCAAACTAAATTGCACTGTTGAATATCAAGTTATCTCGAATAATGATGTTGAAATTAGCATTGAATCTGAGAATCCATCATATTATTATAAATATAAAAAGACTGGCGATAAGACTTTTGAGATTAAGAATATGAAGCAGTCTAAATATCCAGTAACGGTAGTGTGTAGTGATGGAAATACCGAGAAGAAGTTCGATATAATGTTAGGGGGATTGTTATAATGGCGCACTACAAAGAACTAAGCCCGTTGCTTAACGGCATTATTGGTGGCAGATTTTTAAGAAACCAGAATTTAGCAAGACTCCTATATAACTATGAACCTAATTGTAATAAACCATTGCCAAAAAACCTCAATAATTTACTTATGACGCATATATATCCAATGCCAAAGATGCCTGATGCTAAGACTAAAAAAGAAGCATACGTTTGTGCGTACTTTAACGGTGGCTATGAAGTTGAAGATAATAAAGGCTATCGGAATGTTGTTTTAAATATTGATATTATTTGTCATATTGACGTATGGTTCTATAATGATAGTTACAGAGTCTACGATATTATGGCAGAAATTGATGAAATGTTAAATAACCAGATGACCGATTTGCCAATAGAAGGAACGCCATATTTGCGCGGATTCCAGACTAGAATTTATGAAAGCGAGTTCTATGGAGTTCAGATGCTCTATAACTTTAAGGTCAACAGCACGATAGAATGCAATACACAGCCGATTACAAATAAACTTCGCAATGGATTGGTGTATGACCCAGCATGAAACATGTCGATTTAATACGCGGCAGACCGCTAAAATTAACTGATAAAGTTTATGTCAAACATCCTACACTTGCCGATGTTTGTGATTTAGATAAGTATGAGAATTATACATATATTATGATGATAACGTCTGATGATATAGCCGACGTAATGTGGCATAATAGTAAAAAACTATACACTGACATTAAGAGTGAATGGTTGTTTTTCATACAGAAAGCACTGATTAGTGCGCGTGGCAGTGATGTATATGTGGTTGATAATGACGTTTACCGCATAGATTCTAATTGTGTATTGATAAATTCTGATTACAGAGATGCTTTAAATTATTTCCTATCGCTTGATTGTGAATATATGGTTATGACAGTCGGTACTGGTGACAATGAGCAAATAACTCTACGTTCTTTAAATAGAGATGGCAATATGCTTGTTTTTAATAAAGATAATTTTTAGTTCACAGAATCATTCTACTTGCAAATGGTTGAATATCTTAGACAGATAAACGACTATCATCCAGATTATTACTGGAAGAAATGTCCGACTAAACGTGGTAAGAAGATGCTTCTTGAACAGGAATATAGGCGTAGAGAGAGTAGAGAGAAAAACAACAGGAAATCTAATATTGATTTAGGCAGTTTAGTTTCTGCCTTAATCGCTAGAGGACAGCCGTATAAAGAAATATGGGATTATCCTATATATATGATATACGACTTATATAGACGACTATCGAAAGTCGATGAATACAACGGTACAATGCGCGCTTTATATAGTGGCTGTATTGATACAAAGAAGAACCCAATTAACTGGGACAAGGTGAATTGGGCGGCAATTATAAATTAAAAGAAATGGAGTGTTTTTAATGGCTAGTAAAGCAACACCTAAGAAATTTGCTATGCAACAGTGCTTTGAGATTCTGTTGCGTCAGCCTTCTACCAAAAAGATTCTTGCATATTTGACCGACTGCAAGACTTCTTCACTTGAGAATACTGTTGAAATGGTGTATCCAACAGGCGGCGCTGGAAATGTTTATATTGGTACTGGTTTCGGTCACTCCCGTAGGTCTACTCTGACTGTTGAGAGCGCAACTTTTAACACAGAGGTTATGGCTATTCAGAACGGTACTGAGATTAACATTGATTCACACGAAATTACTGCTTACGATGTTATAGATGTTGGCAGTGGAGACGTGTCTGTTACTGGTGTAAAGCTACATCATACCCCTGTTGGAGCGGTAGACAACGAAATTGGTTTTGTATATCTTGTAAACTCTGACGGTACTTATGGTAAGACTTTTACTCAGGCTGCTACTGCTGGTGATGGAACTTTTAAGTGTGCTGATGGCGTTTTGACTTTTGCCAAGAGCGCACTTGCTGCTGGCGACCGTATTGCTTGCGCTTACACCTATAAGACCACTGACACGGCACAGAAGATTACTATGTCTGCTGACGCACTACCAGCAACAGTTCTTGTTTCTGCCTATGGTGTAGCACGTGATGTTTGCTCTGGTGAAATTTTCCCATGTGTCATCGAAGGTCAGGCACAGATTGATGGTGACTGGAATTTCGACCTGTCTGCTGATGGCGACCCTGTTACTCAGAACTTGACTATGGAGTTTGTTCGTAGCTGTGTGAGTAACAAGATGTATGACTTCATCATTTATACTGATGAGGAAGCCTAATCCGTATAAGTAATTTGTTTTAGATTATGTCGGGGCTATCGCCCCGACTATTTTTATAATTTATGCCGTATCAAAATAGAAAATGTAATTATTGTGGTAAGAAATACTATGTATGCTTATCGTGTGAGCGCGCTGGCTCGTGGAAAACAATTTGTTGTTCACGGGAATGTTACTGTAAACTTATGAAAAACAATAAGGATGATATTGTAATGCCCCAAGTAATAAATGAGGGGTCTACTTCTATGTCGGCTAAATTAAAAGATGGTAAAAATGTTAATATATCTGGTTATGATTTGCAATTAAATAGATTTGATTGTGATGATGGAATCACTAGAACAGTTAATGATTTTAGTGAGTTTACATTGTCAGAAGAAGAAATGCGAAGTGTGATAGATATGTTACATTTTTTTAAAGCCGACTAACGATAAAAGCAATTTTTTATTGAAGATTTCAATATCAATAAATCCCAATGTTTCTGCGGGTTTCGATGATTTGGACGGAAGGTGATTTTTAGTGGTTAGTGTTGAATATATTGGAAAAGGTGTTGCAAAGTTTGCAGACCGAGAAATTTTAAAGAATGTTGACGGTTGGCAGAAGGTTGTGGTTGGTGCTGCTATTGCTCTTGCAATTAACCGTTCGCAAGATATAGTTGCATCATATAGAGAAAACAGTGTTGTAAAGATGCTTAAAATTTTCGATGATAACGGAAATATTGATATTGATATTTTAAGAGATGTTATTAAAGATAACATTGGTAACAATGGTTTTGTTATCACTGTCCCGATTTTGGGTGAATTAAAATTCCATAAGAGCGATGTAGATAATTTGTATAATGATATTATGTCTAATGTGAAGGGATGATTTTTCATGGCAACAGAAACTACTATTACTACGCAGGAAACAATGACTGAAGCGGAATTTCTCGACATGCTACACGAATGCTTTGTTGACGAAATCCACGATGCAAAAAAGTATCTTGGGTATGCAGAGTTCGCAAAGAAACATAACAGTGATTATGACGCAGAGGTTTTGATTAGGATAGCCAATGACGAGGAATCACACGCAAGGTATTTACTAAAAGTTCTTGACGAAAATCATTATTCCGTTGCAAGTACAGAGATGGGCGATTACCAAGAAATGGAGCGTCTATTTCATAGACTTTAAAAACGAAGCTAGAAAGAACACGTCTTTTGAGTATAGATTTAATCAAGCAACAAAATACATAGATACTTTTTGGAAATATGGTGGATATTGGATAAAAATTATTAAAGCATTAGGTTTAATAAATATCTAAAATGATATGGAGGGATGTAATCTTGAAGCAAACCACTACTTTGAAACTAACTCAATATGATTCAAGTACAGATGGAGCACGCCTGACTGGTGAATATATTGATAATATGAGTAAAAATATGCAAACGATAGATGATGAACTAGGCCCATTTAAGAAGATGAGTCTTTATCTCGATGCTGATGGCGATGTTTGTCAGAAAGATTCATAATCGGTGACACTATGTTTTTTACTTTGATAATTCCAGCTTTTAACGCAGACCAAATAGGTAAGCTACTTTATTCCGTTGTGCGCCAAAATGAGCCAGATTTATAGGTAATAATTTGTGACGATAGTGAATCTGACGGCGTATATAGAATATACAATAAGTATAGTGCTTATCTTAATTTAGTCTATTTCAAAACAGACAAACATAAGACAAAATGTCCGGGTAATACCAGATATGATGGAATGAAGCATATACCCGAAGACACAAAGTATGTTTTGTTTGCCGATGATGATGACTTCTTTGAAGCCAATGCTTTACCTAAGATAAAGAAATTTATAATTGATAATAATTACCCAGAAGTAGTATTTTCTAATATCTACGAAACGAGAGATACAAAATGCGATAATATGTGCGACCTATATTGCAAAGGCTAGTACCCCAAAGTACAGACTTTAAGTTCTCTCGCATGGTTGCACGGAAATCTATATAGGTATGACTTCTTATGTGATAATCATATCAAGTTTAAAGAAGATTTGATTTCACATGAGGATGTATATTTTAATTGTAGTATCTTGGCTCACTTGCATGGACGTGGAATTACCTATGCTACTTTTGATGAACCATTTTATAATTGGGTGCGAAGAGATAAATCTTTGAGCAATGCACCAGTAGAAGGTCATACATATATAGAGAAATATCTATATCAATATATTTACTCATCAACGGAGCCGATGTTTAATGTTGTTAAGACATACCCAGACGGTTATCTGTATTATAGAGGACAATGTATGGGGACGCTTGTTTTCTCATATTTTTATTATCAATTCTTTATCTGGTCTGAGGGAGAGAACATTCTCAAGGAGAATATAGGATATATAAGGGATTTAGTATACAGAATGATGAATGTTTTTAATATAACCAAAGAAGACATAATCAATTTGGTTTATACTTGCCCAGAATCCTACAATGATATGAAGATTGGTACATTTAATATGGGATATAAGTTCGTAGAAACCACAAGTTTTCGTGACTTTATCCTAAAGTTATAAGGTGATTTTTATGGATGCTATTACTATGAAAATCCGTGGCAACTGCGTAGTTCCTGACGTTAAGGAAATTATGATAGGTTCGTCTGCGGATATGGAAAAACTTCCAACGTCTACTGATGTTGGGAAATTTGAAAATAGTGATGCTAATGCGCCGTGTGCTGTCGGTTCTATAGCATACACTCCCGATTTTAAGTTTATTTGTCAGTTAGGTATAGATAACGCATGGCATGAGGTATAAATATGGATATTATCACTTACATTCTTGCCAAGAAATATACCGACAAGGTTGTAAAGGATTGTGGCGGTCATGTTGTTGATGCCACGTTGTCCGAAACCTCTGAAAATCCAGTCCAGAATAAAACTATCGCAGTCAAGATTAAGGAAATTGTTAGTAAATTAGTAACTGATAAGACACTAAAGATTTCTAATGGTTTCGCTGATTCAAAGACAGTTGGTGATAAGTTTACTTCTACTGATGAAGAGATTTCTTCACTGAAGTCAAAGACAGACACTACGAATAATACTGTTACACAGTTAAAAACTACTGTTGATGATGTTGATGCTTGGAAAGATGATACTGAAGCTAGAATTACTCAATTAGAGGGTACTGGTAAAGTTCTCCCAGCAGTAACATCTGCTGACGCTGGTAAGTATTTGCGCGTAAGTGCTGATGGCTCTTGGGAAGTTGCATCTGTCAATAAACTTGGCGATATTACACAAAAGTAATATTTAGGTGACGCTTTGCGTCACCTTTTATAATGGTATAAGTTTCGATTTGTACCACTATAAAAGGTGGTGAAAGAATGAACCCCGGAAAGAAATTTGAGCAGAATTTTGCTAATTCTGTTCCAAAAGAAGTTTATTTTATGAGAATAAAAGACTCAGCAAATAATTTTACAAGGAGTTCGCGTTCTTCTTTTGCTACAAGCAATCCGTTTGATTGCTTTATGCTGTATAAAGGTTTCTTCTTGCCTATTGAATTGAAATCAACTAAAGGTACAAGTTTTAGTATTCAGTCTGATAAATTAGAGGACGGCAAAGATATTAAATATCATCAGATTAAGAGCCTTGAGAGAGCGCAATCTTTTGAAAATGTAATTGCTGGTTTTGTTCTCGATTTTAGGGAATCTAATACATATTGGATTAGCATAAATGACTTTATAAATTTTGTATCTAATACTACAAAAAAGAGCATCAGCGAAAAGGACGCTTTAAGCCATAATGCAATCTTAATTAACAAAACTTTGATGCGCGTTAATTATAAATATGATATTGGTGGAATGCTAAATAACATAATAGTGAGGTATTAAAATGGGTAGAGGAACAGTATATAATAACTTATATACGCCAGAAATATGGGCAAAGTTAAATCCAGATAATAAGGGGTTGCTAGATGACTTTGTGGCGTATAAAAGAAGTGCAGATAAGTCGCCACAGACTATTGAACAATACTATCAGATGATTAGATTGTTTTTCTGTTGGAACTATCTGTATAATAATGATAAATTTTTTGTCGATTTAAAGAAACGTGAACTTGTTAGATTTTTTAGTTATGCTGTAGAGACTATGGGATGGTCTTCAAATAGAACGGCAACAGTTAAGTCAGCATTAAGTTCTATGTCTAACTATATTGAAAATATCCTCGACGATGAATACGAGGATTTCAGAAATATAGTTACAAAAATCGAGATTTCAGAGAAGCAACCAGTTCGTGAGAAGACAGTTTTGACACAAGAACAGATTGACGATTGCTTAAACAAGTTGGTAAAGGCAGAAAAATATCAGATTGCTTGTTATCTTGCATTGGCTGTCGCGTCTGGGTCAAGGAAGCAAGAATTGCTTAGATTTAAAACTGATTACTTCAAGGATGAGTATATTAAATTTGGATGTCTGTATGAGACACCTGAAAAGATAAAAACAAAAGGCAGAACTAGCAAAGGCAAAATGTTGAAAAAGTACACATTCGTTTCTATGTTTAAACCGTATTTTGATTTATGGATGAAGTATAGAGAAGAAAATAACATTGAGAGCGAGTGGCTTTTTGTTTCTCGTAGTGCAAATGGCGAGTATAAACAAGCATCTGTTGCAATAGTAAACAACTGGTGTGTAACTATTAGTGAGATTCTTGGTATGCCATTCTATAGCCATGCGGCGAGACATAGATATGTTACTATGATGAAGGAATCTAAATTACCAGATGGTATAATTGTTACACTGATGGGCTGGGAATCTAAGAATGGTAGCGGATTGTCGATGGTTAGTGTTTATTCTGACTTAGATGAATCTGATATGCTTGCAGACTATTTTGATGAAGATGGGATTAAGTCTGATATTAAGGTAGGAACACTTGCTGACGTTGGTGGTTCTACTAACAATTTTGGAAGGAGATAAGGGGTTTGAATATGAATTTTAACGATTTGCTAGATAAGTTGACACAAAGAAAATTAAATCTTATTACTGGTCAAGATTTGGTGCAGTGGCTATCAGAGAATGTTAAGGTTACTCCTTATATTTCTCTATCCAAGAAATATGGTATTGCATCTTTAATTAAGAAACAGTATAGAGAACTTGTATCTGCTGAAGATATGGATGATTTTAGTTTGGAATATGTCAACTTGCAATATGATATTATTAGCACTTTTTATATTCTTTTGTCCTATGTCGATATTGTAGCACCTACTGACAAAATGACTGTCGAGAACTATGATTTGCTTATGTCAACTGGTTTTAGTAATTACGTCATGTGTTATGCTGGTGATGATTATAAAGATTTCGTTGCTAAGTGCGAGAAACTTACCGGTATTCGTGACCTTGAGATTTTAAATGAGTTTATGACTGAGATTGGTAAGCGTCTTGACATTACTAATATTCAGGAGATTCGTAAGGAATTGAATAAGATGGATATGCGTAAGCTAGGATTGATTGAATCTGTTGCTAGATTGAATGACCCACTTACTACTGAAGTTGCAGATACTTTAAAGATTGCTGCTCGTGAAAAGGCAAAAGAAGAGATGAAGGCTAAGATAGAAACCACGAAAGAATAATGGTGATTTGAATGTCTTCAAGCACTCAATTAAAAAATACGTATGCGGCTAAACAGTTTATGAAAGCTATTAACCAAAGGCTATCTAATGTAGAAGAAAAACTCGATAAGCTAATCATAAAGATAGCAGAAGACACCGTTAAACGTGTGCAAGATTATATTAGATTAAATTACTATGTTGCATATCCAGAAGGGGATAACTATGAACGTCTTGGGATGAATGGTGGCTTTATGGGCGCTGTTACTTATGATTACGACAAGAACAGCAGACAAGTCAAAATAAAGTTTGATTCTAGTCTTTTGGTCTTTGGTCATAAAGGCTCAAAGAAATTTCCATCACACATGGAAAATGGCAAACATTTTACTCAGGGATTGTATGATTATATGATGTATGGTGAATTTCCGAGCTATAAAACAAATACAGTCGCACCAGATTTCTTAGGTCTTAATCATGATGAACAAATGGATAACGAAATATCTGATTGGCTTACTAGCTATGCAACAGGTAGAATTAAAACAGAAATGGAAAAAGAAGGATTTAGCTTTACTGGCTTAAATCATGTAAATTAAAACAGGAGGTGGTATAATTGGCAGTAAATGATGTAATGTTTAATATAGGTATTAGAGTTGATGCCGATAATTTTACTACAGAAACACAAGCTGTTGTATCTGACTTACAACAGACGCTTAATAAAAATGGCATAACTGTACCCGTCAATTTAAACAATGCTACATTAAAGCAGATGGATGAATTTATACAGTCTATCGGCGGTAGTATGAAAATTACCAAGGATGCCCTTACCGGTTTTATAGAGAATATCTCCGTAGATATACCGAAAGCTAATGGACAAATATTGTCGCTTAATCAAGGCGTTCAAGCCGTTACGAATACTGTAACAGACTTAAATGGTGTGACACATGATGTATTTAGTCACTTTGAAACAACCGATATTACAACCACTATGAATGGTATGAATACCGCTTTTGAAAGAGCTAAAGAACTTCAGAGCGACATTGTAAAACTTTATGAGCAACGTGTTGATTTAGAGCATCAGATGGCAACTGCACTTGTAAATGGTGATTCTAAAGAACAGGCATCGTTACAGGCAAAACTCACAAAGAATGAAGCGCTTGATGGAATGTATAGAGAACAGCTTGCGTATATACAACAGCAAGCAAACTCTGAACATATACAAGTAAATTTGTGGGATACAATTAACACGCAGATTTCACAGATAGATGCAAACACCGCTAGTTGGACTAGAACACTTGCACAAAGTGGTCAGGATGCTATTGCATTAGCACAAAACTTGAGTCAATCTAAAAAGGTACTAAATGACTTTGCCAATACTTATAAGCAAGCAATGTCAACTGACGGTACTAAAGGTCAAATGCTTGCAGATGACCTCAAGAATATGAAGGCACAAGTTGACGTAGTAATCAATGCTATGACAAATCTTGGTGCTACAGTAGATAGCACTGGAGCACATTATCAAGGTAACATAACTGCCGTGCAAGAACTTTGCACTGAGTATAATAAGATTACTCGCCAGCTACAAGAGTTTAATGCGCAAAAGCAAGACCAACAAAATGATACGCAGATGATTGAATAGACAGTTCAAGCATACAAAGCGTATCGTGACCAGTTGGACAGGATAAATAAGCTAAGGAAAGAGAACGCCACTGGCGTTGACATGAGAGCTGAACAGCAACAATTAGATGCTTTGAAAACAAGCTACAAGAATTTGGAGCAAGGTATTTTAAGCAATGGTGAAGCTGTTTATAAAAATACACAATATAATAGAGACAAAAACCAAGTAACGCGCGATTCAATTCAAGCACAAAAAGAATTGAATGTTACTTTACAAGACAATTCGTTGCAAAGTTTGATTGCAGATACTATTACGTATACTGTCAGCTTACAAAGTTTGCAACAGGTGATTCAAAGTGTTATAAGCGAAACTGTTTCTTTGAATGACTCCATGACACAGATTCGACTTGTTACTCAGGGTAGTTCTGATGATACCAAGGCGCTAATGTCCGAATATTCAGACATTGCAAAGCAACTTGGTACAACTACAAGCGCTGTTGCAGAATCAGCTACAGAGTGGCTCAGACAGGGTAATACTGTTGAAGAAACAAGTGAACTTGTTAAAGCGTCAACTACTTTGTCTGTAATTGGTGCTATGGATGCTTCTGATGCAACTACAGCATTAACCGCTTCCTTGAACGGTTATAAGATGGAAGCATCTGATGCAATGAAAATTGTTGACCAGTTGACAACACTTGATTTGAAGTATGCTACAAGTTCTGGCGACATTGCTAACGCATTGAGCCGTGTTGCATCTTCTGCATCTGCCGCTGGCGTTCCATTGGAAAGAATGGAAGCAATTATCACTGTTACTGCTGACCAAACACAGCAAGCCGCTGAGACTATTGGTCGTGCATGGAACTCTGTTATTCAAAGAATTAACAAGATTAGTGCTGGTAAAGACGTTAGCGATACTGGTAAATCTTTGAACGATGTTGAAAAGGCATTAAAAACCGTTGGTATCGCATTAAGAGACGACAACGGTATTATTAAGGCATCTTCGGACATTCTGGACGAAGTTGCTGCTAAATGGGATACATGGAATCGTAATCAGCAGTCACAGATTGCTACGGCTATTGCTGGTACAAACCAAGCCAATATCTTCCGCGCAACGATGAACGATTACAAAGAGGTTCTTGAAGCTACTACAATAGCAGAAAACGCAAACGGCTCTGCTACTGAACGTATGTCTATTTACACAGAATCTCTAACGGCTAAAATAAATAGCTTCAAAACAACTTGGACTGAATTAGTCAATGACCTTAACTTAGATTCACTTATCGGAACAGTTGTTGATTTGGGTACTAAACTACTCGAAATCCTGAATATACTCCTTAATAAAATTCCAGTTTTGTCAGATGTGCTAAAGGGATTTATAACTGTAAAAAGTATAAATATTCTTATTGGTGCAGTTATAAGTGCGATTAGACGTTTAGCTGGCCCAGACGGTCTGGAAGGTCTTTTTGACGGTTTCATTAAGCTAAAAGATACAATAGCTATCGTTAAAGGTGCTATGAATGGTGTTACAGTTGAAACTGAAACGATGAGTGTTGGCTCAGTTAAACTAGCGAATACTATTACAGCGCTTATTAAAGTATTCGAAGGCGCAAAGCAAAAGTTAGAAATATTCAAGGCAGCGTTTGTCAATGCTGGTGGTGGAGTAAACGGCTTTGTAACCGCGCTATAGAGTATTCTTCCTGCCGCAGTTGCATCATTAAGCCCATTGACGCTTGTAGCCGCTGGTGTAGCCGCTGTTACACTTGCAGTTGTAGCTGGTGCGGCTGCTTGGTTGAAGTATAATTCTTATGCTGAACAAACTGCCAGAGCGGTAAAGTCTGCACAAGAAGCTATTGATAATGCACAAGTAGAGTTGGATACCGCTAATCAGGATATTGAAGAAACTGATTCAAAGTTGTCCGATTTAGCATCACAAATTAAAGCTATTAACGAAAAGGGGACTTTAACACTCGCTGATAAAGCCCAGAAAGATGCGTTACAGGAACAGTTAGACACATTAACTGAGATTAAGAAAACTCAGGAAGATGTAGTTACTCTAAAGAGTAAGGCCCTAAAGAAAGCACAACAAGATATGGTCGATGCCCAATATGGTAACGACAAGAGTGCTGATGAATGGGGTTCTAGCTTAACTGGTATGTCTAGCAGACTTTATGATACCGAGTCCGCAAGCATAAATCAGCTTGTAGCTAATATAAATTATCTTAATAAATCTAAGCAAGATTTGACCGTAACTGATGAGAGTTATAATCGTCAAATGAAGGAGCAAACTGCTGCTCTGAATGATAGAAAATTAAGTATTCTTGAGCAAATTCAAACACTCGTAGAACTTGGCGATACTAGCTCTGAACAATATAAGAAGTTGCAGCAGTTGCGCGATGAAATTGAACTTATTCTTGACCCATCCAACTATGAAACTATCAGTCTTGAAAAAATTATAGATACTGTTGGTATTGAAGATAAGCTAAAGAAAATAATCACTTCAGGTGATGAGGCTGGTCAAAAAACGGCAGAAAACTACGCCAAGAGTTTCGCTCAAAAGATTCTTTCTGACACTACAATGAAAGAAAACTGGGCAAAGGCAATGAACATTGATGTCAATGACTTGAATATCGACAATCTAACACAAGAGATTTTCAATAAATTCCATCAAATGTTCTCTGATGTCTCAGAAGATAGCAAAAAGATATTTGATAAAGAATATGGTTTCGGCGATAATCAAGTGGCCGATTGGAGCACACAAGCTACAGCCGCTCTTATTTCTCAAGATGAAGCATTAAAACAGTATCTTGATACTGTTCAATCAGCTTCAGAGAAGCAGGAAATTCTTAATAAAGCATATAGTGAGATGAAGGAAAAGGGCGAACTTACAGTCGCCACAGTCCAAAAGCTAATTGCGCAAGAACCCTCTCTGACAAAGGCCATTGAGATACAAGATGGTAAAATTAGAATAAATATTGATTCACTTCAGGATTTGTCCGCACAGTATTATGATACAGCAATAGAAACTGCCAAAGAGCAAAAGGCACAAACCGATGCTGTGATTAACAATACAAAAACCAGAATCAAAGCAATGCAGGAAGAAATGACTGCACTCGGTGAACTTATTCAAAAGAGGATTGATGCTGGAGAAGATGTAGACCCGAATGCTTTGAATCGGTATAAGGGTTATCAGAGAACACAGTACGAGCTGGAAAAACAGGGTAAACAGGCACAAGCTACTTCTGATGACTTGTCCGCACAAATTGAAGCACTAGAAAAATTAAGAGGCGAAGGCTTAACTTATACTCCTTCTAGTAAAAATAGGGGCAGTAGTAAGGGCGGTGGCTCTGGTTCTAAGACAGACCCCGAAAAGGAAGCCTATGAACTGAAGAAATCTGAGATTGAAGTAGTTCAAAAGCAACTAGAATTAGAGAAATCTAAACTAGAAGAGCAGAAGAAGGGTTTGGAACAGCAAAAGTCTGCCATTGAATTAGATAAGTCACAGATTGAATTGCAAAAACAAATCAAGGAACAGCAACTTGATATAATTGAGGATGCTGAAGATGGTATTGATGACATAATTGAACTTATCAAGAAAATGACTAAGCAAGATTATGAAAATCTAAAGACTAAACTCGGAGAGGTTAAAGATTATATCGGAGACTTCAAAGACGCTTTAGATGATGTCAAAGATACCTATGATGACCTTGTTGATGATGCTAAAGATAAACTGAAAGCAGAAAAAGAAGCTGCTGACAATCAGAAGAAACTTGAAGATGGTGCGAAGTCTATCGCAGAGATTCAAGCACAACTTGCTGAAATTCAGTATGATGACTCTGCTGATGCGCAAGCTAAACGTCTTGAACTAACTGCAAGCTTAAACGAAAAGCAACAAGACCTTGAAGATGAGATGAAAGACCAAGCATACGATGCTGCAACTGATGCTTTAGATAAAACTAAGGATAAGGTTGATAATATCTTTGATGCTATTGGTAACATTCTTGATGCTTCACAGGATGCTATTGCTGATTATATTACTTACATTTCAGATGAACTTGAGTCTGAGGGTAATTTGTATCAGGTTGCAGTTGCACAGTTCAATGATACTAGCGAAGGTGCGCAAGAAGAGCTATATAATCGTCTAATTGATTATAACAAAAAATATGGTGACAGTATCAATAAGACTGTTACTGAGCCTTGGAATGAAGCAATCGCTGCTGTTGAAAAATATAAAGAGGCCGCTGGCTCTGCTGATATAGATGCCGTTAGACAGTATCTTGGAACTCAAGATACGCAACTTAATGCTTCAATTAAGTTGGATGAAAAGACTATTGATGGTTTAGACAATCAAATAGACCAAGTAAAGATAGATATGGACAAAGTTGACCAGCAAGTAACGCAATTTGAGCAAGCTATAAGTCAGGTTAAAGACGCATTGTCACAACTTGAGATAAATTATAAGACAACTTCAAATACATCTGACGCTGGTGAGCAAGGAGCTGGTGGTACTGGAAATGATTATGCCTATGGTTTAATCAAGGGACTGTTACAACAGGCCGGTGTAGACACATCTACGCTTCCTGCTACATATCAAGGGTTTGTTGATGCTTTGAGCCAGACTACGGAAGCTGCTACTGGTACTAAAGACGCTTTAGTTAATTTGACAGGCCAAGTTGATGAAACGACCCCTGAAGTAGAAGGCTTGGGCGACACATCAACTGATGCTGGTAGCCAGATTGAAATAAGTGGCGACCAAGCGCAAGGTGCTGGTGAACAAGCAGACGCGACTGTACAGCCGCTTACTGATGTTGCTACATCCGGTGAACAAGCTGCTGGAGCTTTGTCTAATGTTGCCGATTCTGCATCTACATCTGGTGATGGCACTGGTTCTTCTGGTTCTGGCTTTAAAAACCTACTTGCTTTATTAACTGGTGGCGACACCGATAAATTTGTAAAAAGCTTTGCAACAAACGCGATTAGGAAATACTTACCTAAACTTATCAAAGCTGGCGTAAGTATGATTGGTAAGTTGCATGACGGTACAGATGAGGTTAAGAAGAGCAATAGCTGGTTAGATAAGATGCTTGGTTTAGGCCAAGACGAAACAGCTAGAATATTAAAGGTTGGAGAGGCTGTTATCCCTGATTATGCTAATGATGCTGTGCAGAATATGGATAGTTCTTCTATTCGTCCTACTGTAACAACACCTAATACATCTAATATAAAGACTACAAACAACTCTGAACTTAACATTGATATGGGCGACTTGGATATTAGTGGAATTGACACTACAGAACTTCGTAATGAACTTGCAAACATTAAGAGAGAGTCTGCAAATCAAGTCTATAGTACATTGTACAGATATATTAAAGTCGGTGGCTATAGAAATGTTAGGAATAGATACAATTAAATATTGCAATAAGCGCCTTAGTTAGCACGTGATGACTTTAGGCGCTTTATTATACGAACGTACACGATATTTGGTAATCTATGTAAGGAGAAATGAGTTATGGAAATGACTAATTATGCTTCTAAGGGTGTCGCTAACGCTGGTTTGGCTACTGGTATCATTGGTACTTCTTTGGGTGCTTTGAATGCTATCGGTGGACTTGGTGCATTGTCTGGTGTTGTCGGTGGACGCGCTACTGATAATTGCATCAACGAAGACCACTGTGTTAATCGTTACGAGTTGAATATGACTCGTGAAAATGACCGCGCTATCGTAGAAAAAGACCTCATTATCGCACAGAAGGACTCTGAGTTGGCACTTGCTCGTGCAAAGGAAAACACCCGCGAGGAAATCATTGGTGTTTACGAGCAAATCAAGAAAGAGATAAAGGAGCAGGATGACCGCAATGCGGCCATGTTCGCCGTCATCAATCAACAGCTTGGTGCGCAAGCCGTACAGAATCAGGCCAACAAAGACAGTTTCCAAATCTTGCAGGAGCGTATGGAAAACCGTTACGCAACCCTAGATTGCGCCGTACAGCGTGAAGTGGAAACTCGTAAGGCTAATGACAATCTGATTGTTACTTACACCAACGCAACCTTCTATCCGAACCGCATTGCTTCTCTGGCTGTTGATAGCACTGCTGGTACAACCGCAGCACACACTTACAATCCGCTTCCGGCTTGTGATTGCAACTGCTGCTAATTGTTCGTAACTAACACGTGAATGCCTAGTCAGCAATAGTTGATTAGGCGACATTGGTAATCGTAGCGTAGATATTTATATCGAGGGTATCGGAATTAAATTAAAATGCTAGTGGGCGTGGGCCAATGTTCTTAATTTGAAAACAATACGTAATAATACGTTTTTATATATTTATACTAAAGGTGGTGAAAATATGGCTGTAATGGGACTTCCATTTATTTTTAATGATGTTCCTTCTGAGTTTTATGGGTGTTCTATCGTATTTATTGAAGAAGACCCAAATAAGAGAGCGTCTGGTGATGGTAGAACATTTACGACGATTAAGCCGTTAAGAAGTGCTAAACAGTCTGTTTTAGATGTACAGGTTGACCAGCCGTTGACATTTGGGATTGAGATAGTTTTTGATAATCCTGTTGATATTCATACGTTGACTGCTGTAAAGAGTTGGCTTGCATCACCACTTGGTTTCCGTAAATTACAGGTCTGTTCAGACCTTTTTGACCAGTATTACTGGAATTGCTATATTACATTAAATAATGACCTTATTTATGCTGGCGGTTATCGTGGTGTAACCGCAACAGTTACTTGCGATGCACCTTGGGCATGGGGACATGTTAGAACTATTCAACTATCTGGTTCAACTACCAAATGGATAAATGTCTCCGAAGAAACTGAACCGATGAAGCCTGTATTAGAGTTTATTGCCACAAGTGGTGCGAAACTCATTATAGAGATATATAATGAAGATTTGACTTATGACAAGACTTTTATGATTGGTGCGCCTAACGCAAAATTATCTAATACTCAAAAGAACGGCGTTAAGATTGATTATACTGTTCCGAGTTGGGCAAAGGATTTTAGTTCGCCTGAGTCCGTTTCTTTAGATAATTCCACAGGCATTTTTACTTGTAGAGATGCGAATGGGAATCTATTAACCAAAATGTATAGAACGCAATCATTTAATAAGCAACTATTAAAAATTCCACAAGGTATCGTTTACATTAAAGTAACATCTAGTGGGATTAGTGATTTAAAAATAAAGTATCAGAATGTAAAACGTATAGGAGGTGGTTTCTATCAAGACTAATTTTGATTTCAATAATCTGTATGAATATCCGCAGATGGAGTTATGTAATCCAAATAAGCGTGAAATCTGCATTATGACAAACGTAAAAGAGTTGAAGTTTACTCTTAGATGTAATGATGTGTCAGAGGCTTCATTTAGGGTTTATAAAACAATGAATGATATTGATTTTCCTGAATATAATTTAGTCAGGAAGATGCGTCTGATTCACTTTGACGGTATTGGGTATTTTGTTATTCAAGAAGTGTCCGAAGTCTTTGAGGAAATGATTCCTTACAAGGACGTTACACTGTATTCTGCCGAGTATATGTTAAACTATAAGCCTGTCAACTTATGTTTAACCACTATGGTTGACGGTGGAACCACCGTATTCGCAAAATCTTATAAATTCTATGACAAAGATTATCCAAAAGATACTTTGATGTATAGACTATTCGCTGGTGCAGATTTTAAGGACTGGACTTTTGATTATGATTCTATTGATGAATCACTAATGGCAAAGTATCGTTCTTTCGATGATAGTGGCGATGGTCTATATGGTTTCTTACAGAATTATGCTTCTACTTCTTATGAGTGCGTATTCACTTACGATATTGAGAATTACGTTGTAAGTGTTCATAAGAAGGATGATTTGATTAGGCCGACAGATATTACTTTATCAATGGATAACCTAATGAAACAAGCGAATCTAAAAGAACTATCTGATGAAATCTCAACAGTTTTAGCTGTTAAAGGTTCTGATAAGTTATCGCTTTCTAAAGTTAATCCAACTGGTACAGATAATATTTATAATTTTGACTATTATCTAAAAGAAGAGTGGATTGGCGACGATTTTACAGTCTCGTCTGTAAAGTATGATAGTAATGGTAATGTTGTATATGGTTCTAATGGGAAACCAGTAACTACAAATATGGCATTTACTGAGCACGTTAAGCTATGGGAACAAAAGATTAGGCAAATTATTACAGACGCTACTACAGAAGGTTCTTATGGTTGGCTGTTGAAGAGATACACATATCTAAATGCACAATATATTTTGATAAATACATATCATACATACGCTGAATACATCTATAATTATTGCACAGAAGCCATTAGCACATATCAAGAGGACACTAAGAAACAAAAGAAAAGTATTTGGGGTACAATTCTGTTTGGTATTGGTTTGGCTGTTGTTGCCGTTGGCGCTATCGCTTTGGCTGGAATTACTGCTGGTGGCTCATTAGCCACTGGCGGCGCTGCTGTCACTGCTATGCTTGCCGGTAATGCCACTGCGCTAGGGACTACCCTTGGCATTTCTGGTCTAGGTGCAACTATAGTTGGAGTTGCGGCAACGACTACAATAAATGCTGGTATTTCTACTGCTTTTCAAGGTCTAATGAGCTTAGGTGCTATGACATATCAGACGAATATCACAAAAGACCAGATGAAGAAATATCAAAAGGTTGCGCAGAACAATATGGATGTATATAAATCTGGTGGCGATTATGTATACAATCTAACGCCTGAGACATTGACAAATCTTGTATCTGGGAGGACTAAAGAGTTCGTCGTTGACGACCCACTATTCTGGATTTCAAAAACTTATGATACGAGTAATGTTAGTACAATTTGTCAAAAGCGCCCGAATGATGACGGAGTAAAATCAACAGTACCACAGAACTATTGTTTAGATATTTTGAATCAAAAATTGGATTACATTCAGGACAAATTAGACCAATACGTAAATATTTACGCATATAAGAATTGGTTTAGTACGCTTGAGCAAGAAGCATTACAACCGTTCCTAATCCAGAGCGAATATTCTGATGAAAGTTTTACTGCGACAGATGATATTGACATTGATTCAGCAACTGATACTACGAAGTATGTTACTACAAACCAAGGTACAATGACTATTGAGGAGTATCGGTGCGCTACTGACGGTCACATGATTCAGTATTTATGTAAAGGAGATACAAAAGACTACGAAGCAAACCCGATTACCTTTAACGAAACAACATTCCGTAATTGGATTGTGAACTATCCAAAGTGGGCAAGCTATAAAAATGATAAGAAATCTATTAGAGGTCATTTCTATATGTCTTTTGACGGAGCTTATTGGACTATAAGTGATAATGATAGTGGTAGCATTATCAACCAAATTTATAATTCTACTAAATTCCCGACGCAAGTTGGTGTAGAACAGAACACGTATAATGGTAAGTATAAATACACACCAAAATCCGGTGATTATATCATGCTTAATATCTATTCTGAGAAAATTGAGCTTATCGACACATTAACTGCTGCGACGCAACTTGCACAACAGGGATATGAGGTCTTAGATGAATGTAGTCAGCCAGCATTTAGCTTTGATATTACATCGAACAACTTCTTATTCTTGCCAGAGTACAAAGAATGGGTAGAGCAATTAGGATTTGATGGTGACGGATTGACGCTCGGTTCTATGATAAATGTTATGTATATTGATGACCAAGTTCTGAATCCATTCGTACAGGAAGTTTCTTTTGAATATGACAATCCTGATAGTTTGAGTTTCACTTTTGGTAACAAGTTTAATCTTGGGACTAGCGAGTATACACTTGGTAAGGTCTTCTCCAATAATACTTCTACCGTACAAAGAGTACAACGCGCATTGATTGGTACTTCTACGACAAGTAGTGGAAGTGGTAATGGAAGTACAAGCAGGAATAATTCTAGTGCTATTGCAGCTACAAATGATGCAATAGATAACGCAGTTGGAATTAGTGAAGATGCGCTTAAACGCGCAGAAGACCTTGAAGCACAATACAAAGCGGAACTTAAAGCACAGTATGATGCGCTTGATAAAAAAATAAATGATACACTTGACACAGCGAAACAAGAAATAAAGAATGCTATTCTAGGCGAGAAGATAGACGAAAGAATAAGCAACAGCTCTGCGATGGTTAGTAGAACAATCGCTGGTGGACTAGGACTATATACAACAGTTCTTGGTAACAAAGACATTGGCTTTAGATATTGTTTTCACAACGGTAGTTCTATGGCAAATTCTACAACATACTTTTACGCATCAAGTGGTGGTTTTGGCTTTGTATCTTATAGTACACCCGGAAATATTAGTGAAACGAGTATCTTAGATGGAAGACAAGTTGACGGCTCCGCTATCAGTTGGGGTGGCATTAGCAGGGATGGCGATATGGTTATAAGAGATTTGATTGCACGAAAAGTCAGCGTAGAGGATATAGCATCTCATTTGATTCACGCCGATAAAATAATTGCAAAAAATACAATAACCAATAGTCTTGTTGTCACCGACACTATTACCGGCGATAAAATACATGCAAATAGTATATATGCTAGTAATTTGCGTGAAGATGCGATGTGCAAGGAATTGTGGAAGAACTCATCGCCAGATACGGCGTTCAGTGCATAGGTTATCACGTCTATGGCTAAACTTGATAATGGTCAACCTGACTCATTTAGTAATTATACTGGTGCTGTAGTATATTGTAAGAAAGGCGCATCATCTTGTATGCTATTAAAGGGTACTGGTAGCACAATAATTGCTGCTGTAACTAATGTTGACCAAGGCAAGTATAATGGTTGGTTTTACAATTACAGTGGTTCATCGTCATCCTATGCCTATAGAAACATTTTACACGAGACTACACAAATTAGATTCTTCGATAATTACTACCTGTCATATTCAGGCCCAGAGAGTGATGGTTCTTGGCGTGTTCTTGGTGTTGGTGTTGGTAATGGCAGAGAGCGCGTTATTATTAACCCGTCTTTCTTTTATGACAATTCATTTAATGTTCCATATAGAATATTTGGAATCAGATACGGTGTACTGAAAAACTGACAGAGGTGAGTTATTATGCCAAACTATTCTAACATAACCGTTGTTGCAGTTCTTGACAACAACGGCGAATTACACAAAATAAATTACGAGCAGTTGGCTAACTTGCCTAGCTCGATGAAAAATCCCCATGCTTTGATTATATTTGGTCAGAGATATGACGGAAGCAACGAAACAACCATAATTCCAACACTAGCTACCTCTACACAAAGAGGTTGCGTAATGCCAACGACAAAGACAGCCGAGATGACACAGGAGGTCGGCATAGATTCTTCTGGTAAGTTATATACAAGAGGATTTACCGTAGACCAAGTTGTGACGGCTTTTAGTACAAACCCTGTTAGCAGTGATGGTGTGCGAAATTATGTTACAAATAATAATACGCAGATTTATCAGGTCATACAGGCAACTAAAGAGGAACTTGAGAAGACATCCAACACAAGATATAATGAATTACGTGGTGGGCTAACTGATGTGTCAGGAAGCGTTGATTCCCTAAAGAAGTCCACATCGTCATCTATAAGCGAATTACAAACATCTATCAAAACCGCAAATGATAATATAGAAAAGAACAAAGCGAATATAGATTTGCTAAATAAAAGTACATCTACATTATCTTCACGTATTGACGAAAATGATAAGAACACAAGTCTTAATAAGTAGGATATAAGTGAACTAAAACCGAAGGTCACACAGTTGCAAACAGACATACAAGAGGTAAAGTCTCGCAATATAGGTTATTACTTTGATACAGAGTCGGCGCTTTTATCTTGGCTGTCTGTTGAAGATAATGTAGCTAAGTTGGGCGTTGGTGTGTGTTTATATATAAGGGGAAATCCGTTAATACACTATGTATGGAACGGAACATCAGCTGAAAAGGTTAATATCTTAGCAGATGTCGTTGGCGGCTATATGACAGCTATAAATCCGACTGGCACTGGATACATAAGAATGAATAACAATCAGGTTGCAAGTGATGGCGCTGCTTTTGGTGCTGATAACATTGCGAACGGGTTGTATTCATTCGTTGCTGGTCATGGTATGAGACTCGTAAATGAATGCCAAGCTGGTATAGGTAAATATAACGCAGAATCGAAGAGCGATGAAATCTTTACTGTCGGCTATGGTAAAGATGACAACAATAGAAAAACTGTCAGTTATATCGGGTCTGATGGAACGTCACATCATATCGGTGATGTTACTGCCTGTGATGAAGACTTGAGCGCACCGGTTACTGTTGATGTAAGTAGGATGAGAGTCGTCTGTGCGATTAAAGATATGCCCGTAAATGTCAAACCAGTTATAGATTGGAGCGAGTTTTTATCAACCGTTACATTGAATAATGTTGCAGAATATACTTTCGTATATAATGATAACCATTGGAACTCTTCAAGTTATGATTTTTCATACATTATCGACCAACAGATGAAATATAATCCAATCAGTGCTATAGGTATTACATTTGATTACATCGACGGCAGAATCGCAGAAGTTCCTATTGACTTTGTTGATGGTGATACGATTACAGTATATGCACCATTACAGAAAACAATTAGTTTAAGGGAGTTATATAATGCGGTGAACGCCACTGGTTTATATGTGGATGAAGATGGCGATGTGTGTCAGGAGGACTAATATGAAATATTTTAAGAGAAAGGTGGTGTTACAATGAATAGTGAGTTTTTAACTAAATTGCCAACCAGAGAATTTATTCAAGGAGATACGTTTACTATAGCTTTTCAATTTACTGATATGGACAATAGTGTTATCATCCCAAATGCTAATTAGATTACATGGAATTTATGCACTTACGACTATTATGAGACTGTTGTGCTTTCACTTAATGGTTCAAGTAATTCAAGCCAGATTAAAGTTGACAATAAAACAGGGATTGTCTACATTACACTCACATCAAGTAACACCAATAATCTAAGAGATGGCAAGTATATTCAGCAACCTGTCCTGACACATGAAGGTAGTACGTATATTCGTGCTTGGGGAGAGGTTATCTTTAGAAGAAAGGTTGGTGGTGCTTAATGATAAATAAAACTATGGCTACTTTGGTCAATCAGTTTATGTTTGGTCAGGCTACATCAGCATCAATCCCACCATATTGGTATCTTGGGATTCTTAGAACTAAGTTAGACCCTACTGATTTTAACGGCAATATTTCTGGTAAAGAAATTACAAATTAGGGATATGCAAGAGTAAGAATCCCGAATACTGCTGACTATTTTCGAGTGTCTAGTAGTAGCGCACAAATGAGTTACGTTACCAATAACCGCGATATTGTTTTTAATGATATTACTGGTGGTGGCAATTCACCTATCGCTGGATTCTTTTTGACAAATGCTCAGACTGGTAGCACTGCTTATATCTGGGGAAATCTAACTACGGTTAGAACTGCTTACCAAAATTCCCGCGTTGTTGTCAAGGCTGGTGCTTTGAATTTTTCTGTCACTAATACCGAAGGTACTGGAACTATTGCACAGGGCCTTATTGTTGATGACCAAGGTGTTCTTTCTGGCAATATGAGTGTCTCTACTGTTGGTGTGCTATCGTGAGGGATGAAATATGGTATATGATGCTTTATATGGAATCCCAGTTGACGTAATTAGGCTCTGTGATTTAGATAAGTCTTACAATATCTTTAATGCGCAAGAGCCTGTTATTGTTCATATTGCAAACTTGGATAGAAAAACATATATTGACGGAAGCGGTACGTATATTTCAAAAGAAAACTTCGAGACTTTCTTTACTGGAACTGTTAATGAGAAACTAATCTCTGTGTCTCGCGCTAGAACGATTGGAGATGTAGCACCACTTACTATTGGTACTATAGCTAAATGGGATATTCACACGTTCTGTAGAGAAGAATTAGAGTGAGGAGTTGATTATATGAATACTGATGGAAAATATGTGTTTGAAATCAAAGAACGCACTATCGTTCCTACGCTTACTTCACAAGTAGCAGTTAGTAGCGATATTAACGCAAGACGTATTGTATTTAAAGTACCAGCAACCATTGATGGATACGATGTAAGGGACTCTAATTTTACTGTTAGATGTCTTAATGCTGCTGGTGCGCTTAATGAATATAGTATGACCAATAAGAGGGTCGTAATTGAAAATAATGCGACCTATATTTATGTTGAATGGATAATGGACGGCTCTGTTACACAAAAAAGCGGCGTTGTAAAATATGATGTGTCTATTTACGATGCAACTAAATCAATATATGCTTGGCATAGCTTGCCATCCACATTCAACGTGGAAGCTGGTATATCAGAGATTAACTCTGATTAAAATATTAACTCTTTTGGAGGATTAAATTATGGGAAAACTTTTAAGAGATGAAACTTTTGTTGCTGCTATGAATAAGCAGAACGCCATACTGGAAGTTCTTGCTGCCGATAAGATACAGCAGATGTCTGGTAACTGGGCAGAAGTTGCTACTCTAGTTCGTGCTGGTTATGCAGAATATGTTTATGATTTTGGCGACCAGTTTAAGGATAAGTGGACTGATACCGCTAACTCTAATAAGGAATATGCGAACTATAATTGGCACGTTGGTCATTTCGGCAATTACTTACTTCAGGATGGCGAAACTGTACCGGGTATGACTATTCAGGCACACTATGCGCATCCGTTTGGTGTACAGTTTAGTCACCAGAGAGCATTTTTGAAGTGTGATACCGAATTAGCCGCTGGTACTTACTACTTTACGATAGAAACTAAGTGGGGTAACAATGTTGCTGCTGGTGATATTGTCAGCTTCACTCTTACTAAGCCGGTTCCTGCTGGTGGACGTATTTCAGGTTGCTATGGAGCACCTGACCAAGTAAAAGCTAACTGGCGTATCTATACTTGGGCGGCAGATGGTAAGACTAAGGTTGAAGACAACATTACTCCGACATTTACCGCATCTGGTACGAATCTTGGTACTATGAAGCATGATAAGCGTAACGGCAACTTGAACTCCTGTCAGGAAATGGCTTATGGATGGAACAGGTGGAAAACATCCGCACTACGTCAGTACCTAAATAGCTCTGCTACTAAGGGTAACTGGTGGGTAGCACAGGATGAGTGGGATATTGCACCTGACGAGTTGGCATTCCATGACGGTTTCTTGACTGGTATGCCAGCTGACCTTTTAGATGCTATCAAGCCTGTTAAGATTGTTACCTATCCAAATACCGTAAATGACGATATTGCTGGTAATACCCCTGACGTTACCTACGATAAGGTATTCTTGCCAGCACTTGAGCAGATTTATGTAAATCCTCAGAAAGCTGGCGAGGGAGATGCTTGGGAATACTGGAAGCGTGTTGCTGGCACCACCACTCCGTTGGCTCAGTGGGGTACTTATCCTCAGATGATTACCTATGCTATTGAGAATACTTCTAGCGCACAGGGTGTGCGCTTGCGGTCTGCTTATCGTGGCAATGCTATTAGTGCGTGGTATGTCAACTCTAGCGGTTACGTCAACGGCTACGGCGCGAGCAACTCGCATAGGTTCTCGCCCGCTTGTGTCATCTGCTAATCCTAGTAATCTTGCACGAATACTTTCGTGCAAGATTTTCTATTTAGATTAAAAGCAGTAATTTCCTTAGAGAAATACTGTTGTCCGAATATTAACAATAAAAGCAAATATATAAAAATTAAATTAAGGAGGCCGCACAATGTCTGTTCCGGCTGGTCAAAGAAAAGAAAATAGACTAGAAGTCGTTATGCAAGCCAGAGAGCTTGCAGTCTACACTTTAAGAATCACATCTAACAAGAATGTATTTATTCCTGATTACGATGAATCGGTCAAACTAAAAATCCAAGATTCCGCATTGACCATCTTTAATAATCTTATGGATGCAAACAACATTAGAGTTGACGATAATGTTGGAAGATGGCAGGAGCGCGATAAGCTCCAAAGAGATGCGGCAAAAGCGTGTAATACACTATTAAACCTTATATACTTGGCATAGACGTTATATCATCTAAGAGCCAGCCGTATTAAGTATTGGTCTGAATCTGTCATTTCAGTCAGAGGTTTAATTCGTAAGTGGAATCACAGCGATTGTACTCGGTATGGACATCTCCTTAAAGAATCTAAAGAAAAAGACGAAACTTAATTTTTATATATATTTGGGTTATAACCTGATTCAGAATGTGCGCTTGCGGTCTGCTAATCGTGGCAATGCTAATAATACGTGGAATGTCAACTCTAGCGGTAACGTCAACAACAACAACGCGAGCAACTCGAATAGGTTCTCGCCCGATTGTATTTGAAAGTCCCTAATAAAAAATCTTACGCATAGCGCAAGCTAGGTTCTCGACTTCAAACACAAGGAGGTTATAACCCTGTTATCTTGCTAAAAAAAATATAAAAGATAACTAAACCACTCTATGCCGATGGCGTTGGTTTTCGAGCCAGTACGCCTATATACGGCTTAGTTTAGTTGTTGTGTCAAAGTTTAATGAATAATAATTAGGAATCGAATCAAGTAGTAAATGTCCTAGACTTCGAGCACCTACTTGATTCTTTATATAAGTGCAAGAAAAATGTTAGCTGGAAAGAATCTGTCGCTAATTTCTATATTCATGGAATCGAACAGGTTCTTAAACTAGAAGAACAACTTGCAAACGGAACATATCAACCACGTCCAACTAAGACTGTTCATATCACTCATCCGAAAGAAAGAATTGCTGTAAGCATAGCTTTCAGAGACAGAGTATATCAACGTAGTCTTAATGATAATATAGTGTATCCGTTAATGACTCGAAGTTTTATTTATGATAATTGTGCTTGTCAAAAGGGTAAAGGAACCGATTTCGCTAGAGGCCGTTTAAAATGTCATCTGCAAAGATGCTATAGAAAGAATGGTCTTGATGCTTGGGTTCTGCAATGCGACATTAAGCACTATTATGATAATATGCGGCATGATACAACAAATGCCTTGTTCAGAGAGAAATTACCAGTAGAATATGCAGATAGAGTCTGTAGAATATTAAATGAACAATATCTTGGTGATACAGGGTATAATCCCGGTAGCCAAGTTGTTCAGATTGCTGGTATTTCTGTTCTGGATAGACTTGACCATAAGATTAAAGAACGTATGCACATTAAGTATTATATTCGTTATATGGATGACTTTATTCTTATTCATCACGATAGAAATTACTTAATCAAGTGTATGCACGAGATTCAAGAAGAACTAGCTAAAATTGGTCTTGAATTGCATCCTAAGAAAACCAAACTCTATAGAGTTGGTAAAGGTATTCCATTCTTAGGATTTAAATTCAGGCTTACCGAAACCGGTAAGGTCGTTATGTCAATTCTTGGAGATAATGTTAAGAATGAAAAGCGTAAATTACGTAAAATGGTTAAACTTGTTGTAAAAGGTCGCAGAACCAAAGAAAAAATAGATTAGTGCTATAGTTGTTGGGTTGCTCATGCAGAGCATGGTAATTCATATAAACTAATATAGCGAATGAATAAATTCTACGATGATTTATGGAGGTAGAATTATGATTTTTCAGAAGGCGATTATGAATCCTCACGAGGAGAAGATGGTCGAATATCGCAATGCTTAGATTAGCAATCAACAGTCTTTGATTGAGTATATTGCTGTTATGAGTGATATTGACCTACCTGTTGAAGAAGAGAAAACCGCTAGTATGGGCGGCATGGAAGATATGGAGGGCTAATATATGACCGATATGGAACTGTCCGCACACGGAAAGAAAGCTAAGTATTACTACGATTCTGGTTTCTGGACTAAGAAAATGGTTTATAACGTAACCAAAAAGGGCTGGATTACTCCAGAAGAGTACGAGTATATTACTGACGATAAGTACATTTAATAAGTTGGGTGTAGCATTAGCTACACCATTATTTTTAATTTAGGAGGTTGAATAGCTTGAACGGAACTTATATTTTTGAAATTGTAAACAGAACAATCGTTCCAAGCGCAACTGAAGAATTGGCTGTTGTAAATGATAATGATTCAAGATATATTACCTTTAAGATTCCATCAGTGATTGATGGTATTGATATTACCGATAAGATTCTTACTGTCAGATATGTCAATTCTCTGAATCGTTATGACCAGTTTTTCTGTAATAGCAGAGAGGTTATTACGGAAGGTAACGAGCAGTTTGTCCTGTTCGACTGGGTTCTTGATTCTAATGTCACAAGTGCTAAAGGCACTGTAACTTATGATGTATCAATATATGATACAAATGATATGACTAACGTATCACAATATATTCTTCACACAAAACCAGCTACTTTTCAGGTTGAGGAAGGATTACTTGATACCGGTGCGCCTATCGAAGATGAGAATACACTTCAGGCAGCTATTGATAGTTTTAATGCTATCGCTGCTAAATATTACCATGATACGCTTGCAGCATCAAAAGCGGCTCAAGCGGCTGCTGATGCTGCCGCTAAAAGTGCTGCATCGTTAAAGGTAGATACTACACTTACACTTTCTGGCTATGCCGCTGATGCAAAAGCTGTCGGAGATAGATTGACCGGTAAAGCAGAATCGTCTGAAGTAACCTCTATTAGAAGTGATTTACAGAATGAAATTGACAGAGCTACTGATGCGGAAAGTCAGCTAAAGGAAGATTTAGAAATCAGCAAAATTTTTAAAACTTCAAACATTCTTTCAGCCAGTGATTATAATTTTAAAAAGAATTATTATTACAGTCCGTCTGTCAACGATTTTGTTTCCAGAAATGGAAATATTGCGTATAATCAGCCTATTTCGGCTGGTGAAAGCGAAGTATATGTGTCAAATGCAAGTATTGCTGTATTTTTGGACAAAGACAACAGAGTAATTAGTCATAATGAATCAAGTACAACTGTGGAATCATTTGCAGTTTACACAACGCCAGCCGAATGTAAATCAATAATGGTTAGTTGGTATTATACAGCAGATATTAACAAATTATACTTTGCACAATACAATTCTGGCGCACTCTACACAAAAAGAAATGCACTAACAAAAACATTGTTTTCGAACATTGATGCCTCACAAGCTAATGTAAATGGGTCAAGATTAACAGACGCGGTGCGTGGCAAAATACTTGAAGGTAATACAAACATAGGTAAAACTTATGACGTAGACATTAAACAGGGCGTTAATTTTATCATTAAAATCAACCCCAAAAATGCAAACGTAACAATTAGCGAAATTACAAAAGACGGTTCCCAAAACTACATTAACTATAATCAGCATATTTCCAACAATGGGTTATACAGATTTACTGCAAGCACAGATATTTTAGGGCTTAGATTCACAGACATGACAGAAGAAATTAAATTTTCTGTGTATCTTCCAAACGATGACAACAAAGCACTTGAACTTTTTTTCCCGGAGCAATTCCGTCCTGATAAAAATATCAAAGAAAGAAATACCGTTTCTGGGTATAGAATTAACGCACTGGAACGAAAAATTGACACCGCCGCAACTGGAAATATTACTTTCTATGATGTCAGCGGATGCGAATATATCCGAATCAGCCCATTCAGATTTTACGGAACGCATGGGTACGCATTTTTTTACAACAACGGCTTTGTGCCTAACATCACAACTCACATTGAACAAGTAAAAATTATTGATTCAAAAGAAACATTAAGTTTCCAAGACACGGTTATCAAAGTGCCAGATGGATGCAACTATTTTGGCATGACGTGGCTAAATGAAAATAATTACGTTCCAAAAGTCACTAAAATGCTATTTGCAGAAAAAGAAAATTCTAATCTACAAGACTTTTATGGAATTTTCAAAAATTTTGGCAACCAAAATTGCTATAGTTTATTGTCACTTATTGCTAATTCAACAAAATCCACTAACTTGACATCTCAAACCCTTAAAAAACTAACAAAAAATGACATCTCATTTGGACACATGGGCCAACTTGTAATTAAAGATGGCATGTGCTATGCAAGCTTTTTGCAAAACAGTGGAACGGATGGAGAAGCCCTATACAGTGAAACAAGCGAACTTGTCCTTGCAAAATTTTTGCTTTCAGATACACTGTCGGATAGCTTTTCGCCTGATACAAACACTCAAGTCAAAGCAATAGGAAAACTCGGAAGTGCTTGTGCAGGACATATTGCAAAATCAATATATAAGGATAATGCAATGTGTTTAATTGGCAATAAACTGTATATTACATTTATGTTTATTTCTGAGACTGATTCTGACGCACACCTGTTTAGAAAAGTATATAATATCAGTTCTGACACATTTGAGGACGAAGTAGCTTGCGAAATTGAATATAAGGGTAAAACATATCCGTTTACAAACAGCACAATCAACATGATTTACGGTGAAAATCATTTAAATCAAAATGCTAGTGGAATCATGGAAATTGTAAGCGAATGGAGCAAATACAATTCGGAATACTATGCAACCGGAATCAACGGTGACAAGCCAAACAACGGGTTTATTATTAAAACGTCTGATTTTAAGAAATATTATTTTGTTGATGTATTGCCATTCAATGACAACGGAATAGCAGAAATTGCATCTATTGTGTACGATAACAAGTTGTATGTCGCGTGTCGTCAAAATTACGGGCTTCCATATCTACTTTTAGCTTTTTATAACCTACAAAACGGAACATGGGGTACACCATACAGGATTCAAGACGGGAATGTAAGACCTTGGTTTTACAAAAAAGACGGGGCGTTATATTTAATTAACACAATCGAAGAGTATTACCGCAGATATACTAATATTTCTAATGTTTTAACATCCGGCTATCTTGGTGCATCAGCACCAATCAAAATAATCGCTACATTATGTAATTGTGGAAATTATATTGCAACATCGGAGTATAACAAGAATACATACTATGTGTGTACATATAAAGGAACAATTTATTTTGGAATATTAGACGTTATCAAATATGACGAGACTATCGTTAATAACAAATTGCTAAAACTACTGGAATGATAGCCAACCTGATAACTAAATGAGATTTTAGCATACTTATAACGAGGTGATAATTATGGTTAAAACTTATAGCGTAAAAAATCAAGGTAATGTCAAATTATCTACAAACTTTACCGTAAAAGAGTTCGCCTGCAAAGATGGTTCCGATTCTGTTCTTATCGACATTGCTCTCGTTGAAGTCCTACAAAAAATTCGTGAACATTTTGGCAAACCAGTTATAATAAATTCTGCGTATCGTACACCAGAGCATAATCGTAGGGTCGGCGGTACTTCCGGTTCATATCACGTAAAAGGTATGGCCGCTGATATTCAGATTTCTGGTGTATCAGCAGTTGAGATTGCTTATTTTGCTCAGACTATTACTAACGGTGTTGGTGTTTACTACTATGGTAACACTAACTTTGTTCATGTAGATACTAGACAAAATAGAACTTTCTGGCTATGTGCGCAAGCTGGACGTTACGAATATTACAGAACTGATTTAATGCCAATAATCAAACGTGGAACAAATGTTGGCAAGGCTTCTGCTGTAAAGTTTGTTCAAAAGAAACTTGGTTTACCTATTGACGGTCAATTTGGAAAAAATACTGAAAATAAGGTAAAAGAGTTCCAGAAAGTACATGGTTTAACTGCTGACGGAATTGTTGGAATGAACACTTGGAAAGCAATGTTTGTTAGATAATCTAAGGAGAAATGAATATGACTATTGAACTGTTTTGTACTTTGCTTCTTGCTTTTGGTACTCTGACTACAATCGTTGTTGAGTTCCTAAAGAAGATTCTTACTGGTCTAAAGATTAACTACAACACATCCGCTGTTGCTCTTGGCACTGGTGGACTTGTTGGTGTAGTTGGTACTTGTGCGTACTTTGTAATGGCAAATATCGCATTTACTCCACAGAGTATCATGTGGATTATTTTTGAAGGTATCTGTGTCATTATGGGTTCACAGCTAGGCTACGATAAGATTGTGGCAATAATTAAACAAATAACTGCTAATAAACGGGCATAATATAATAGGGATAGTAACTAAAAATGTTACTATCCCTATCTTTTTCGTCTTTAGGCCATATTGAACATTTTATAAGACCTCTTAGCACTCACCGCAACATTCACCACAGCAATGCGCTTTTACGAGTTCTCCAATCTTATTCTGTGCAGTCTTAAATGCTTCATTAAAATTTTCAATAGCGGATTCTGCATCGACATCCTTGTAATCAGAACCACCATCTGCCCACATAATAGTCCATCCGTGTTTGCCAGCCTCAATTCTTACAGTCAGCCCAAAATTATCTTTGTAACTTTCACGCAATTCAACTTCACTACTGGGCATCATGCCAAACATTCGTTTCATTTTATAGGCTCCAACCTCTTATTTACTTACCCTTGGTAACGACTGTATCGGCCCCCTGTACAGTAACCCAACCATGCTTCAGACGAGCTTCTGCTTCCTTCATCTGAATCAGCTCAGGAGTGATAGACTCGGAAAGCACCTTATTTGCATTAGCCTCGGCCTGTGCTTCAATCATCTTAACGTCAGCTTCTGCCTGTGCCTTAACTTTATCAGTCTCTGCCTGAGCCAAAGCTGTCTGCTTATTCAGCTCTGCAATCTCTGCATCCTGTTTCGCCTGTTCCTTTGCACGAATCTTCTGCATCAGGGTATCGTCAGGCTGTGCATCAACAATTAAAGCAGAGGTGACGTTGATACCATATTCATTAGACAGCTTTTCATTCAGATATTCAGTGATTGCGGCATTAACACCAGCACGGTCATCGGAATAAATCTGCATAACACTAAACTTTGGAGTAACTTCCTTGACATAAGCAATAATGTCGTTCTGAATCTTGCTCTCCATCAAGCTTTCGCCGTTCATTCCGTTAAACTTTGTGTAAAGTTCAACAATACGATTTGCGTCAAAGCTATAGTTTACAGTCAGGTTGATAGCAATAGTGCCACCATTTGCGGGCGCATCAATGTGCCAATCTGCGTGTTCTTTAGCGCCATAATCCTCTGCACTATTAGAAAATACAATTCTCTGCTGACTAATAGGGAAGTTGGCAACGTGTTTCATGGGACTCATAAAGTGCCAACCCTGAGAAATCGTAGTCTGCTCAACACCCTTTGCAGAGTAAACAACACCAACATAGCCGACAGGAACACGGACAACACAAGTTACCACAATAATCAGTGCGATAACTGCGGCAACAATACCAGAAATAATTTTCTTCATACAGTCTCCTTTAATTTGGTTTTAGATTTATCTATTCAAAACTTATTCTCGATAATGTAGTAAACAACTACCGTAATTACCAAAAATAAGATAATCCATTGCTTAATGAATAACATAGACTTGATACCTCAATTTTTTATTGAGCAGAACTGCACGTTCCGGCTTAAAGGTTTTGGTATGACCATAACCATCGACCCTTTTCATAGCATCAGCTTCATCTTCAGCAAAAACACAGATATGTGTATCATACGTTTTGCTCGGTAAAGCAAGGTAATACTGCGTCATTTTACCATATACAATATACCAGTCACCCAAAATTATTCACCGCCATCAAAATAATTCATACACAGTAGTGTCATCCAATTCGGTCGTGCTGTATTCAATGAAATACGCGCCTCTTTTAGACAACTTTTCGTCAACCTTGCGCTTTGCCTCATTAGGACTAATAGCGCAAGTGATGCAGTGTCTTACACGTTTGTTGTTATCAATGTCGTACTGAACACCAGCGACAAGGTAATATTTCTTAGATTGCATATTACTCACCGCTAAGTTCCATCAGCTCCTCAACATCAGTAGATGTAACACGATAAAGAGTAGCTTTATTATAATACGACTGGTAGCAATCATCCATAATAAGCAGAAGATTATCATAGAAGTAATAGTCTCTCGGACGGTTTACCATCTCACACATATTGACAATTTCGCCATTATCATTTACTGTAATTGTAAATGCGGTGTCATTACGAATGAAAATAAGGTAAATATGCTCGTTTAACTTTTTAATTTTGGATTCGTTCTTTTTGAGGTATGCCAAAATCTCGTCGGCATTCATCCTGTAAAGAGCATCCACTACATTATCATAGTTAAAGTCGCTAGAAATCTTAAAGTCCATATTCGTTTATCCTTTCGTGTCGCTTGTTTTCTGTCCCTTGGAACATCTATATTATACCATACTAGACGCAGAAACGCAAGGGATTCTTTGTGAACAATTTGTTAACTGTCGATATTGACAACAACCTGTTTGGCCTCTTTGTCGAAGTGTACACGGCCACTCCAACGGCTCAGATGGTATCGTGTGCCGCCTAAATTGAACACAACAGGCCAATCCTCAAGCGGCAGAGTATCGCCATAATCAGCCGCTTCTTCCTGCAAATCGACACACAAATCGTTAAAACTGATACCCATTCTCACTTAACCTCCGAGTTATCTAAAACAAACCGATTCTTTGTAGTACAGACAAAAGTTGCTGGAATAATATTCTGCTGAAGCTCAATGTTAATATCAGAAATATTATTGATTTCCTCAATAGCATCATTGATAGACTTGTTAGAATTTCGGTTAGTTGTAGCCATCATCTTAGCAAGTTCATTGCCATCATAAGCAGTATAAGTCCACTTTTGTTCACCTTCTGGTTTATATGCCAGCATAATCTCATATAGTCTAGCAGAATACTTATGCGTAAAGTGCATAACAGTATTTGCGTTATAGTCAATCTGGCTAGTCATATTACAATAGCTTGCGAACAAAGGGTTTAACTGAATACCAACAATCCTATCAGCACCAATTACAGGCTTATCAACGATACCATGTAATTCATATTCTTTTCCGGCGCTTGTCATAATAGGAATACGCTTGCAAGCAAGTTCCAGTAATGCGTTAATTGCGCTCCTATTTGATTGACCGCCACGGGAAGTAATGACGTGTGCGAGGTAGTCATCTAAAGAGAAATGAATTGTCAACATACCGGCATCACCGTTATATCGAAACTCGTTTGTTTTCATAAGAACGTACATGAAAGCCCTTTGTTCAACTGTGCTAAAGCTATATCGAGAGTTCTTGATAAACCGCTTACTAAGAGTAATTCTCTTTTCGTAAATCTTAGCACGGTCAAATCTAGTCCATCCGGGGTGATACTGGTTGTGTCGTTTAATCAATTCTTTAGCCTGATATTGTTGAATGATAGTAAGACTTTCGCATCGTATATTTAATACAGGCGAATGTTCATTGATTAGATAGCGTTCAACAAGCGCAGACTTAGCTTCGGAATCTAATTCAACAAAGTAAACAGTGGACTCCTTCAATTCTTTTAGATGCTCTCTGCTGATATTGTCACTAGGGTCGGATTCATGCTTATTGATTCTATCTCTTAGATTAGAATTGCACTTTCCGACATATAACCACGGATGAAGTGGATGAATATATCTATATACGTAATATCCCATTAGCCCTCCTTTGCTACCGATAGAACAAGCACTGCATACCCGTTATCTTCACCAGAAGTTATCAACCAGCTAGTGATAAACACAAGGTTGCCGAAGAAATACTTTGCCTCAGAAACTGGCATTTTACACTCAAATAAAAAGCAAGGTACATTAGTATTGTTACTTTTTACATTTACTCTTATAATAGAGTATTCTTCTATGAGGCCCAAGTCCTCAAAGGTTTGAATAGCCTCATTTAATATCATCTGTTTCCCTCACTTATAGTTGTGATTTCTGGTTCATTATATCTTAGACACGTTTTAAAATATTCAAGGAATCGCTTATGCACATACATATCATGAATAAAAGCATTTTTAGGGATATAATGTGTATTATATGCAATTATTCTTTTGCTTACAACATAAGTAGTTCCAGATTTATTCCTCTCAGTTGTAAGATATGGAATATATAAAGTCGTACCCAGTAGACTAGAAAAATCATATACTATAGTTGCAATATCACCATTTTCTTGGTCGATTATCTTGTACACATCATCAAATTTTGAAGTAAACTTTTTCTGTTCACGGAATGTATGTCCATCATGCTCATCAACAGAAAAATCAAATTTATTAAAAATGTCAGGAAATGGCATCATTACCTCCGTTAGTAAGGCTCCATATCGTTGTGTATAATGACTTCTGGTATATTACGCTTCAATCTTCCCATAAAATATCTCATAAACACATCATGATGGCTCATTTGATGAATCATCGTATTCAGAGAGATATTATGAGGATTAGCAACGGATAGTATAAAGTCGCCAACTTCGATACCGCCAGTATCAGTTTTAATTACCTTTTCATACGAAATTGTTAGATATTTTCTTGTCACAAAGTCTGCACTTTCATAATCCATGTTAGTGATATTGGTTCTATCGTTATCTAACAATTTTGCTATATCTTCCATTTTCATCGGTGCGTCATTCAGCGTTACTTCGCGGATATAATAATCTCCGAATATAGAACCGCTGACTTCGTACTCAAAGAAGTTTCTGGGCATAATTATACCTCTGTATTTACCCAAATACGCTTATTAGATGTTGGGCCAAAACAAGACTCACGCTCTTTAAAACCGTACTTGGACAAGTCGCCATCGGAATCGGTTATACATACGTGAATTGCATTTTTATCAATAATTGTATACATGTTACCGTGTTTGAGAGGTCTATTATCATACTCACAGTATGGAAGCCAACCTTTTCTGAATCCTTTGTTAGCATCATATACTTCGTTATCGAAGTAGTTTTCGATAATCACACTATCCATTGGAACTGTATAACAAAGAACTCCTCTTACGATATTATTCATAAAATACTACCACCACTTAAATTAAATAATTCGGATGCTTTTGCATACAGGGCATCATGTTTATTCTCGATTAAATCTAAGAAATACAGATGCAAAAGATGGTTTAAAGTTTTACGGATGCGGATACCTTCAAAGCCAATTTCCATAAGGTCATCTCCGTTAATGTCAAGGTCTTTTACAGTGAATACATTTTCGTCCTTAACATCATAGAAGATGCTCATAGAGTCGTAGCATTGTTCCCAACTGTTTGAATAGCAAGCAGGAATATTACTCTGCATCAGCATCAAATCAAGCATACGTTCTGTATCTTCTTTACCAAGTTTGTTGATAAGAACGCGCATCTTATATTTGCTCGTAGGGACAAATTCAAAAGACTGCTTGATGATACGACACACAGACTCCATAGTAGCGTTGTCGAACTTTAGGTCTTTCATGACGTTATGTGCGATAGCACTTGCCGCAGTTGCAATTTCTTCCAAGGTCAGATGCTTGCGAATTTCGCTTTCAAACATTGTGAGATTACGGAACAGTAACGCATAAGAAGTAATCTTATCGCGGTGATTATCACCTTCAATAAATTCATGCGCAATATCTGTATAAAGGTCGAAGCGACTCGGATTTTCTGTATATGAGATATTTCCTGTTAGATTATTAAGTTCTGGGATAATTTCTACAAGAATATCGCTAAACTTCATCATAATATCACCGAACTTATATGTTGTAATCATCTTATCAAGTTCTGCGCGGATTCTCTCTTTAGATACACATTCCAGTTTCTTTTTGCAGACACGCATACCATAGGCCGTGTCTTCGTCAATATTGTAACCAAAGACACAAGCAAATCGCATAGCACGAAGAATCCGCAAGCCATCCTCTTGAAATCTAAGAACAGGATTGCCAACACATACAATCTTCTCTGCATGGAGACACCAGAAACCGTTGTAGGGGTCAACAAAGCCGCGTTCTTTATTATACGCAATAGCGTTAATACTAAAATCACGTCTGCTTAAATCTTCCTCAATGGTTTTAGCGAACTTTACGCTGTCTGGATGCCGACCGTCAGAATAATCACCATCAATGCGGAACGTGGTAATTTCATACCCTACGCTATCAATCATAACAGTGACAGTACCATGTTTGATGCCAGTTTCGATAATCTGCTCATTGTTGAATACAGATTCAATCTGCTCCGGTGTTGCAGACGTGGTAATGTCAAAATCTTTTGGAGTTCTCATCCGAAGCATATCTCTGACACAACCACCTACAAGATATGCTTCATGTCCTGCATTAGATAAAGAATCTAACAAAAACATAGCGGTATTGAATCGCTTATCCTTCTCAATTTGTGCCAAACAACGCTTCTGGAACGATTCAGAAATAGCATAATTATTGCTATTTAATTTTCTACTCGTAAATCCCTCAACAGGGATAGTATTAGGTAGCTCCTGTGTTCTAAAACTCATTTACTCCTCCATATACGCTTTCACTGCCAAATAAAGCCGTTCTGCAATTTCATCACAGTATGCTCTATTGATAATATTCCCAAAATATCCACGCAGATTCAGTTTAGTTTCCTTAATAGTTTGGTTGTATTTAATTTTGATAGCCTCTATCATAAGGATGTTGAGGTATAGCTGTACAGTAGTATCGCACCCATGCACCGTTTTACCATCGTGTGTTTCTTGAGCGAAATAGCGGTCTACAAGCGGCTTAACGCTGTAAGCCGCCTCAACATAAACTCTCGTTATTGCCATTGTTACATTATTCCTTTCACGCACATACGATTAAATAAAGAATGAGACTCACGGCAACATAAGCGAACCACCAGCCGATGATAGCCCACCATGAAATAGAAATGAGGCCAAAAGCCTTTAAAATAGCGACAACGATTGCAATATAATCACCAATACCAAGTCTCATTTTTAGATTCCTCCTTAGATACCGTGTTCTTCCATATACGTATTTGTGATGGAATATATTACACGTGCAAATCTAATTGCAGTATCACGCTCACAAACATCCGTGAGCAGTCCGATAAGTAATGTCTTTACATTATCAAAACCGAATCCTGCAAGCGTGAATTTGATACCAACATAAACGATGTTTCTTACAAATGTAAGCTCAAGCCCTCTATTGATATGATTCTTTACAACAAATTTTCTAATCGCATCGGCAACCATTTCATCACGAAGAATTTCTCCTGCGACCATTATTTGATTGATTTCCATAATATCCACCACCTTACACCTATATTATACCAAAGAAAATCGGATTTGTCAAGCCCTTTACGAAAAAACACTATGGTAAAATTTACCATAGTGTTGTATGTAACAGTTAGTTTTTACTAACCGCAAGTTTATCAACAATATTTTCGAGAGATTTAATGTTCAACTCTCGCCGTTCCTGTTTGCTACGTTCTAGCTTTAATGTTATCCTGCTCTGTAATTTACATTCATATTCAGCATCTTCGAGACAATCGGCATAACAGAATCCCCATGCTGTAACTGCCGTGTAATGTCCATCTTCGCAACGATAGACAAATAGCGGTGTTATACCATCACGTTTGTAATATCCCAAAGCTGGGCCAAACAATGTATAACCGCCATCTGGCGACCCTTTGATTCCACAAGCAAATACTGGATTGCTCTTTGGAATTTCTCTTTCAAATTTATAAACCATGTCGGCCTCCTTAAAATGCTATCTGATACTTTGGAATTGTTTCTTTACGTACCACAACACGTTTATTTATATACATTAAAACACTTTGTATCCAAAAGTTTAGTTTCAAAATCCTTACAATCGGGGAGGAATGTCTTTACGCAAAATTATGTTCCGTTATAAGCTATAAACCTTTCGTCTGTTTTCTTTTTCGCACATCAACAGATAATCCTTAAATACGGTAAGGCCAGACACTTCATCAAGAAATTCTTTTTCACTTAGATTTTCTTTAATAACAATAGTTGCTACGAAATGTCTGTCACTACCGTCAGTTGGATTACAGAATATATCGAACATCGTAATACATACCCATGGATGGGGTGAGCGACATATCTCTGAAATCTCCTGATGATAATTGATAATCATGTCTTGAATATTATCTAAAGTAAGAACTGTATCTGGGATAACTTCTTTGCCAACTAAATCGTCTTCGCCAAAATAGAATCTTACTTGACACATACAATGTCGCATCTCGACACCTCCTTATCCACCGAAAGGGCAAGTGATTTCTTTTTCGTTTTCTTTTAGATGTTTGAATAAATATTGTCTGAATATATCGACTTCAAACATCTCTCTCGCAACGTCATGCCTCGTTAAATGGTCGTGATGTTTTAGGCCGATGGCTATTGTCTCGTTTCGTCTGGTAACACAGCGAACAGTGATACTCGTTACTTCCCAGTCACGCCCAGTGTATAAGATGACTTCTGTAATGTTATCGCTATATCTCTTTATAAACAGCTCTAAATCAGATAAAGTAGCATATTCGGCTATGCCCACTTCTCTGCCGAGCCAGTCATCATCGTTATAGTAACATATAGCATTACATTTATATAATCTCATTTAGATTACTCCGACACCCTGCAATCCAAGAATTAAAGCAATAAGAATCCAAGAAACTGCTACACCGTCATACTTCTTGTGGTAGCCAAAGTAACCACTGTACGACGCAAGAATAACACACAAGATAGTATAAATATTCATTAGATAACTCCTTTTCCTACAAGTGCAACAGCGACTAGAAGTACGCAACCGCCAAATATAGCGTCGATAAATTTCGCATCAAGCAGTTCGTTACCAATATATACTCCAATACAAAACGGGATTACACGGTGCATCAAAAATTCATAACTCATTTATTGCTCCATTCATTTACGTCAATATTCAATTCTCTCGACAACCAATCTGCAACAAGGTGTCTGTGACAAAAATCTTCCGGTCTTTCATAACATAGTAGAACACAGTCTGCGTTGTTACTTAATCGCTTTAGGTCATCGTATACGTTCTGCGCAACAAGCGTTGAGAGAACTTCTGAATCGTAATGTTCGATATAATAGTTGTTGTCTTTGTTTTTCTTCCATTCTAAGAAGAATCCAATTTTGGGCGCAATCTTTTTATATTGTAAGCCAGTATACCATTCTGGTGCTTTACCAGCGATAGAGATTCTTACAATATCATCTGGAATCTTTCTTAAATTTGCATAATAGCTTGTATAAATTTTCATTATTCTGTATCATCACCAACTTTCTGATTATTACGAATATCATAGATACGGTCAACACTGTAGTCCATAATGTCCTTAATGGCATCGCTTACGCTATCGCTGACATCTGATGTAGTATCGCCAACATACTCGGTAATTGCTTGAATATTTTGCGGAGTTGCAAATTTAGCAAGTGCCATCTTATAACAGGTGTCTTCTGATGGACAGAAAATACCGAGGATAATAATAACAACACCAATGATGATACCTTTAATAGATTTTTTTACAAAACTTATCAAATCGTCGTCACCAAGTGAACCACATAGGATAAGGATTGAAATAAGAACCGCCATACATCCAAAAATAATTAAAGCAATTCCGAGCGTATCTGCAATTCTAGCGAAATAGAAAAACCAAGGGCTAATAATAGGCGTATTCATCCTAAAATCACCTCGCCATCTTCGTTTTTAATAAAGTGTGCGCTTACATCTTCAATGAATCCACTAAATCTCCGTACATATTCGTTAATAAGCCAGTTGTAGGTTGTTACAGCCTCATCGTAATTATCATAATACAGATAATTACTAGCAGAAAAACTCCCCTTTTTATCATTCGGAACAAAGCGAGCGTTCCAGTTGCGATTGTTTACTTTACCAAGAACAGGCGGCCTGTTTACTGCAATTTTGTTTCTGCCAAATTTGAACCCGACACACCAAACATCAGTGTTAAGAGGAACTGTATTGATATAGTATTGCATAATTACTCCATTCTATAGTTCTTTAGATATTTCACTTCTTTTGTAGCTGGCATACGACCCCGAATATGGTCATTTTGGTGTTTATCCCAGTATGAGCCGATAATTGTGTTCACATCCATTGATTCGTATTGCCGACCTCTGTACAATCTTGTTCGTCTTGGCAAATATTCATCCCACCATTCGATAAGACTGTCTCCACGAATAGCTTGACGATAAACACTAATCGTATAACCAAGTTTTAACAAATGAATCGCATAGCATCTATCAAGCGTAAACTTTTTTGTTCTGTCTACATAGTATAAAAGGGCACAAGGACTCTTTTTCATATCTTAATGATACCTCTTAAAACATAACCTCTGGCAATGTACGTTTATAGTATACCAAATTCTTCTCATAAATAGTGTGGAAATCTGACATATTGTTCCACATTACAACGGAGCCGTGTCCAATAAGATTGACTGTATAAAACTTCTTTGTTGTATCAGTTAAAATGTTTTCAACTTCTCTGGCCTCTTCTATAGCACCGCACGGAATTGCTAATTTCGTAAACGGCGCATTTTTAATATAACAATGACTATGAAGGATGTAGTTTATATTACTATACTTATTATAAAGCAGCATCTGCACAGGCGTATCAACTGACGGCTTATCTGTGCCACAATACATAAGTTTATCGTTATCCATATATACCGGAACGAAATTATCAAGTGTGATAAATCGTTTATCAATATTCCGTTTAGACACGAAAATATACCCATTTCTTCTAAAACTCGGCATACCCTTTCCGCATCGTCCAACTTGCGGTGGTAACTTTCGTATACTGGCATTACCAACAAAACGTGTTGTCACGCAATCTGTCGGCATAAACTCCTGAAATTTCGTAGCGTATCTTTTTACTGTATCAACAAAATCGTTCTCATCTGGAACACCAATAACTCTGTCCGATTTATACTCATTTTGTTTGAACTGGTCAAAATACCACGACAAAACAAGACCTTTATCTGTGACGGATTGTGTCGTGTTCTGCCGAGTCATAGATTTAAGAAAAATCAACCTATCTATACAGGTTTGCATTGCAAGTTCAATATCTATTCCATCATACCATACAGAACCAAGTGGGTCAAATATCGTAATATTAAAAAGCCCAGTATCTGTTCTCTTAAACTTGAATGATAGGTTTGCCTTTACAGAAATAGTTCTTTGCAAAAGTTCTTGGAATGAATATTTGTCAACATCGTCTCTCTTAGATGTGATGAGCATTGTAAATGGGTCGTAATCTTTTACGCTCCTATTTTTTACGAAGCTATTATCAATATTGGGCCACCAAAAAACAAAATCATAATGCTTTTTGCTAATTAAATTCAAAATATTTTGAATCTCATCATAATCGCCGCCGTTGAATAACAGTACGCTTTCTATATGACTATCATTTTTTAAAATGTTATAACATTTGTTTGCCAAACCAGATTTTTTGCCATCATTACCAAAATCTCCGGCTACAATAATTGCAGTATATCCCACTTTACACACCTCATACATAACATTTTAACATCCACAACTATCTGGGTCGGTGAATCCTTTTCTCTTAACCACTTACACCACGCCTCACCTCGTTGTCCCAACCACATTCCGGGCAATCGCATTTGTAAGTTGCTGGGTAATTGAAAGTGCCAACATTAAACACCGTATTTTCTGTATTCTCTTGATAAATACATCCACAATTACGACAAGTAAATGTTACACACTTTCTTTTGATACCATGCACTAAAATTCTCATGTTACCTCCATTTTAGATGTCCAGCTTTGTATAAGACATATAAGAAACTTGCGAATACATAAATCCCACCGAGTAGTATGACTATCGGAAGTGCTAATAGAATATATACTAAAATACTCATACAGAACTGCCTACGTTATCGGCAACGTACATATCCTTCAGTCGTTCGCGTAACCTTACCAGCTTATTGATAGTCTCGACTATTTCGTGTGCGATGTCTTTTTGCGCTTTTGTAAGGCATTTGTTATAATATTCTGCCGCTTCTTCATAAGTCAAAAAATAGTCATAATCACCAAACGACCAACGCGCAATCTTATGAGTGCTGTTTTCTGGAACAAAGTTATATTTACAACCGCTATAAGTTTCTCCTTCAAAATGTCCCAAAAGAGGTGGCAGATTTCTGATAATTGTACTACAGTTTCGTGATAACTCAAAAGCAGTACACCAAACAGAAGTATTTAAACTAACTTCACGACTTTTCATATATACTCCTTATTACCAATATGTCTTAACACATCCTTGTACCGGGTCGCTATAACTTCGTCCTTCGCAATCCTCGTAAGTTCCTTTATACGATGCAGAAACAAGTTTCAGTGGATATTTAAGTTTATCAATATCTTCATTAAGACAACCAATGTTAATGCCACGCCAACGATTATTGTTATTGCTGGTCTTACCTTTGGCAAGAATATCTTTCATAGTAGACGGATATTTGTCACCATCGTAAATCATATTAGGACGTTTGTTCCAATACGCGAGAATACCGTAGAGGTCAGCCATATTATCTTTGGTATCCCAAAGAACATACCCATATCCCTGATAGTGGTCTTTAATAAAACCACCACCAAACTCCTTCGGAATAAGAATTTTGTAGCTATCGCCATCTACGATATTACTCCGTTTCGTAGTTTTATCTGCTCTCATCCAAGAAAAACATCCCATAGCAATTTACCCCCTTTACAGCCTTAACTCATAAATAGGTTTATTATTCTTGTCAAACCATTTTAGTTTCTGCCCACATCTCCCACAGAAGTTGTTCGGTATGCCATCTTTGTTAAACAGCATTTCCCAACTTCCACAGCCCGGACACACAAATTTTCCTCTGTGTATACCAACAAGTTCAGATTTTTCACGATATTCCATAATTTCTCCTAAAAATTTAACGTACATACGTTGTTTTTATTACACAAAAGTCAAATTTTATCTAAAAAATAATGACCATAATCTCGCTTGTACGGATGTGAAATTTCCAGTATGTCTTTTGCTGAATATAGGTTATAGTAAACATCCACAGTAATGTCACCAAGAAGTGCATCTACAGTATTAAACAAAGAAACGCCATTTAAAAGCATTTCTTCCATTCTCTGCCAAAGAAGCTGTTTCATCTTTTCGTATGTTCCCATATACATTATTACCTTAAAACGGCCATACCCATTCAAAAATATCAACGACAATATGAAAACCAATATAGCCGATTCCTAAAAGTCCGCCAAGAATAAAAATACTAATGACAACATCAATTACTTCTCTATAAATCTCCATCTTGCCCCCTTGTCATACTTATTCCAAATCTCTTTAGCCTTTTCATAAGATATGCCATAGGTAGGACAACTTATCGTGTTTTTATCTTTCTGCATACCCAGAAACGTCTTATCAGTAGTTTTATAAGGAAGCTCAAACTCAACTAAGCCGCCATCTATAATACAGAGAACAAAATTGATTAAACAAACTGGAATAAATATAATCGCATAAAACCAAGTTTTAATTTCCTGTTTTCTATACAACGCCTTATCCTCATCTAAGATAAGATAGTAGTCGCAGAACTTTTGCGCCTATTCTACACAGTTGTTATACTTGCCAATATATGTCCAGTCTGACAATGTGATACGCTTTTTAATCATCTTACCTCCTATTATGCTATTGTTATAAATCCGGCGACAAAAGAATCTACCGCTAAACATCCAAGTGTGTATAAAGCAGTGGTAAATAAACCACGGGGAATCGCCCACACTACAAAACCATAAAGCTCAAGCAATGCTACAATCGCTATAACGCTAAAGATAGCTACCATAAAGAAAACGTCAGATAAATCCATAAAACCACCTCACTCTGTATCAATCACGATTGTTCCGTCAAAACCTTCGTAAATGATAGCGTCACTGAGCTTACACGTTGCAAGCTCTTGTACTCGAACAGATTTCTTTCCACAGCAAGGACATTCATAATAATGATGTTTGCCAGTCTCGATTGTGATTTCCTGCTCAGGATTATCTTTTGCAAGTTTCTGTAATTTATCAATAACTTTATAAACTTTCATACACTATTCCATCCGATTCATCAGAGTACATATAGTTGTGCGCATAGTCAATTTCAGTTTTCCAAATTTTGAGGTAGTCGTCGATTGGGATTCCCCAACAATAAATGTCATCGTCGTTATAGTGTTCAAGCCCATAGTCGGCGACATATTTAATAATCTCGTGACGAGTCTCACGCATCAACTTCAAGGTATCATCGTTCGTAGCACCGTTACGACCAGCAAGTTCTTGATAGTAAATCGCTTCGTTGAGCTGTTCCAAGTCACTTTTCAGTTTTGCTTCTGCGGCATCTGTGTTATCCATATTTTTCGCACAATGTTTTTTAGCTTCGGCTCTACAATTTTCTAGCTCTTTTGCAAGTTGTGCGTTTTCTTTTTTGTACTGACTTACTTTCTTGTAAGCACGATTTAAAGCATCTGCATAATTTACTTTGTTTTCTACTGCTGAAGTTGTAGATGTAAGTATTGTATCTGTATCACTTACAGACTTACTCGCCGTTTCCGCCTTGTAGTTCTCGTCGAAGTCACCATTGATTTTAGCAAAATTCTTAATACCTTCAATATCTGTGACAGAAACGGAATTATTCTTAATAAACGTCTCTATATCTGCAAGCATTTTAGAGAAGATACTACCGTATGTGTCTCTGGTTTTACATACAAGGTTGCTATATAAAGAAGTTGATACACATTTATCAATCGAGTCGAGAGTATTTGCGAGTTCTTTACAGTATACCGTATAGAAGCGTTCAAACTGTTTCAATTCGTATTTTGTAAGATAGTCATTAATTTTTGACATATATCTACTGACGATACTATTGACAATGACGCTGTGATTTACGCATTTGTTATACGATTCTCGTTTGGCGTGTTCTTTTGCGTTAGCGCTCATCTCGCGTTCAACTTTGGTAACATATAGCGAGTACCTTTCTTCTGCTTCGTCCTCGTGCGCATCGTCATACCAAGTATTTTCGCATAAATCAACAATGAGTACACAAGCTAATATTACTACAATGAGAATTATTGCAAATCCACATATCATAAATTTTAAACCGACCATAAATGCCTCCGCTATCGTGCATCCTTCTTACACCTATATTATACCATAGAAAACAATGAAAGTCAAGGGAAATCTAAAGAAAAAGACTGGAAATTTCCTCCAGTCTTACAACTATTAGTTGTTTTTGGCGTATTCAACACCCATTCTGAAGCAGACGCACGAATTGCCCCATTCACTAAGAGGAATCCAGCCATCGTGAATCTTTACTGCGGCGATATGCTCATCGTAAAAAATAGCACTAAGAATCCTATCACCATTCCAAGGCTCTAAAAAGACATGGTTACGGACGATAGCCGCGTCCTTATTACATAATGACCATGTGCCATCATCGGTAAAGCGCAATACTCTACTGCCGCCCATATCATCACCATCACCATTGACGAGCGTATAAGTAAGTTCTTCTGAATATGGATTTACCTTATATTCATCAAGATGCACCTTACTCATAGTGATTTTGCTAATATCAAAATCTTCCATAATTAGTATACCTTATTCTTATCAAGGCGGCTTACGTCAGCAGGAGTAAACAGGCAATCTGCATCAGTCTCCAAATGCTTTTTTGCCTTAGACTTTGCTTCGTTTACAGTCTCGGCATACACGATAACTTTTGTGGTGTACTTACGACAGCCATCATCCATATTACCACGAACAATATACCACTCGCCCATTTAATCCTCCTTGTGCCATTCAGAAAATACGGAAGTATCATTAGAATTTGCAAATACCTCAACACCGACAATATCTGCAACAACAGGTTTACCGTTAATATCGTTGCCCAACATCTGTCCCATGAGCATTTGCTTAAACTCATCACGAATCTGTCCTGCGACAGTCGTTTCAGTAACCCCAGCGGCAATAGCCTTTTGCAGATTCTCGTCAATCTGCGCCGCGTCCATGCTATTTTCGACAGTAAATTCAACCTTAATCTTCATAACTATTTCTCCAATCTGTTCCCAAGAACGTCATAATTATCGTAGTAACGATACATAGAAGTGACCCAAGAACGCTTCTCGATACAACCATCATAGAAAACGAGTGTTCCGGCTAAATTAGCACTGCACTCATTGAGTGCTTTCCGAATAACTGCCTCTGTGCGCCCCATAAAGTAAGAATCATCAATAAGTACGTAATTCTCACCGGACTTTACATATTCGGAAAGGTCTAACTTTGTGTTAGATTTACGCAAGCCGCCCGGAACAATCAGGTCTGTAGTAAAACCATAATTGAAATATGCAATTCCGGTTTTACCGGTAACAACATACTTATATTTGTCGTGCGGATACATTATCTTAACATCGTGGTCAAGCATTGCAAGAATCTCTTTACTCGCTCTGATAGAATCGTCAAGCTGGTCAAAGAAAATCTCGCCACCAACAAACTTTTCCAAAAGCTCATTTACCTTTGTGACAACAATATCGTAACTCATTTTTGTTTTATCTTAACCTTTCTATCGCCAATAATACGATTCTCGATTTCAAGATTTTCTGATGCAATATTTTGCATCTTTGCTACTTCTCTATCCTGCACTTCGCGTACAACTTCCCTAATATCTCTTAGATTTTTTAACTGTGCATCGACCGTTTCTGTTGCACACAGACTTTTCAAACCCTTACTAACAGTCAAGCACATTGCGAAGTAATCAAAATATGTCGCTGGGTTTAAAACGACATAGTTATTGTTTTTACTAGCAATATGACAAATTACAAAATTATGTCTCATATCTTTACAAGACCAGTCATAATAATCATCGTACACAAATCTATCTTCATAGTAATTACAGCTAACATAGTCAAAATCTGCACGAAGTTCTTTGACAGATAACAACTGTTTAATCTGTGCATACTTCATCTTAGGGAGAAGTTCATTAGGGCAATGCAATCTATATTTACAAAAGGCTCTATACTGAGGAATCTGTGACCCGGTAGGCGATACTCTAATCAGCAATAGAATAAACCAGACAATAAATGCGACTCCGTACCACTTCGAAGGTTTTGACGCGAGGAACGCGATAACAGCCGGTGAAAAACCAAAAATTGTGTAGACCCAAAATACGCAAGAACTAATCATTCTTTTACAACCTTTCCACCAAAGTAATCCCACTCAGAACCATCCGCAAAATAAATTGCATCACTAATTTTAGCTTTCTTCTTTAACTCAATTTCATCAGGTTTTGAATTAAAAAGAGCATTATAAACCATACGATAACAGTTCATATTCGGACTATACTTAGGACTACGAAAAATTGGCATATCGTCTCCAGTAAGATACTTCATAATTGCCGCACATACACCAGCAGAACGACTACAACCAGCCTCGCACTGAACGATAATTTTTTCAACGTAAGTCTTGTTTATCCAGCCCTTGATAAACTTCGCCACTTCTTCACCCTGTTCGTCAGACATTGCAGTTTCCCACTTCGTACTGACTTCGCAATCGTTGAACTGTAATCTAAGAAAGTGGATGTTGTCTGCTGTGCAGTCATCACCAGCAAGAGGTGCGCCAATATCAGTGATAGAAACTACGAGTGTTTCAACATTGTCCGGGTTCATAAGGTAATCTTCTAGCACATAACGGCTCATTACCTTGAAATCAGGATAACTCATATTTTCCTCCTCACAAAATAGATTCGCTTCCGCTGTCGTGCATCATACGAATCATATAAATATTCTCACGAACAAGCATAAGAGTTTTGCCAAGCTGATTACGTCCAACAGTACATTCGTAATCCATACCCCAATAACGGTCATTCCAACTGTTGCCCTCAACCAAAGTCATTCCATTAGTTGCCAACAGCTTATCGGCCAGCTTTGGATTCTGGATAAACTTCGCCATAACAATCTCGTACATCACTTTGTCTTTTACGTCGTCCCAATCGGAGCGCAAATCGACAAGACGGCGACCCTCGCGCTTAGATTTAGACGGGTCAAGTGTCGCAAAATACTTACGCTTTTCAATATCCAAAGTTTTCTGGGCCTGAAAAGCCGCCTCAGAACTGCCATAAGCAATTCCATCATAAGTTACCGGACACTGATAAAAATTGCTCAAAAAGAAATACTCACCATCAAAGCGGTTAATTACATTCTCCATTTGTTATCTCCTTTAGATTAAATTACCAAGGTCTAAAAAACTATACATCGAAAGTGAAAACACAATCTGTGCTATATGGGCCATTTGGTCTGTTGATAAACTAATTTCCAGTTTGTTGGCTTTGCTGTTATCAATAATCATGTGGGTCACTGTATTAAATACTATACACAATACATATACCCATAAAGCATCCAAATATCCATTTGCGTAATAAGAATATAATGAAATTATTAACAACGGTATATGCGTTGTAAAAGACCAAGAAAAGGAATGTTCAAAAAGTGCGAACACCCAATCATGCTCATATAACTTGTCTGGATAATTCTTCTTCCGCCAAGACTTCTGCTTTAAGTCTCCGAGAAATCCTTGCAAATGAAAGTCGTCAATCAGATGTAGATAGAACATAATGAAGAACATAATTATATATTTCATTCAAAGTCTTCCTTTTCAAAACCATCTTTGTCTACTTGACCGCTTAATATAAACCACTTAATCATATTATATGTCGCATCAATAGTCCAACCAATCACTGTTGAAATAATAAGGTATGGCAACCAAAAGATAACAAAAAAGGAAATGACTACATCCTCTTTTATCCCATCATATTGCCATAGTCCGTATTCGGTATAAATATCTGGAAAGCATTCGAGAAAGTACATTGAACCGACTCCAACATATAGTATAAGTAATAACGGCACTAACCCGAACATATCAATCTAACCTCCATTCCATAACTATATTATAGCAAAAATACCCGGAAAAGTCAAGGGCTTTCCGGGTAAAATTTTTAATATTACACTTCAGTAGAATGAAGCGTCTTAATCTCCGTATATCTCTGCCGCATCTCTGCCGCCTTTCCACAGCTCATAGCGCCCTCTGGACAAGCGCCACAAGCACAAGATGGGCCAGCGTTCTTAAACAAATGCGGGGCAATAGGATATACCAGCTTTAGCATCTTCTCGGCACACTCACGAATCTCCCACTGCGCACGATTGCAACAACGCATATTAAAAAAGTGGTTAAGTTCACGAGCATTCATCGTGATAATCATTTTGGTACAACAAGCCTCTGGCAATACATAACGTGCATCTTCCTGCGCTTTCTTTTCTGCCGATTTAGCATCCATCCCAGACTGAATATACCTTACCGTCAAATATTTGCGGAGTTCCTCATAAGATTCAAGCGCATAACCAACAGCATCTTCAAATGTTTTTGATGCCGGTTCGTCATCTGTAAACTCTTCAGGCATAACAAACCCTGCGCTCGTCATGTCAACATAGCGTTGTGACTGAACTGAAAGAGATGCGAGACGATGACGGGAGATTTGCGCCAAAAAACTACGCGATACTCCTTCGATGCCAAATGTAAAACTTGCGTGTTCTGTCGGACTTTGATGCCCCAAATCAGAAAGCCTATTTAAGAATGAGCAAACTTTTTCATCTGTTAAACCATCCATCAAGGTTGCTATATTAGATTTTGCATAACACAACTTAGCAGCCGCCGCTACAATTTTTTCTGGATTTTGCGTATATGTCAAAAGTTTTACTTCCATTTATTATACCTCGATATTTAAAGTAGAATCATGTGGAATAACTTCACTACTAAAAGGGAACAAAACCGTAGTGAATACATCGCTATCCGTGGCTTCATCTGTTTCAGACTTTGGCGAGTATACCTTTAAAGAATTAACACCGAACTGCGGTTTAATTCGCATATAGTAAGCGCCTTCATATTCAAAGACGCTACCGACTGCTACATCTTCAAACTTTACTTTTTTTGCACTTGAATCTAAAATAACATTTACCTCTGTCGTCATATTTATACCTCCAAATCATACCAATTATCGTAGTCTATAATTTTCTTTCCGTACTTTTCTGCGCACTCGTGCTCAATTTTACAACCACGAGCACCAGACCATCCGGGCAAGAATACTACAATATCTGCATCTGCCATCATGTAGAGTGACATTCCAAGACATTTTAATGGTGTTGCCGGGTCTTCATTATCTAAATCATCGAAGATTGTGTCCATTACCTCAATTTCTTCGTTAGATAGCTTGCCTAACCTATCTGCCCATTCATTGTGTTCAGTGCGAATCTGTTCGCTTGTTTTACCTTGCACCGGCTGGCTAATAAATACTCTTACCATATCAACCCTCCGTATCAATCAAGTCAAATTTATGATATTTGCCTTCTGATGCTAAGTCATCGGCATATTTTGTCCACACTTTTTCCAGTTCATCAAGATTTCCATTGCATAGTGCAAAAGCACGGTTCGGACGAAGAAGCCATATATCAGATGTCCTTACTATCAAACCCGGAGCAAACTCGCAAATATCAAAAGTCCCCATCTCTACACAGTTACAGACATATTCATGCGTAGTAATGCGTAGATAAAATTTATCCTTTAGAATAAACAACTGTCCGGGTTGAATCGAACCTAGATTTACCTTTTTCATAAAATCTACCATTATCAATTACCTCTCTTAATAGGCAACCACTCTGTAACGGTAATCACCTTTTCGTGTCTCTCAACCTCTTCTGGCTGAAAATCAAATTCGCTCTCCTGACACTCTGTTAATCCCTTAAACCAATCAATTCCAAAGTATCGCCCACCGAGTTCAACGACCGTATACATGCCTCTGACCCATCGTCCATCGTCACCTTCCTGTGTATCAATATCATAATTATACACGAGTTTACTTAATTCACAACTTGTAAGTGATTCGCCGCTATCAATCTTAGATAGCATTTTCTTTTCAAAATCGTCCATATTTTTGTTCCTTTAATAATAGTAGTTTTTTATTAAATATACTCCAAAGCCTTGCCAATTACAAACAGCTTTTCAGTAGGATATTCACGGCCAGTTGCACTGATTGTTCTTGCAACTTTCTTTTCCCAAATACAAGTAAAATCATCTGGCATCCATTGCTCGCTAACGATGACAATATTATCCTTGCTAAGTTTCCTACAAATATCATAGAATTTATCGTAATCAAATCCCTTTGATACATCATACTTTGTAGTATTTAAGTAAGGAATATCAAAATAAAAAACTACTTCCTTCTGACCGCTAAAACTCTTCCATAATTCGAGAAAATCACCTGACGTGAAGATAATATCCTTTAGATTTGGTGCTTGCTGTTCGAGATTTCTTTTCCCTTCTTGATAATAGTCACGGACTTTATCTCCATATTTAGTATGCTCGATTACAGTGTTTGCATAACCACCATCAAAGAACTTGCCATTATAAGATGCAAGAAATCCAACATTTCCAACAAGCCAATCCGGGTAATTATCTTTATTTAGTTTTACATCTGTATATGTATCTTTAGATACTCTACCAAGTAACTCTCCGCCATTGGCAGCATACTTCAAAAGCGCAATAAGGTATTTGTTCTTATCAATTCCATGACGTATATCACAACTAATTTTATCAATTACGTTTGCACCACCGACAAAACCCTCAACATATATATACGCACCACTTTTATCAATAAACGACTGGATAATCGGGCAAATGTCTTTTGCGATTCTTGCCTTGCTTCCCATATACTTCATAAAATTACCACCTCACTGGCTCTAAGCCATTCTCAATCAAAAACTCATTCGCTTTTGCGAAGTGACCATTCCCAAAGAAGCCACGATTCGCACTTAGCGGTGACGGATGCGCAGATTCTAGGAATTTATGATTTTGATTTGTAATTAGATTCTTTTTAGACCCGGCATTCTTACCCCATAATAAGTAAATGATGGGCTGGTCGTATTTCTCCAACTCTTTAATTGCGTCATCGGTCAATGTTTCCCAACCCTGATTTGCGTGTGATAGTGGTTCGTGCTGTCTTACTGTTAAAATTGTGTTCAACAGTAAGACACCCTGTTCTGCCCATCTTGTCAAATCCTGCGACCACTCACTACGCTCAACTGCTTCAGAATTAAGTTCCTTTTGAATATTTTTTAAAGATGGCGGAGTTGGATATACGCCGTTCCTAACAGAAAACGACAGGCCCATTGCTTGCCCATCGCCATGGTAACAGTCTTGTCCAATTATTACCACCTTTGTATTGTGTATAGGCGTTAATTCAAACGCCTTAAAGATGTCTTGCATCGGTGGATATACCGTCTTTGTTGCATATTCCTGTGCAAGAAATCTCTTTAGATTTTTATAAAATAGTTTTTGCTGTTCTATATCAAAGAACGGTTGCCAATCATTTCCTACGTTAATCATTAGCAAAAGTCCTCCAAAATGTTATGTCCGGTCTTTTTCTTAAACGCCTCACAAATTGCGTTGTGTCGCGCAACAACGTACCGATAATCATTTTCGTAAGGGCTTGTGAATCTAACCTGACGAATAGAATTTCTAAACATAAAATACAGCGTATCTTCCGATTCGTTTGCCAAATCTAAAACAAGCTGATTATACTCAGTTTCCGTCATTGCTATCCTCCGTATCGTCAACAAGCTCATCACACATAAATTCCCATCTGGTAACATCGAGAATCTTATCACAAACCACTACGCTCTTATCGAGGCCATGGTCTTCAGTGATTCTACCACTCTTGTCGCACCAGAAAAACCCACCCTTGGACTTAACATACTGAATCCAAAGACTCCAATATTCTGGCCGAATCATAACGCTGTTCTTCTTCGCATATTTGATAGCATCAATAAAACTTTTCTCTACAATCATATTTTACCTCTTCATAAGTTCCATCATTCTCTTTGCGGCGTTATACTGGCATCGTGCAACATCATACTTAACGTATACGTCATGGTTACTGCCATGCTGCTTATCGAGCATATTACCGTAGTAGTCCATTGCACTTTTCAATTCTGCCAGATAGCGTTCAGCATCGGTTACATGGGTCATAACTACACCTCGTCTTCGATAAGTGGAATATTCTCAGGATTTACATTGTTCCACTTTTTATTGTCGTAGCTCCTCCATTGGAATTTGCCGTGAAGAGTGCGAAACTCAATATCTACTAACTTCTTTTGCTTTAACATAAAGTAGGCAATTCTACGTGCATCAGATTCCAACATACCGTCACGGACAAGTTTATTTAAAGCCTTGTCCATTTCAAGAATCGTGTACTGTTCATCAGTTAAACCAGAAACCCAGTCATATTCATGCTCAATACAGTCTTTTAATCTTACTGCATCGTCATACGTTGCGAATGTAAGACTCTTAGAAAGAGTTATGTTGTCAGACTCGTAATCACTCTTCAAAATCGGCTTCCAACTGCCCTTATCAATCTCACTATATGGGCAAGACGCATATCCGACTACATCATTTCTCTTACAAATAATACCAGATTTGTACGCCGCCTTGATAGCATCAATATCTTTCAAATTCGGAGGTTCACCACCAATAAGTTCATACAGCGGTTTCCGATTGAAAGTAAACAGATGTCTACTGTCGGAAAGTTCCTTTTTAGACGGATATTTTCTCCAAGATACATTCTGAAAATACTCACGCCAAGATGCGGTATCTGTAAATAACTTTTCAGTCTTTTCGTCATATAGTCTGAACGTGATATATTCGGCAACTGCAAGATGATTAGCAACATAACAGTCTGGATATACGTCTACGATAATCCCACACTGCACAGATACTTTTCTCTCAATCGCTGCGCTAGGACTTCTTTCTACCCAATAAACAATATCATCGACTTTTACATCCTTTGCAGAGTCCTCTTTTATCTTTAGATAAGGTGTCTTAAAATCTGGATATTGTGAATTGGTGTATGGTGATAGCCAGTATTTCGTATAGTCTGTGCTGGCCTGACACTCTGTTAGTTTCATGTCAAACCTCCTAAAATTTACTACCTATATTATAACAGAAACCCCTTGATTTGTCAAGGGGTTTCAGAAAATTTTTAGATATTCACAGGGTACTTTTCCTTGAGCTGACCTAATAGCGTCTCATAGACAGCTCTGGCCTCCGGGGACAATTCCTCGATGGATTTCTTTACAGCCTCCGGGGAGCGTCTCTGGGTGGCTCTAGTGGCCTTTTGCTGAAGCACATAGCCTTCAAGTTCCCAAAGTTTGTTCTCAACGTGTTCACGGCAAATCTTTCGACCAACATCTAAGTCAAAATTCTTTGGGTCAACACATGCACTTGATTCAACAATCACAAAACCATTTGTAAACTTATAAGCACAGATTAGGCATTTTTCAAATACAACAATTTCTTTTACTTCTGCTGTATCTAAAAGTTCATTTATATATTCCTGTGTTACTGTCATCATTTCACCCCATATACTAGATTTTCAAGTAATGCAACTCGTGTAAGAAGTCCTACACCACCGGGCACTGGTGTAATTAGCGCATCATCAGAGTAGCAAGACTTATCAACATCACCGCACAACTTGCCATCATTACCACGAGTAATCCCGACATCAATCACTACAGTTTCTGGCCTAATCATATCTGGTGTAATTAGTCCCGGTCTACCAGTAGCTGTCACAATTAAATCTGATTGCAAACACCATTTTTTTAAATCAACTGTATGACTATCACACCAAATTACTGTTGCCCCACGTCCTTTAATTAAATTTGCACACGGTTCACCGACTATATGGCTTTTGCCAATTACTGTACAAACTTTTCCAACAAAATTATAATTGAGTTCGTTATCCAATAACTCAATTACCCCTTTAGGAGTTGCAGGGACAAACTTAGTATTAGGTAAAAATCCATCAACGTCAAATTCTGGTTTAATATGTGTCGCAATTCCTTTTAGATGTTCTGGAACAGGCAACTGAACTATAACACCAGCAACCTTTGGATTTTCTTGCGACATTATTAAAACTCTCAACGCTTCTGCATATTCAGTATCTACTGAAAGTTTATATCTTATCGTGCGCAATCCAACCTCTTCGCAATCACGCATCTTTCCATTTACATAAGCATTGCTTGCAGGATTGTCACCAAACTGAATTATTACGAGCGTATCCTTAGACGGCTTTATTTTAGACAAATAATCTTGTATATCCGTCTTTCGCTTCTAAACATAAGATTTGACATCAATCAAAAAACCACCCCCGTATCAATATTTGCATTATCATAAATCGCACGTGAATAGTCTTTCAGTGCGTTATAAGAATTATCCTCTTTAATCTCCCAAAGCATACAATTTACAAATTTCTTAGTTTGTGGGTGCATCGCAATAGGCTTGGAACACTTGCCAAGCCACCATTGCCATTCTTTATCTAATGTGAAGGCTTTGCCCATATATGCTCGTCCTGCACCAAGATAATCGCACACCATTTCAAGCGCGTATTTATACGGCATTTTTAGCGGTGTTCCACCATTATCAAAATTATCTTGCCAATATTCATAGTGATGTGGGTTACGTCCTTTATGGTGTTGCCACGCCATAGAGTAACCATTCTCTTCTTTGCAAGCATCAATGGGGCTTCTGTTGCCTTGATAATATTTCACACCCTCCCAAAACTCAACCGGCGAAAACTTACTAAGGTCGTGGGTAATCCCTTGCCAAGGGATACCAGCTTTGCAACAAAAGTAAAATACCCAATACCTATGAACGATAATCTTCTTTAAGTGCAAAAAGAAATTACTCAGTTTCATATAGTGCCTTCTCCTCCGGGAATCTCTCATAATATACATCTTTCTCGTCTGGGCAATCTTTGAAATACTTCGCGCGCTCTTTTGGATGATTCATAAAGAGTCTACGAATCATGTCAAGTCGCTTATATTCGTTATATTCCTCGAACTCTTTATCGTGCATAGGTTGCCAATAAGCAGTAGTAAGTGCTACCATCTTATACGCTTCTTCGAATGTAACGTCAGTTACTTTACAGTATGTCCGGCCTTTATCCCAGTTTGTATCGTTCAAAACACGCACATCTTTTTCTGAATACCAGCACCATTTATCCCCAATTCCGCAATATGTCATCCCATACTTGCCGAATAAATCTGGATAATCTACCTCTGCGCCAAGCCAAGGATAACAATATTTCTTGAGAAACTCCCAAGGTTTAAGTTTCTCGATGCTTTTTAACTCATCCTGCATTTAGACACCTCACTTTTTGTCAGTGCTACCGAATCCACCATTACGAAGCCCGTCCGCATCATCGTCATTCGTCTTTAGATAATTCATAAAGATACCCTGTGCAATAGCCATTCCAGTTTTCACATTTACACTATCAGAGTTGTGATTTTCAAGACGATACTTAATGAAGATATGACCTTCATTATCAGACTTAGAATAATCACTATCTACGATACCGATAGTATTGGCAAGACGCATATAGTGCCTAGTGCCAAGACCACTACGAGGTGCAATCATCAAAAACTTATCATCGTCCATAATCGCACGAATACCAGTTGGAATAATAAGCTCTGCGTTAGGCTCTTCAAGAATGAACTCGAATGGACTAAAGAAATCATAACCGCAAGAGCCTGTAGTGCTACGTCTCGGAAGTCTCAAACTGTCATAGATGTTCTTAATACAGCCCTTTTCAATTTCGTCACCAAAAATTGCGACATAATCTTTTTCAAACTGCTCATAACTAATCTTTTCAAACTTAACCATCGTTATACTCCTTAACCTCTTTTTAAATAGTTTACAAAACCTCTTGCTTTTGCATCTAAAGCATCAAGGTCACTATCATTATTCAAAACAAAATCATAATTATAAGACTCCGTATATTTATCAGAATCGTTAGATACAATTTGCTGATTGTTTGCACGTTTAACCAAAACAGTTATTGCACCAAAATCTCTTACAATACGTGCAATTTCACCCGGCTCTCTAATATGTATAAATAGAAGTTCCTGTTCTGGCTGGTTCTTAAACCAATGAATCTCTTCCGCGATTTTCTTATATGGAATATCATCATATTCAGTAAGTAATTCTTTGAGCTTGCTAAGGAATAAACGAGACTTTAGGTTTTTTTCGCCATTCCATCCAGCAAAATGCGCTACATCTTTTACGAAATCAACGCTTGAGAAATTAGTAGTTGTAGCATATTTACTGGCGAACGATACGAATGTGTCTTTACCGCTTCTCGGCATACCATTGATAACAATAACTTTATGTATAACAATCACCCCTCAACAACAATCAAATCATCAGCGTAAAATAACCACTTAACAGGAGAATTATCCTCTGCTAACTCATAAGCGATACCAGTGAACTTAGTACCTTTCTTTGTATCAATCGCAGTAAACACAACATCCTTATTCTTTAGCAAGAATTTTCTGAATCTATCTGCGATAGATAGTTTGCGTGACAAAATCTTGTCAACGTCAAGTTTTACCTTTTTCCCATCAAGCGTCTCAATCTTATCGTAAGAAATTTCTACCTTCATTTTACGCCACCTTCATTTCCAAATGGAAAATCTTCCAAGTCCAAATATTATCATCACACACAATCTGATAACTTAATCCGTCAGAACCAATGCTTGTATCATAGTCAATATCAATGTTGTCCAAGCAGTTAAGGACAACATTGATACTACTATCCATCTTTCTTAATGCAATCTCTTTTGAACTGCAAATGGTCGGAGCAAAAATCTCGTTATCTGATACACTACAAAGTAGCCACATAAAATACCTCCTTACATAACCACAAACTCATAATCAGTAATATAAAAATATCCACGCTTATTTTTATACCAATCACGAATCTTAATTACATCGTTCTTATTGAACTTACACTTTTTATACAGTTTATAAGGAATCGTGTAAGAGCTACGCTTACCAGAACCGATAGACTGTGCATCAATGATAACGCCCCAAGGTTCAACAGCTTCACGCTGTTTCATAACTTTCATTTCAAGAATGACAATTTTAGGTCTATCTTCGGATTTGTCAGTCTTAATGCCAATGTAACCCATATACTCAAGCTGATTAGCAATCTTGGTTTTAATGTCAACATCACCAAGATTCATTGTCATAATGTACTGTTCAATCTCGTTCAAGATATTATGGCAATTCAGCTTATTAAACTGCTTTTCAGTTTCGTTAGCATTGCGTTTAATAATGCTCATTGTAATCTCGTCTGGAATCTTGCTCTTAGCAATCGTTTTTGCTTCGCCCTTCTTAAAGAACTGGAACTGCTTAAAGATTGTTGCCAACTCTCTGCAAGTACCGAACTCTTCGAAGTAATCAAGCTTAATCAAAGTCTCAACTTGGTCACGAGGCATACCAGATGCCTGAATATCATACAGTAGGTCGGTAAACGTCTTGTAAGAATTATCCTTCAAAGAATACAAGAAATCAGAATATCCTGCATTTAATCCCTTGATACTACTCGTACCTTTATAAATACTATTCGTAGTAAGGTCATAAAAGTATTCTGCCTTCGCATGTCTGAACTTAGGCGCAAGAATCTTTACCTTGCGACTATTTGCGTATTCAATAGCTTCTGCTGTCTTGTTATCGTCACCGTTCCATGCGTTAAGGCAAGAAGTCAAATACTGTAACGGATAATGATAACGCAGATATGCACATTCATAGCTAATGCAAGAATAGCTCAAACTATGAACCAGCGAGAATGAATATCGTGTAGCGTCGAGAATACACTGTAAGAACGGATTGATAATCTTGTCAGACTGCTCATCGGTTAAATGATATTTGACCTTTGCGTTCTTTTCCCAACCTTCCTTAATAATAGGAAGCTGGTCACGTGTACCAAGTTTCTTACCGATAATCTTACGAAGCTTATCAGCTCTCAAGAAATCATAACCACAGAACTCCTGAACAAAAGCCATCTGAGGTTCCTGCATAATTGCATAGCCCATAGAAGAACCAAGCAAATCATCAATCTCTCTGATTCCTGTTTTAGATACGATGCCGTTCGTCGCATCATCATAAACTCCCTTGCCACAGGGACGAATAAGAGCATTGATGAATGTCAGCAAATCCAAACGTGTCATATTAGGAATCTGCTTCTTAATCTTGTTGTAAACCTCTGGCGACAGCATCTTATCAACTGTACGCTGACCGTAGTTGGAGTTCATCTGGAAAATCAAAGATGTATCTTCTTTAATACTATTCCAGACTGCATCATCCTCAAAGTCAATCGTCTTAGGTGATAATCTCTCGATACCAGCTAACTTACAGGTTTCATTGATGATACCCACGTTATCGAGGCCAAGGGCATCCTGCTTCGTAAAATTAAGGGAATCAAGCTCCTTCATATTGATGCAGGAGACAGGATAGGGGTCATCTTTTAGATAACACAGACCAAATTCTGATTCAATGTCATGGTCAGAAACAACAACACCAGACGGATGAGAACCGATACTAACGATAGTGCCAATAACAATATCAACGTACTTGAACAACTCTGGATATTTCTTACGCCAGCTATCATCAATGGTAACAATCTTTTCTTCATCGACTGCTACTTCATGAACAGCTTTTGCAATCGTATCAACCTCATCGAGAGGCATATCCAATCCACGTCCAATATCACGAATTGCACCCTTTAATGCGATTGTGTTGAATGTAATAATTTCACAAGTCTTGACATTCGGAAGGTCTAGGTGGTCGTTCAACATCCAGAACTTCAATTTATCACGGTCTTTTGCCGAGTTATCCATATCAACGTCAGCCAAGCTGTACTTAGATTTATCCATGAATCGCCAGAAATAAAATCCATATTTCAATGGATTAACTTCGGTCACACCCAAAGCGTACAAAGCCAAGGAACTAGCGGCGCTTCCACGTGCAGGGCCTTGCCACATATCATGCGAATGTTCCCAACGCACAATATGGTCTTCGAGAAGAATAAAGTCGGTAGCGTTCAGAGCCTTAAATGTGTCAATCTCCTGCTCCAAACGCGAAGTTACTTCTTCTTTTGAAAAACCTTCTTTGATAATCGGGTCGATAGTTTCCGGTGCAAACAACTTCTCACGGAGGACTTTTTCACCATCCTCATAAATCTTTGCATACTTAAAACTTCTGTCAAGTTCAAAAGGTTCAATCATATCTGCCATAACATTTGTGTTATTGATTGCAGACATATATTCTTCTTCACTGAGGGCATCTTGTGTTCTATATGCCTCGACAAGCTCATCGTAGGTTTTCCATGTCAAATCCCAGCCGACTTCATCATCAAAGAAAACTCCCTTACCACGCTGTAGTGCGCTACGACCAAGTTCATGCTCTGCGTTTAAACAGTGCGTATCAGTACCAGCAATCAATCTAAGGCCAGTTTCCCTAGACAAACTTGCCAAGTATCTATTATACTCAAACTGCTTCTGCGTATTGTGGTGTTGAACTTCCAAGAAACATCTATCTTTGTGTCTTGTTAAGAATCTAAGATAAGACTCCTTCGCACTTTCAGTTCCCCTGCACAATGCAGATGCGACACAGGCAGTAGTAATAATAATGTTATTACTCGTGGAGAACAGTTCAGCGAACGTAATTCGAGGTGCATAGTAATAATGACCATCAACACGATTAAATGCCTTACCCTGCAAGACGTTAAGTTCCTTAACGCCCTCCCAGTTTCTAGCAATCAAAACGCAGTGGTAATTATCACGAATCTTTTCCTCGCCCTCATTTGGAATGCGCTCTGTAAGATATGCCTCCATTGCATGAATGTATTTCATGCCAGCGGCTTCAATGGCATCTTTCTTATGAACCCATTCAAAGATATTGCCGTGCTCTGAAAAAGCCATAGCAGTCATTCCACACGCTTTTGCTTTTTCTATGTACTGCTTATACGTAGTAACTGAGTCAATATTAGTGACCGCATTACTCAGCATAGTATGTAAGTGGTAGACTGTATAATTTGCCATTACATCACCTCATCAATACGGAGTATTATTGGCTGCGGCTTGTTCATAATCAAGAACTCTGTCACCAACAAGCAAGCCATTCTTACCAAAAATCGGAGTATTGTATCTAATCAAGCCTTTATCCCAAGAATACTGCTTGAATCTATCGTCACCATCACCATACAGGCGGCGAGTTACGCGGTCATATCTAAGACCAATTCTTTCACCATGAATACCAAGCGTTCTATCCTTAAAAACTGTGAACTGTCTGTCGTATCCCTGTGCCTTCAAATCATTATCCCAAACCTTTTCAAGTCCGTAGATTCTATCAGCCATATTAACAATGTTAGATGTACCAAGAATCTCATACTCGGAAAGAGGAATACCAGCCTGTTGCTTACGAGGATGGCAAACAAGATGAACTTCCAATCCATTCTGTTTTGTAAAATGAATCAGCTTATTCATAAAGTCAACCTGAATGCCAGTCACTTCTGTATCAGAAATACCACGGAAATTCAGACACAGCCAGTTATCAAGAACAAAAACTTTTGTGCCAAACCGCTTATAAACTTCCTTCATCTTATTAAAGACCATATCTGGGTTAGACAAAAGCAGATTGTCATAAACAAAGATTTTTTTTGCATAGTATTGCTTGATGGCTTGTGTTGCTTGCGGGGTAGGTTTATAGAACTGGAATCCATTAGCACCAGTATATTCAACAGAGTGCTGTCTACCAGCCGCCTGTGCCAAGACCCAGTTTAACATCTGGCTTGTTGTCGATTCAGCATTAAACCAGAACACTGTATTTCCCTTATCAATCGCTTCAAGCACAACGGTTTGAGAAATCATAGTGGTCTTGCCACAGTTTCCAGTAACAACAATATCGTTGCCACGCCGCATAATCCACTTGTGCGAAGGAACAGTGAAGCAGTATTTGAATCCATCTTTAGTTTCATACTTCTCTATTTTGGCCTTATTCTCTTCACTACTACACGACATACTAGCAGTAGTTCTAGTAGATACACTTACGTAATATTCGCAAGACTTTCTCGTGTACCACTTACCACAAGTGAAATACTTCTGACCAGAACGGTCATTTGCACGAATTGTTGCTCTATATCCACAAGACGTATACGCAAATTGCACAAAATCTGCGGTTGCTTTAACAGAAGTAGAAAATCTCATACGTCCGACATTATCAACACTGCCATCCCAGAACATGATATTGTCGCAGATGACCTTTAACTGTTTATGCGAACAATCGTACCAATAGTCAGTAAACTCCTTTTCTCTACGAGGAGCATAGAAATAGAAATCTGTATAACCATTTGCCGCAGATTCACGCTCAGTATACTCAATACCACATTCGCTAAAAATCTTACGAATCTCAATCTTCTTTCTATCCTTCTTTAGATGGAGTCTACACAAGTTAGTCTTGTTATGCGTAAAAGTGCCATCACAAATGACAGCACACATCAACTTAATCTCTGCATCACTCAAATCAATACCAACGCCGCCATAATTAAACGCTTTAATAAAACGTCCAGTAAAACCCTCTTTATTAGATTCGTGTCTACGCTTCACTTCTGCGAAAGGCAAAGACATAAGTTTTCCATCCTGATTTAGATAATAAACATTATGCTCTTCGCTCAAACACTGATTGATTCCGTACTTGGTCTTAAAATGCCACAGATAATCACACTTGTATTTATGGAACACAGAAGGAGTTACAAGCTCTGCTGTTCCGTCATCGTTATACTGTAGCACTTTATCGCCATTCTGGAAATCAGCGATTCGTTTCCACTTAGTACCATCAAAGAACTCTGTATCACAGTCAACACAACCTGAATAGGCAGTCCAGATATTCAATGTTCCGTCAATGAAACCGTAAATCTGTCTATCAAGCGAATTGATACCGCTCGGAATATATTCAGTCTGTTCAATATCAAATTCCTCAACGTCCATCAGGTCAATAACGCTTTCCATAGGAATTTCTTCGGCAGAGTTAATCAACGCAAGGATTCTTGCGCTACCACAAGCCAACAAAACATTGTTCGCATCGGTTTTACGAATATCTACATTCTCATTAAAGCTGTGATAGTAATTATAAACTGCTTCTTCGTCATCCTCCGTGGGTTTGACAATCTTGATACGATATTCGCCAAGACGAGGGATGGCTTTTTTCATGCCGCTTTCACCAGCATCATCATTGTCAAACCAAAGGATAATATCTTCAAACTGGTCTAAGAACTCGTAGTTAAAGTTAATCCAGTTATCATCATTCGCACCGGACGGGATACTTACAACATTCTTGAAACCAGCTTCGATACAAGCCATTGTATCGTTCATGCCCTCTGTCAACAAAAGCGGCTGTGTTACATCAATTTTGTTGATATTATAAAGAATGGGACAAGTATCAGCGTTTTTCTGATAGAAGTATTTCGGTTCGCCACTCTTAATTGCATGACTTGGGCGATACTTAACTGTAACAATACGTCCGGTTAAGTCCCTGAACTGATACGCAACATTCCCATGCGCATCAGAACCAAGACCAACATATCGACACGTCTCTTCGGAAATACCGCGCTTCGCCATGTATTCCAACGCAACACCGGAAATATTATCTTCAACTTTAGGGTATCTAAAGTTCTTGAAATAATCCTTCTGTTCAGTTGGCGCTGTAAAACTAAACAAAGATGGGTCGTATTTTACCTTTGTCTCATCTAACAAACGCTTAACTGCCTTCATGTAAGGTTCACCAAACTTGTACATATAATAGTCCAAGATACCGAATACCTTACCAGTGGAGAAGTCCTTAAAGTAATAGTCCTTTTTCATCCACATCATTGAAGGATTATTGTCGTTAGCATTGAAGATAGATTTTGCAGAGCCTTTCTCTGGATTCCACTCTTCAAGCGGATAACCTTCTGCGATAATCTCTGCTTGTCTATCACCAAGAACTCCTTTTGCTTCAATGATTTTATCCAGAAGTTCACTCATGCAAATCTTTCTCCTTAATTAGTTAATTGCCCGTAAGGACATTGATGACGAAAATCACAGAAATTGTTGCAATAGAAGTCGAACTTTCCATTGTTCTCTTGAGTGATAGGTTTAAACTCAAATTCGCCCTCTATCTCATCAACGGTTGATTCTATCCAGTTTAAGACTTCGTTTAGTCTATTCTCGTCGAAATCAACCCATGTCCATTTATTTAATCTAAACATAAAGAACGCCATCTTTTTCGGATATTCGCCATACATTTGCTTCATTGCCCAAGCATAAGAATACAACTGCTTCTCGTATTCGATGCGTTCCGCTTTGCTCTTCCAATTTCCTTTAGATTTATAATCAATAATCAGTAGGCCATCATCGTTTTCTGCAATAACGTCTATTTGACCTTGCAATCTAAATTTGTCTTTGAAAGGTAGTTCAAAATGTTTTTCAGCTTCTAAAATCTTAAAATCAAAACCTGTAAAATTACTTAGAAAATCATAGCCGTCTTTGTAATATTTATACCCCATATCCCTTGAGAAGTTCTTTTCCATCTGCAAAGTAAAAGTAGATGTTACATTCTCTGCATAATGCTTCTCATAATACGAAAGCATATCATATATATCAAGTTCGCCTTTTCCATACATCTCCAATATCTTGTGCATATATGACCCAAATTCGCTTGTGCCATGTGATTCTGGAATCATTTTCATATCATCGAAATAATGAAGATAGTAGTAATATTTGCAGTTAAAGAAACTTTTTAGTTTTGAAAAAGAGTAGGTGTTTACCTACACATTCTTATTCATACCCATGTCAATCATCCTATAATAAAAATGGGGCGGAGCGCAACCGCTCGCCCCATAAATCATACTTTAGTTATTAGAACGGCAGTTCGTCATTGTCCTCAGAGGGTGCATTTGCTACCATAGTTGCCTGAGTATCATTGGTAGTTGCAGTATTTGCATTGCCGCCATTCTTACCGCCACAGAAAGAAATGTTGCTTGCAACAATCTCGATTGCGGTACGGTTATTACCATCCTTATCGGTGTACTTCCGAGACTGCAAAGAACCTTCAAGAGCAATCATATCTCCCTGATGGAAATACTTACAGACAAAATCTGCGGTCTGCCGCCAAGCAACGACATTCAGGAAATCTGCCTGACGCTCATTGGTAGTCTTGTCAACATAATTGCGGTTAACTGCGACACTGAAGCTAGTCACGCTAGTGCCGTTATCAAGCTGACGCAGTTCCGGGTCACGAACCATACGACCCATAATAACAACATGATTCAGCATATTTCAAATTCTCCTTTAGATTAGAAAATAACATACGTTTCAAGATATTTCTTCAACTGACCAGCATTAGTAAACTTATGCTTTGCAAGCTCTTCCATCGCCTTCTGTGTTGCATCAGCCGAAGTGCTAAGTCTGTAGATATAATGGCTGTATTTTGTATTACCGTTTACAGCCTCCCACAGAATTATTTTTGCAATTTGTCTACCAGAAAGATAAGCACTTTTCATTATGCCAAACTCTCCAATTCTGCGAGAACAGCCTTTGCTACATCACCGTCTGTAATCGTATTGTAGTTCGCAACAGGCTTACCATTTACAATGTGATGCTTAGAAATAGCCTTTGCAATATCCATACGGTCAACGCCCTTTGTCTTGAGCGCTTCAATCAGACTTGCGATAGACTCAATGTCGGACGCAACCTCTGAGTCGGATGCTTTTCCATTTGCCGCAGGATTACCGACAGAAACCTCTGCTTTTACCGGATTATAATTGCCAGCGTAAGAGTTGTCATCCGCTCCATCGTTTGCCCAGTCGATAATCTTAGAACCGTGGCTTTCATCAAGGATAGTAGTTCCTTCGTTCTCGAAGATATGAGTATTATCCTTTTCGCACTTCGCCATGTGGCTATCGCGGTCAATCAAGAACGTAGTAGTGAAGTAATACTCAAAACCGTCACGCTGTTTTGCACCAACGCCCAACTTCTTGACAGTTACCTTGCCACGGTCATCCTTATCCAGCTCATATTGGTCTTTTCCGCGCATTGTGCTGATAATATGTATCGGAGAATATGCCATTGTGTCGATGAACTTATCGTGGCGAGGAGTAACCTTTGCCCATGCCTGATAGTTTCCACCAAACTGCTGTTGTAAATCAAGACAACCACCACGTCCTTCCCATTCAGCGGACGAACTATCAATCACAAGAATTGAATACTTCTGCTGAACAGCAAAGTTGATAAGGTCAATAAACAGCTCAGGATTGTAAGGGGGATTCAAGTCAACAATGTCGAACTTAAACTCCTTAGCATAATACCGACCACGAGGGCCTTCTGTATTCGCAAAAAGAATTTTACCGTTAGTTCCCTCAAGAACATCACGCTTCCGCATTTCGTCAATCATACCAGTTGCCAAACGCAATGCGGAATAACTCTTGCCGCATCCACTAGGCCCCATCAGCGCAATCTTAACAGCAATCTTCTCACGTACAGCTTCTTGTACATTAAAATTAAATGCCATGTAAATTACCTCTTATGTATATAGAATAAATCGAACAACTATATTATATCAAATTTTTTGAAATTTGTCAAGTGGTTTTTGAAAATAATTTTTCAGTTTTGTAGACTCGGCCTTGCCGCACATCTACCTGTCTTGCAATCTGCTTAGACCAAACACAAGCAAAATCATTAGGAGCAGTCTCTTCGCTTACAAGAACAGTACACCTTTTTGAAAGCTCTCTGACATACTCCCAAAACGCTTCATGGTCAAAATCACCAGTAGAATATCCAGTAGTTCCTTTATATGGTGGGTCTAAATACACGACCGAACCATTCGGGATTGATACATCTCGATAATCGCCACATAAGAACTCTGCATTCTTTAAACCGTTTAGGTCACGATAAATACTGTGACTTGCACCAGCACAAAAATCTTCGCCGCGTTTATTTCTTGCAAGACCGCCAAACCACTTACCGGAATAACTACACGCAAAACCAACATATCCGGTCAATCCGGGGTCTTCATCTTTGTGCGCTTTCACGTAATCGTATGTTGACTTCGTGATTTTATCCGGTAACTGCCTTCCGGCCTGAACATCTCGCCACATGGCGATTAGATATGGATGCGCGTCATTAAGAATTTTGCGATTCGCATTGACACGCGACTCAATAGAACAGCTCCCGCAAAACAAAGATATAAAATCACGATTTCCTATCACTGAATTGATATAATCCGAAATGTCTTTTGCGATTCTGCTCTTACCGCCTAAATATCTCATCTAAACACCTGTTATGTATAAGGGGTAATTACCCCTCGTTGTGTGCATACTTAGTCGCAACAAATGCGTCCTTGTCTGCAACAACCTTGTCGCGGTTCTCGGTCACGAGAACGATTGCGGCCTCCTGTGCCGCAATCTCATGCTCGCATTCAGCAATGGCGGCCTTCAGTGCCTTAATGTAGCGCTTGTGCTCTGCAATCTTAGCGTCCTTCTTGGCAATCTTGTACTTGAACTCTGCCAGCTTCTTACCGAAGTCCGCGTCAAAGGTATCCTCTGCGTGACACACAGCCATCACCTTGATACGCTTGCCAAACTCGTGACCCAGAGCGATAACGCGATTGTGATTCTCATAAACCTTCAGCTTCATAATTTTTTCTCCTTTAGTTCTTTTGTTTTTGTTTTATTGCCTTTCGACTGTCTATATTATAGCATAGAAACCGGCCAAAGTCAAGGGGTTTTGGAAAATTTCTTAAAGAAAAATCCGGGATGATTACTACCTAGTAGTAGTATACCATCCCGGACTCAAGAAGTCAAGAGGTTATTCTAAATTTTTTAACTCGGAATTTATAAAGTCTATCTTCTGTTCTATAAACAACAACTGTTGGTTGTAATAGTCAGACTGATACGCTTCACAAGACTGAAGCAAACCGTTCGTCTCGTCAAGTTCTGACTGAACCCCATTTAGTTCATCTAATAGGAACTGTCGATAATCAGATTTGCCCTATTCAGCAAAGTATTCAGAATATTCATAATAAAGCTCTGTAATTTCAATAGTAGCTTTATTTTTCTTCTGACCGTTTGCCTTTCGCTTTTTTACAGCACCCTCGCCGCAAGTATAAACATAGAACGCATCTTCCATATTTGTAGCTTTATCCATTGCGTGTCTAAGAATCAATGCACCAGCTCTAATGTTTGTCTCTGGGTTATACAAACCTTTCTTAGATGTTTTTAATCCATTATTTGAAAGAAAATTCAAAATATCTGACGTACATCCAACTTGCATTAGGCCAATATAGCTTGTGCCAACATCGCTCTTAAATCTTGACTCGTGATAGATAATAGCAACTAACGCAGAATACGGAACATCAAGCTCCTCGCTTACTTCTCTTGTATATACTTTTAGATTGTTATTCCACGATTCATATAATTCAAACTTGTCACTAAAATCTGCCGCTTTTGACGGAACTGCCACAGCGCAAATTATCGCAAATGTTGTAAGCAAAGCAATGATAGCTCCTAGCAGTTTCTTCATGCAACCATCTCCTATTCATAATAATAAAAATTGGGAACGAATCGTACTCACTCGTTCCCATCCACCAAATATCGCGCAGTCGTATTCTCTAGTCCCGACCCGGACTACCGCTTTCTCCCACGGTGGGGCGTGATACCCTTCCGAGTATCGTTTCTCAAGCCAGCTTGAGGATAAATGATGGGGTGGCGCGAACACCTGTCGTCGGCATCAAAACCACTAATCAGAGCACCGCAAAGTGTAATAGTGTACATCTATTACAACAGTTCGGTCTGCTCCTAAAGGCATCCCTTTACCAGTCCGCTTTAATTCTCACTTATTGGAGCGTCATATTGGAGTCGAACCAATCTAAAAGAGATTTGCAGTCTCTCGCCTATCCGTCTGGCACATGACGCATATTTGCAATTTAGGTTTTGCGAACCACACATCGAGCATATACTCCGTTAAATCCCCTTGTGGTACAATCACTCCGAGACGGTTTTGTAACACCGTATGCTCCATTTTGTTCATCTTTACGGTCATGGCGTGGTAGAAGGGATTTGAACCCCTGCACGGCCTACGCCGCCTACTTGCTTTCCAAGCAAGCCCCTTCGACCTCTTGGGTACTACCACATATTATGCCTTAGTTACTAAAGGCATAACGCGAGTATCGTTGCATCCAGCGGTTTCATACCTAGTGAATACACGATATTTTCTATCAGATTTCAGAGTATCTTTATAATACTTCAAAATCCTTAAACCGTATTTACTCTTAGACGTTTTATTATTAACTTGATAATTAGCCCAGTCAATAATCTCTTTTCCAGTAAACATAGTTCCGTTTTGATAGCTCAGAATATTTTTCATTTGTTACCTCACAATAATGGTGTTTCCAGAATGAATCGAACATTCGACCTCAATCTTATCAGGATTGCGCTCTAACCAACTGAGCTATGGAAACATAAATTGCTGTCTTTCCAGCAGTCATCGGTTTATCCGCAATGTGCTTGTTCCTTAACACAAACACGGCATACTGTCATATCACGCATTTACTATATTTTTTACGCATACCAGCTACAATAGTTGCAACTCGAAAACTACTTACCGCGTGGTGCGCCCGGTGGGACTTGAACCCACGATAGGAATAATCCACCCCGGATTAAAAGTCCGGTGCTATACCAACTTAGCTACGAGCGCAAATGAAAGCACGAATACCCGCCCACGTGCATGGTACTTGCTCTTCTGTCTTGTCAGTACCTCCCAAGTCCATTAACTCTATGGACACGATAGTTAAAAATACTTGCCTATACCTATTCTACCACGGCATAGGTGCGATTGGAGCCAGTGACAGGACTTGAACCTGCGAGAACCCTTTCGGCATCGGGATTACAAAACCCGCGTTCTACCAACTGAACTACACTGGCAAATCTAAAAGACACATTAAAAATTGAACAATAAAGCTACTCAAAATTTAACAAGAGTTTGCTGGATGTGTCTTTTCATATATAAAAATAAAGGAGGGTTATTTTCTTACCTTCATATCTAACATAGTAAGCCTATCTTCACGCCTAAAAGAAATTATATCATACCATCTTTCTAAGATGTATTTTAGCTGTCTAAGTTCACTCTCGTTGAACGGTTCACGTTCATCTCTTAGATATAAAGTAACAATTCCATTTTCTTCACCAATCTTTAGTCGGGAAATCTTGCTCATAATGTTATCATCAGCAACTTCACCCAACATTTGAAAGAAAACCATAGGATTATTATTATCAATCTACTGCATCGGATTCATTCCCCTTCTTTTTTAGATTTTTGGTGGCTGCGTATGGACTCGAACCATAAACCTCGTCCTTATAATGGAAAAATGTGTAGCTGTTACTATCTAAAATAGATAGGTTTTACGCGCTCTAGCCTATTGAGCTACACAGCCATAATGGTGAGTTTCAGGTCGCTCAACCGCAAATTAAGTTTTTGTTTTGTCCACAGCAGGACTGACAGGACTTGTTTAGCTTATAAACTGTCGTATGGTGCGAAATACAAGACTCGAACTTGCAACTTCTACCTTGTAAGGGTAGCACTCTCCCAGTTGAGTTAATCTCGCATAATAAATACAGGAGTTGGGGTCGAACCAACATCTTCGTCTTGGCTTTTAAGAAAAATAATTGCGGCTTATGTCTGCGTAGACACATTCTTATTTTGGCGATGTTTTACCATTGAAACCATCCTGTATTTTGGTGTGCATGGTGGGACTTGAACCCACAGAACACGGCTTCTTAGACCGTTCTCTATGCCAATTCGAGTACACGCACATATAAATGTCGGCTTACGCACTCTCATGAGTTAGCATCGTCACCGATAATCAGCACCACTGTTTACAGCAATCCCTTAAAGGCTAATCCTTTGTGCAACGTAATTTAAGACTCATTTCTCTGGTACGGCAGACAAGACTCGAACTCGCAACCTATCGGTTCGTAGCCGATTGTTCTATCCAGTTGAACTACTGCCGCATATAAATTGCTGTCTTTCCAGCAGTCATTTTAGCCTATCCAAGCGGCCCCGGATTCCTTGAGCGTCTATTGTGTCATCAGCAAAAAATGGTGGTCGAGGCCCGAATCGAACGGGCGACACGTAGATTTTCAGTCTACTGCTCTAACCAACTGAGCTACTCGACCATAAAGTACCCGGTGGCAGGATTGAACTGCCGCCTAGTGATTGAGAGTCACTCGTCTTAGCCAACTTGACTAACCGGGCATATTAGACACGACTATAAGTGGGACTCGAACCCACGTCTCCACATTTCGGTGTGGCGTTCTAACCATCTAAACTATATCCGCAATCATTGAGGCGAACAAAAAGTGTTGCTGTTCGTGTCTATCGAGTTCAGAAAAAGATGAAGAATAACTAAAAATTAGACGCAGAACGGAATCGAACCGTAAAAGATTGTTTTAAGCATTCTTTTTAAACCATTAAAATTTATGGATTGCTGTATGCGTCTGTGGTACGCCTAGTAGGAATTGAACCCACATAAAAACTTTAGAAGAGTTTTGTCCTATCCATTGAACGATAAGCGCATATAAGCGACCTTGCTCCCGCAAGAAATTCGTGCGCACGAACTTGGTTTTTAACTCATCAACATAGACTAGCTATTGATGTTTAACTTAACCAAACAAAGTCTAATTGGCGCGTCCATTCGGAGTCGAACCGAACCAAAATGTTTTGGAGACATTTATGCTACACGATACATCATGGACGTATATTTGAGGAACTTTCGTTCCTCTTGACACCCCTATTATACCAAATTTTTTGTCATTTGTCAAGGGGTTTTGAAAAATTTTTTTAAATTTTTGTCAGAACATCTGGATTAGCTGACTTAGCTTCATCCAGAGTGACATAGATATTGTCGCTGTTCTGATAGATGATGTTAGGTACGCTTAAAGTCTCATTGAGGTCACGGACGTGCGCCATAATTTTAGCTTTATTGTCACGGTCAATCTCAACCTTAATATAAATAACAATGCCTTTATAAATATAGGCTTCTTTGTTATACATATTTTTAGGTCTTACAGCGTACACAACATCACCGCAAGAAAACGGAATGTTAATGTTCATACTCACCAAAGAAGTTTATGCCATCCATCACTATCACGATAGAGGTCACATATTGCAGATTTATGCGTCTCATTGAACTGTTTTTCTGCGATTTTAAATGCTTCCTTTTCAGAAGGGGCATCAATGTCATAATGCTCATAACGCAAATTACATAATGTCCAACTTCCGTATGCGTACCTAAAATCAAAACTATATTTAGGCATTTTATTCTCCAACAAAAACCAGCTTATCAATATAGTCACGACATTCGCCGGTAAACTTAGGAATCTCGCGGTCAATAGACCAGCCATTACCATCTCGTACACAGCAAGAGCCACGCTTTAATTCAGTCGCAAGGTCGTTCCAGTTGATACCCTTTTCGGTCATCAACATATCCTGAATTTCAGACGTACTCTTACCATTCAGAACAGTATGCGAGAAGTTTGCCTGACCGACCGCCTGAATACTGTTTCGAGAAGCGTCAAGCTGTCTCCACAAGAAACAGTTACAAACTTCCTCTTTCGGGATATTAAAGGCGCGAGAATCGAAACACAAGCCCTTTTCTTTACACTTTGCCAACGTAGCAGAATAAGCGTCAATTTCAAACTTATTCACGCCAGAGGACAATGCCATCTTAGTGAGGGTTCTATTGGCATTGCGTTCAAAATATTTATTAAATGCCAACGTAGCCATTGATGCACTAAGGCTTACCAGCTTGTTTAGATTATAACCAAACCAAGCATCGGTTTCCAGCTTATCATAATCGACCAGACACAGCGTAATCTCGTCAGACTGTGTATAGCCGATAACACAGCCCTGAATGTTTTCACACAGATACTTCATTGTATCCTGCATTGTTGCAGTGAAAACTACGTCAAAAGGCTTCTTTAGACTCTTTGTAAAGGTATGCCCAGCACGAGAGTCAATTCGGATAATGACAGGCATACGCCGTGTCAGATAAACACGGTATGCACCCTCATAATAAGTTTTCATTCTATCATCAAGTGTCATCACGGTCAAATAAGCTCCTTCCTCTGTAATATGTTCCACCTTTATAGAATGGGTCAAACTTCAACCCATTAGGCAGTGCCATATACATAATACGGTAGTTCCCATCTTTTAGATGCTCCATCTGTGGCATATTGCCACTTCGCTTCAAGCGATTATACAGACGTTTAACATCGTTTCCAGTAACTTTGTTAATTACAGTAGCGATTGTCCTCGTCTTCGGACTCTCTGTGACTGGAACTAATTTGCGTTTATCAACGTATTTCAGTTCATAGACAAAAACCATCGTACAATCACCTACAGATATTAACTACCATTTCCTTGTTCTTGTCAAAATCACGATGTTCTTTACGCATACAATCCATTGTCAAGTAAACATCAGTCAGAAACTCATCTGCCGGGAAATACATCTGACAATCTTCAACACCGTTTGCAACAGCCCACTCATAAAGACGTTTAGGCGTCATCGGGATAGCAAGACGAGCTGTTTCTGAAAGTTCTTCGTAATCCATGTTCACCGTACCCCCTTGGAACACCTATATTCTATCATACTTTTTGCGATTTGTCAAGTGGTTTTGAGAAAAATTTTGGTGGGGCATCCCCGACTCGAACGGAGAAATTCACTTTAGGAGAGTGCTGTTTTATCCAGTTAGACTAATACCCCATATAAAAGCAGGGCATACGCCCTGCAAGAATCTAAAAGAGGACAATTACTGATTGTCACCGTCAACATGGACGTTTACGGTAGAACCGTTGTTGGATGCGGCCAGCTTACCGCCCAGAACACCAGACAACAGCATCATAGGATTGAAACCAGTAGCATCAGTAAAACCGTCGGTAATCTGCTTCATGGTCTTGGTAACGTCACCAGTCAGCTTTGCAGTGTTGCCCTCGCCATACATGGTGATATTGCCAATATTTGCCATAGGTGCGGCAACTGCGGCGGCAATCTCAGGCAACTTGTCGATATAAGCCTTGGCAACGGCCAGCTTCATGTCCATAGTTGCGGCATCGCCGTACTCACGCATAGCTTCTGCCTTTTTCAGAGTACCATCTGCCTCTGCCAGTGCCTTTGCACGGATAGCTTCTGCTTCTGCAACACCCTTTGCCTTAATACCAGCAGCTTCATTTTCTGCGGCAATACGCTTTGCCTCAGAGGTAATCTTTTCGGCTTCTGCCCTCTGCGTAGCTTCAACTTTCTCTGCTTCTGCCTTCTTCTGACGGTCGAACAACAAAGCCTCAGACTGACGCTGGACGGTATACAGATGTGCGTCTGCGGCCTGCTGGTCAGCGTAGCGCTTTGCTTCTGCGGTCTTTTTGACCTCTGCTTCCAGAGACTTTTCCTTGATGGAAACCTCGCGCTCCTTCAGTTCAATTTCCTTTTCCTGACGAGCAAGGTTTGCGTTTGCGGTTGCGATTTCCTGTGCCTTACGCTGTTCCTCAGCCTCAATTCCACGTGCGGCATCGGCACGAGCCTGTTCGACTTCCGCGACCTTCTTCAACTGTGCTTTCTTGATAGCCAGTTCGTTCTGCTTCTGAGCAATCTCAGCATCAGCTACGACCTGTGCTTCATTTGCGGCACGTGCGCTTTCTGCTTCTGCAATAGCAATTTCAGCCTTTGCCTGTGCCTGTGCTTTCTTAGCGTCCTTGGAAATCTGGACAGTATTCTCAATGCCCAGATTCTCAATCACACCGTTTCTATCCTTGAAGTTCTGGATGTTAAACGTAGTCAGCTTCAAACCGAGGTCTGCAAGGTTAGGAGCTACATTCTCCATAACCTTTTCGGCAAACTGCTTCTTGTCTCCCTGAATCAGTTCCTTCAGAGTAGTCTGAGAAATAATTTCGCGGATGTTACCTTCCAAAATAGGCTGAACAATCGTCTGGATGTCTGCGATAGAATATCCAAGAAACTTAGATGCGGCAACCGCCATGCGCTCCGGTTCGGTGTCAATGGCCATATTAGCAACCGCATCAACATTGATATTGATAGCGTCCTTAGTGGGAATCTCATCACGAGACGTGAAGTCTACCTGAATGTTCTCCAAAGACATATAATCAACACGCTGAATCAGCGGAATAACGAAACAAGCCTTGCCATGAACAGTCTTGCTACCAGACGGCCCAGTAATGACCATCGCCTTATTTGGAGGTGCTTTCTTATAACAAGACTTAAAAACAACAGCAATCAGTGCAATTACAGCAATAATTGCGACAACAGGAACAAATGCTAAAAGATTAACCATATTTTCTCCTTTAGATTAAAAATTAACGGTGGCGGTGTTGCCACCGTTTAGTCAAACATTAGGCATGAATCTGTGCGTAACGCTCACCATTCAAAACCTTCAACATAGCCTCATAAGCATTATAACCGATAGTTCCGAGAACATCACGGAAAGTGCTTGCGGCATTACCGCTAAATGCAGTAACATAGTCGTTATAGTTATTGTGGTAAGTAGAACCAGCCCAAGCATTTACGCACCAGAACACAACATGGGGGAGGGTATAACCATGGGCGGCATACATATTCTTCATAGAGTCGAAGTAGTTGTCACCCTGAATCAACGACTTGTTAAACTGCATATCTGAGATGATAACAAGTGCTTTGGGCAACTCATCATCGGTCAGATGATTGTCAGTAGCAGTCTTGAGAATCTTAGCAAAAGCAGCTTCAAGGTTAGTAGAACCCATCCAGTCAGCTTTTGCGGCCTTCTTCAGATTGCCGAGCATACTCTGTTCATCCAGAGTGATATAGCAAGGATTGGAACTAAAGGTCATAAACAGATTCTTATAAGGGCCGCTATTACGCTCTGCAAAATACATTGCAAGACCAAGCGCAGACTCAATAGGCTGACCACGCATAGAACCAGACGTATCTGCCATAACCATCACGTTATGGTTTCCGTCAATGTAGTTTGGCAATGCCTTCCACTGTGCTTCAACAACAGCATCTTCCTTATCTGCCAAACCACCGCAGTTGTAGTAACCGGAGCGATAAGAAACCATTCCACCGCCACCCATGTACTGATGTACAAGGTCATAAGGATACAGAGTGTTAGATTTAATAGTCTTTTCTCCGGCCTTAACAGCGTTGATATAGTCGGTAAATCCTTCGTGGTCGTGACGGGCGAATGCGCTACGATAGTTAGTCATAGCCTTAGAAGGGACAGCTTCGTAGTTAATATCAGTCCACTTGTTTGCAGACATATTAACCTCGGTCACGTTAATGTACTTACGCAGTTTAGCCAGAGTTTTCTGGTACTGCATATAAGACAGCCCCAGCTTACGAGCAGTCAAACGACCAAGTTCAACAGACTTCTTAGAAGAGGTGTTGACGGACTTCAGCCACTTAGCCATCAGAGAACAGGACTTGCCAGAATTGACATTCTTGATGTCCTCGGCAAACTGTTCACGAACCATCTGCCATACGTCATTCTCGACCTTAGTACCAACAAAGACGTAAATATCGTCCCAGCGACCATACTCAGGTAAGAACTTCAAATTCTTACGCATAGTAGAAGGGTGATATTCTGCAACCCAGCGAAGCATCTCACGCGCAACGTCACGTTCGCCCTGTCCACCTCTCACGTCACGGCAATAGAAAGCCAGCTTAATTGCCAGTTCAGGATTCTCATTCCATGCCGCAGAGAACGCATCACGAACATCATTGATTCGAGTGCGCATACCGCCAGCAGTAGAGAACAGGTCGAGCATCTTGCTACCAGTGGTATTGTAACACTTTGCTCCATTTGCGGTGGTGGTCATTCGTGCAGATTCACGAACTGCATTTGCAAAATTTGCCATAATTAGATACTCCTTTTATCCAAATAATTTATTGCTGATTGTATCTTTTGCAACCATCTTATCTTTTGTAGATGCGATTCCGGCCTTAATCATTTCGATTTCCCAAATATGATAAGCGCCTTCGTAACTTACCTTACCGCCCATATTGATGATTTTATTAGCAAAATCAGTTGCATCTTTTTTACTAACTCCAAAATTCATCAAAGCGGTCAAAAAACCGTTTTTCCTTATGGTTCTCGCACCTCCTTGAACACCAATATTTTACCATAAAAATGTAATTTTGTCAAGGGGTTTAGAGAATATTTTTACTTAAACTTCATAATCGGGTTTCCATCTCCATCGTGAACAACATAGCCATCAGGAACAACTTCGTACCCAAATTTTTCGATAATATACCCAGTGTCGGTCATAAGAGTAACATTCTGCTGATTCTGGCCCATAGCATACTTGAGTGGCTCAACTCCATCAATAGTGTTATTGCTACGCTTGTATACTTCCATAATGGGCATATTAACTTCACCATCAGTCGGAAGCGTATAAAACTTCACAGATGAAATGTTGTCGAGATACCATGTTTCAGTATACGCGACTCCGTTTGCTTTCTTTGCTTCATCAACTTTAACGACCATTCTTAATCCTCCTTTTATTCAAGATTTCTTGGAACACCTATATAATACCATACTTTCACAGAAAAGTCAAGGGGTTTTTGAATTTTTCTTCAATCTAAAGTATGATTCGTAGATAGCATTGGCTAACTGGTAAATTTTACCATAGGTAGTCCAACTAGCTAGATTTAACGTAACTACGTTACTTACGGAATTATAATTTACGTATGTATACATACTATACAAGTCAGAAATCATAATCTGCAACATACGGTTATCTACGTCAAACTCCAGTGTTATCTTATTATAATCTAAAGAATGCTTCGGATAAATGCCAGATGTAGAAAGAAGACCCAGCAATAGACTATACATATCACCAAAGTCTTCTTTATATCTGGCCTTATCATTTAAAACACTCTTGTCGATAGCTTCAAAATGATTAGGCAAATACATAATTCAATTACTGTTTAAACAAAGTAGCAAACATCTTAGATGCTTCACTACGAACATCGGTGTCAAGAAATACGCAAGCAAAATTAGGGCTACCCTTAAATTCGTCACACATCTTAACAAGCGGATTGCTAATAGTCTTATTGATTAGTGACTGCTTATAGTCACCAGAAAAGAAAATTCTTGAGTTCTGACCAAGCCGTGTGCCAACCAAACGCAACTGTGATTCCGTCAAATCCTCTGCTTCATCAACGACCATAATGGTGCTATCGTAAGTAGTTCCTTTTAGATAATAAGGAATCTGTACATCAAGTACACCGCGCTGCTTCAGACTCTGCAACTCGAACTCACCGCCTTTTAACTGTTGCTCCAAAGGCTTAAAGAAATCACCAACTTTTTGCTCAAACTCTCCGGGCAAGTAACCAACTGCGCTACCTTCGCCACGCGCTTCACGTACACCAAGAATCTTGGACTGATAGCCTTTCTCATTTACACCATACAATCCCATCTGCATAGACAAGAAGGACTTACCGGAACCATACGTTCCTAGAATTGCAACAATGTCAATATCCTTGTTGTTTAAAGCGTCAAGCGCACATCTCTGCAAACTGTTCTTACCCTTAATAATTCCAGACGGAGGTAGCTTTAATTCAACAAATTTTTTGCCATCAAAACGCATTTCTTTCGTTTTGCCAATCGACTTATCGTCAATTACAATATACTCATTGGCATACAACTTCGACATATCAATAACATCCATCTGCTCATTGATTTCGTCAGTTGTGCCGCTAATCTTAATATATCCCTCGTAAATATCTTCTTTAATGCTATTTAGCGTCTCTGTTTTTAGACAAAAGATGTTTTTCGCAATGTTATAGCAATTTACATCATCTGTAACAAAAACGACATCATCTGTTTCAGAATTTAACAGATATGCTTCTGTTGTAATAATTGCATCCGGCGTTACCTCAAGTCCTCTTGCGGCCAATTCCTTAACAATTCTGTCATAAGGGTAGTTACAAACGATATAATTGTTCCCATCCTGAAAAGCGTGTGCCACTTTCCTTGCGCGATACCTAGTTTCATCGTCTTTCTTGCCAGATGTCTTAATGCTCTCAATTTCCTCAAGCGTTTTATGAGAACATGCAAATTTCTCAATAAATGCACTTTCACGCAGACTTAGCAGAGCATTGGTATCATAGAAAGTTAATGCCATATTTCAACCTCTTTTATATGTATTTAACCGCCATTTGGCGGTTATTTCTTTAATGTGCGTTTACATCACAGTTATGCACTTGCATAACCTCGTTATATATTTCGTCGCCAAGACGTTCACGCATCTTATCTTTTCCGGTATTGCCCTTACCAAACGTATAGGGAATCATGTGGTAGTTGATAAGAACTGCAATATGCAGTTTATCTTTGTCCGTAATTTCTTTCGGATAGTTCAAGAACAAAGAATCATACGCACCAACATTCTGATGACTGTAATAATGTGCGTTTCCATCAGTTGTTCCATTCATTTTAGTAAATGTCTTAGTAGCCGGTTTACCAATATCATGGACAAGAGCAGCCCACTGAACATACATATTGTATTCCTCATTCACTGCGTAACGCCACGCCTCTTTCATGTGTGCGCCAAGCGTAAACTCGTGATGCGGATTTTCCTGATTGTAATTCAAAAGGCTGTCAACAAGGTCAAACGGCTCATACGGAGCTACCAACTTAACGCGCCGAACGGTAATTTCGTCCCATCCCTCGAAGTAGTACGGAATGTCAATTCCCTTACGCATACGCTCCATAGCAGACATGGGGACTTTCCGCTCTCGCTTCTGATTGCGCATAACGCAGACAGAATACGGAGTAGCCATAAAGACGCAATGCTTATGACACTTTACCTTCGCCATCTCGCGCAAGAATCCTTCGCGCCGTTTAGCATTGATATTCGTTGCATCATACACGACACTAAAACCGTCTTTCATTGCAGTGCGAATGCGATTATGCAGAGTGTTAAATACCAGATTATTGTCAGTCTGGTCATTTTCATCACCAAAAAGTTCCTTGCGAATCGCATCAGAACTAAAGATGAGATACCCCTTTCCCATATACTCATTCGCTACGGTAGACTTTCCGCTTGCCGGAAGTCCAACCAACATAACAAACTCCTGCATATTTATACCTCCTTAATTACAGTTGGCAGTATATCTAGCATCTTCACCAGCGCCAAGATAACGAGAAACAAAATTCGGTAACGATGCAAAATTTTCAGAGATGACGTTTGCGAAATCAATCACACCAGTCACACTTTCACGTCCATCCATGATATAATGAATTTTCTTATTATCGCACTGGTCAACAGCGTTGATAGCAAACGATAAGTTGAAGTCTCCTTCAACAAATTGTGTCACGCTCAGGTCGCGCATAATGCGACCAACAAATCTGTCAACATCAAACATGGCGTATCTAATGCTACCCTGCCATTCGTTGTGTACGTTTGTGTTATCAATAATTTTTGTGCTTAGATTATTTACATCAGTCTCGCCCGGAAGAATACCAGCACCATGTCGAGTTGTATACCAACGTGTAGCATAACAAATCTCAATGTCGAACTCGTCCATACTCTTTACATCGAAACCATCTAAAACATCAAAATCTGAACTAAGCCCGGTATATGTCGGAGTCGTATTCTCACCTTGCTCGTAGTATTTCTGCGAAATTGCAAGACCCTGCGCGTTTTCAAACACAAGTCGCTTATATTTTGCACTAAGCTCTGTCTTAGTAAACTTTTTTACCGTAACGTGTTTGATAAAGAAGGCCAAGTCGCTCAAAAAAGACAATACGTAATCTTTCTCAAAGTTACTAACGAACTGCTCCGGGATGTCACGGCCATCAAGAACCTCATGTAAACGTGCAGGAACATAATCCATACAAATAATATCCAACTTTTCTGCAATCGGAATCCAGTTATTCTCTTCGTTCGCTTTCTGGACTTCTTTTACAGTAATTGCGTATTTTGGCTTTTTGCTACGGATAATGGCTTCATAGACACCAAGACCACAAGAACCAAAGCGACCATCACCAAGCGCAGTTTCCCAACACTGGTTAATTAAAGCATCCCAAGGCGTAGCAACGAAACAGTTTTCATCGACATATACATTCGGAGTAAAACCAAGTTCACGCAGTTCATCCCACTCCGTAGAAAATACCATAGGATTTACCTGAAAAATTTCACTGATAATAGTATCAGCGCCGTTCATAGTTCCAGAACCGAAGTGATGAAAAATATGTCGCTTATCTCCTTTTACAACAGTATGACCCCGCTGTGCTCCTCCGTTTGTGAGCACAACAGCCATATCGCCGTTCTTACATTCACGAGTAAAGTAGTCAACAGTTCGACCTTTACCCTCGTCACCATACTGTGCGCCAATCACAATCTTAATGTCCATATAAACCCTCCCGTCAAGTATCTTTGACACCATTATTATATCATAGACGCTAGGAAAAGTCAAGGGGTTTTGCAAAATAAAAAGCGTGGATTTCTCCACGCTAAATCGTTAGATTTTAGAACTCGACCAAGCCATTGACTGCGGTAGCAGTGTTATTCCCAGTTGTTGCCAGTCCTTCGATAGCCTTACGGACAACGATTCCGGTAGAACCATCCCAGCTATCACAGATAGAGTCAATGTCCTTGCCAGCCAGTGCTTCCAAAATGGAAACAACAATTTCGGCAATCTTGTTGTAGTCAGACACATGGATTGCACGTTCACCCAGAAGTTCACCAAAGCTATCATCGACAAGGCTTGTATCGTGATAACGATAACGATTAGAATAGTAGTTGCCCTGCTCGATAATCAGATGGAAAACATCCCAATCACGACTAACTGCATTCAGCAGCTCTTCGGAACTAATGCTGTCCTCTTCGATAGTAGTTCCAAATACCTTCTGAATCTGCCTACGAGTGAGTTTATCGGGACACGGCTCGTCACCCATAGTAATCAAAATACCCTTCTTATGACGCTTTTCGATTGCATCCGCACTAACATAATTGGTTGCAAAATACCAAGGAAGTGTATAAGACTCCTGACTATTGCCACCACCCCTTCCTTCGTACCACACCTTCTGCAAAGCCTCTGCGATGCGAATGTCGCTCTCAAACTGACTTACCTGAAGCGGTGCGAGGTCATAGTCAGCATCACCAACAGCCATAAAGCAAACCTGCGGGTCGGTAATAGAACCACGATTATAAATCTCCTGCATCAGAGTATTAAGGTTCATAATAACAGAGCGCAGAACAGGCGACATAGAACCAGTGACATCCAGCGCAATGATAATAGGCGTACTATTCGGATTATCATGGCTGTCACGAGACTCGCGGACAGTAATATTTTTCGGATTCATGTCATCCGGCATAGCGGTTGACTGATATAGACTAGACGAGCCGCCACCAGAAACACTCGTCTTATTGCTGACATGACGAGTAGAATAACTGTCCCAGCTAGATGCGTCCCAATGCGAATATCCCATGTTAAAGTTCTCCTTTATAATTACAATTTAATTTTACCCATTTCTGGATTCATCTTAGTAAATGTGCGTTTTCCAAATGCCGCATCAAGCGACATTTCCCATCTCTTCATTTCTGTAGGCGGGTATTCACCAGACCCGGTTCTTAGCCACATCATAATCTGGTCTGGAACTGTTGCGTCTGAAATTTTTGAAGTGCATCCAAGCAACTTAATTCCGAGCATCTTGATACATTCCATATCAGTGCTTTTCTTAGATTTCTTGTTACGCTTTGCAGATGGCGGCATTACATCATAAACCTCACTGCTAACGCCAATCATCTTAGTGTCAACAGGACGTGTGTACCACCAACCACCATACAGCATAATTCCATGTCGCGCAATATCAACAAAGCAACTGTTAATATCAATTCCGTTATGAACGATATTATTGTAAGACAAGAAACATGCAAGATTAAGCAGACGTGAAATCATCCAAGCAGTATGCTTAATAGGAATCCTACCGTTAAAGTTACTCCACACCTCAGACAGAGGAACACAGCCGTATTCACGTTTGATAATAATTACGCGTTCATCGTTATTTTCAAAATTCTGAACAATATGCGGTAATGCGTAATCAATACTCTGCATCATATCTCTAGGACACGAGAATTTTGTTGAATTGATGTAATTGTCGTAATACTTTTTATGCTGTCTAGCAATTACGTATACAACGTGATTATTACACAAATACATCTTGCCAAGTTCAAAGTTATATTCTTTTAGATACGAAACAACGAGCGTTTTGCCGTTTGGTTTAAGCAACCGAACCTTGTTAGTTTCATCCCATTTACCTTTAGCGATAAGGTCTGTAGCTTTTTCATAAAGCATCACAATCTTTGACGTTACTTCTTGGTACGTCATTTCTCCATTGTGAAAGTCTGGATGAAACGCTTTCAGATATTCACGATACTCTGCTTTTAAGATTACAGGGTCGTTCGTGAATACATCATCAACAGACGATGCTTTTAGAACATCATCAACTGTCTTGCACTTCACTTTATCCCTCCGTTTCTATCATTATTATACACCTAAAGGCACAGTTTGTCAAGCGGTTTTATCAAAAAATATGCACAATTTTACGCCTCCGCTTTGTCACAATTTTGGTCAAAATCACGGTACAGAATATACTTTTTTACAACACCATTAGCAAATGAGATAGCATTAAACCAGCCGGGCGGATTCGGTTCATCTTTTACTGGCGGTTCAATATTTTTTACTTCATCAAAGAACTGTGCGCTATCAAGAACGCCACTCTTAACATTGCCAATAAAGCATCTCTCAGACAGGTCAGCAATATAAAATTCTGGGCGCGAATTTAACTGTACACTACTTTCATTCATGAGCTGGCCGTAAAGATTCTTTAAGCGCAACGCTTCGTACATCCGTTTTGACTGTCTTTCTTCCTCGCCATTAGCACAAGAGTTTCTGTCATAATCGTTTAGAATATTACGAATTGCCCCATATACAGCGTTCTGATAGTTCCACAAGTATCTATCATAAATCTCTTTTCTGACATTATAAAAATCTCGAAAAGAATCGTCCACAATGACGTAATCGGAAAATAGCGATTCGAGATTAACAAAACTACCCTTTGACAGCTGTTTTGCGAAATCACGAATATCCATCAACTTTACCAGACCATCATCAGAGGAATCAGACGAGAACTCCACTTGCGTCAACGTCTTTACATCTGGTTTACCACCGATTAAATCATCAAGTGATGGCATGGTAACAATAACACAGTCAATATCGGAATTACTATCGTCAAGACCATAATTCTGACTACCAAATAAACCAACAAATGCAACCTTGCACTTTCTATTTAGCTCGATATAGTCCTTTCTACTTTTCAATCTCGCCAAAATTCTATGATACTTACCCATTTAATCTCATCCTTTCTGCCTTTAACCACGCTTCTGGTGTCAATTTAGTATAGAACTCACCATAGGCATTACTATTAAAGAATTTCTCCTGACTTTCCAAGGATAGCGATTCAACGTATTCAAACATTGCATCCTCATCTTTGTATTCAAGTAAATCCTCTTCGACTGCATCACTATTATCGGCAAGTTCTCTATTTTCCACAGCAACAATAAACTTAAATGGACTATTTTCGAGGCAGTTCTTGCAAAGGAATAGTCTCGTTCCCCATCCATCAAATCGACTACCGTATTTCAGCGGTAAAATATCAATAGCGACTACATTAGTGTCTGCATTACATTTCATACATTTCTCGTTATTCATTTCTTAATACCGCCTTTATAATGTCTTAAATAATATGTGAAACGCTCAGTAAACTCTTCGTCGGTCAGTGTTTTATCAAGTACGGTCTTTGAAATATTGTAAGTTACTATCCTGTACTGACCATTAAAACTGAACTCTGTGATGTTACAATCTTTATCGACAAAATACAAAATTTTGCCACTATCAATAATATCAACAAGCTGTTCGTATGTATGATATGCCATTTAATAAATAATGCCGACTTATCTTCATATTAAAGACAGTATCGGCACTTCTCCTTATTTTAGATTACTCGTCATGCTTCATCATATACTTACGGCTGACGTTCTTAAAAGAACGCTGACCATCAAGGCTACGATAAACCCAGCCCTCACGCAAACCAGTGCCAACAATACACTCACCATCAGCATCCAACTTCAAAGTTTCCATATCGTCAGGCAAGATATAATGCTCGTCTGCGATAGGAACCCAATCAATGCCATTGGCATTGCAAATCTTCTTTGCCTCCAAGGAGTTGATACGTCCAATATCAGAACGAATCAGATTGTAACCAAAGAAACGCACCTCACCATACTTATGAGGATTACCCTGAAGATTAGGGCCAGCGGTTTCACCCTGCAATGCCGCATACTTTAGGTTATTATCCTTGATGTAACGCTTCAAGAACTCATCAATATGATACTTGTCGTTCATATCCCAGTACACATTAGATTCAGCGTTACCGCCCTTATTGTGCCAAGTGAACTGATTACGGTCAAGCTGACGTACATTACGAGAACATACATAATACTCCCAACGACCAAACGGTTTCTTTTCCATGATATAAGTAGAAGAAGTTCCATCAATCTTCTGGGTCTTAATCCAAGGCTCTTTGTCCTTCAGAATAAATGGCATATTCTCAACGCGCTCTTCATCCGACTTCTTTACGTATTCAAACTTAGTAGGGAACTTACGAGGATTAGTTACCTTCTTGCCAGTAAAGAAATTCTTGATACGCTCGAAGAAAGTCAGCTTCTTTTCAACCACATCCGACTTACGGGCGTTGTCCTCCTCGACAGAATAACGAACCTTCAAAATATCGGTAACATCATCACCGATATTTGCATCCTTTAATTCGTCAAATACACTCACAGGCATAATCAATCCCTGAGAGTATACCTTGCACATCTTAATACACTTAACCTTATAGTCACGCTTTGCCATAAAAGCGAACCGAGGGTCGTTTGCATTTACCTTAGAGTCAACCTCAAAATAAACACACTTATCTCCGGGCTTAAACTGGTCAGCCTTAGAAACAATGACTCCCCATCCCCCTACTCTAGCGTATTCTACCCTATCATACCCATCCAAAGGAGAGATGTCGTCAATCTTAGTAATATACGCTAAAGCTCTTTTACCATTGATAATCATATTATTTTA